ATGATAGTCGATCTCACTAATCAAATCGTAGCAGAAAAAGAGAAAAAAACTCTTAACAAACCTTTTCGCACGCCGGGTGGCCCAAAAAAGTTTTCCGTATACGTTAAGAACGAGAAGGGAAACGTTGTAAAGGTTAACTTCGGCGACCCAAATATGGAGATAAAGCGCGACGACCCTAATCGGCGCAAGAATTTTCGTGCTCGCCATAACTGCGACAACCCCGGGCCAAAAACAAAGGCTCGCTATTGGTCATGTAAAATGTGGAGTAAGAAAAGCGTTACTCAAATGACTAAGGGCTCATATCCGGGATATGATTGGGACGGTGAGACTATTTTTGACCTTGACGAACTGATTGAAGCTAATCCTGCTCTAGCCTTCGTTGAAGAGGAAATAACAGAAGGGGAAGGAGATTGTGGTTGTGGAGGATGCGGATGTAATGAGATTGAAGCTAATATTGACGCTTATTTGATCGCTAATGAGATTGAAGCCAAATCTACCCCAAAAGAGTTTATCTTTGATAGCCCCGGTGAAGCTATGAAAAAAGCCAAAGAGATGGGGTTTGATGATATCCACAGTCACGGAGAAGGAGACGACGCGGTCTTTATGCCCGGTCCTAGCCATGAAGCCTTGATGGAGAAATTAGAGTCTAAAGGGAGCCTATGGAGGAACATCCATAAAAAAAGAGAGAGAATTAAAAAAGGCTCTGGCGAAAAAATGAGAAAGAAGGGCGAAAAAGGAGCCCCTACATCTGAACAGATGGAAAAAGCTAAAAAGAAGAAAACTTATGCCTCTGAGTATGAAATGACTTTGGAAGAGTATGATGAAGTCATGGACTTGGAAGAGGTGCTAGCCGCAAGACCCGGCCGTAAATCTGGCGCTCAAACCCCAGCGAAACCTAGCGAAAGGAAGAAGGGCTCTTCTAAAAATAAACCGGGAAGCGCAGGAAGCAAGGGAGGTAGTATAACTTTTTCCGAGAGTATTATTAAGTCCTTGAAAGAAAAAGTTAAAAAACATAACGCTAAAAGCAAAAAGAAGGTTACTCTTGGTCAGCTTAAAAAGGTATATAGGAGAGGAGCAGGCGCGTTTTCTACTTCTCATCGCCCCGGTATGACTCGTGGAGGGTGGGCTATGGCTCGCGTTAATATGTTTTTAAAGATGAAACGGGGCGGTAAAGTCAAAGATTCTTATCGTAAAGCCGATGGGGACATATAATGTCAAATAAGGAACAACTCCAAGACATGATAGAGGTACTTACGTACCTTGACGTAAGGAATCTAAATGAAGAGTCTCAAGACGAAGCTACTTACATCGTTAACGATATCATAATATCTTTAGAAGAACTAATAGATTTGCTATAAAATACTTTATATGTATGAGTATAGCGCTCAAGTTTTGAGGGTTGTTGACGGTGACACCGTCGACGTCTTAATTGATTGCGGTTTCTCCACTTTTCGCAAAGAAAGGGTTCGTTTGTATGGAATCAATGCTCCTGAGTCCCGAACACGCGACAAAGAAGAGAAAATAAGAGGCTTGGCGGCCAAAGAACGCCTAGACGAATTGATCAACAATACCGAAGGTAGCATCGTAATCAAGACTGAGTTAGACAAAAAGGGTAAGTTCGGCCGGATATTAGGAGTGATTTGGGACAAATCTAAAAAGAAAAATTTTAATAACATGCTTGTTACAGAAGGTCATGCAGTAGAATACGACGGGGGTAAAAGATGAGTCCAGACACGCTTCCAAAAAGGGTTTTCTTTTGCCTGTTGGTAATTATTATTTTTATAGGCTTTATGACCTCCGGATGCCATTCTACTAAATGGGAATGGATGCCAAATAGTAACGAAAATCAGCCAAATAAACATAAGACCACTGGGCCTTCAGCTTTAAATCCGCCTACGCCGCAAGGAATAACTATTCTTAAAGGCAGTTTTTAATGAATTTGATTCATAATATTTGGTTTGGGCCAAATAAAGTAACGTACGATTGCTATTTTGAAAGCGTTAGAAAATTCTTGCCCGGCTGGTCTATAAGAGAATGGTCTGATTCGGACTTGCCAGAAATAAAAAGCATCGCCGAGAAAATAGATAAAAATTTACTTATATGTTTTGAAGAGTATGCAAAGTATCCAGTAATACTTTCTGACGTTTCGCGCCTTTGTATACTCCATGAATACGGAGGAATTTATAGTGACTATGATGCCGCTTTTAGGTCTTTTTTTGTTAGAGATTTAATTGAAAAAGATCCTAGTAAGCCTTTTTTTGTTGTTGAAAGATATATTTCCCTAGAACAACAAGAAGCTTCAGCTAACTTTAAAAATAGAAATGGGAAACCGGAAGATAAAAGAAGAATTTGCAATGGACTTATCTATAGTCCTAAAAATAGTTCTATCATTAAAAGCCCTGAAGAAGAAATTAAAAAAATTTCTGATAAATACAAAATTGATTTACAACCAGAAGACAGACGGAGAATTGTAAATAGTCTTATTTATACCCCTGAAGATAATTGCATCGTCCTAGATCTTTTAAAAGAAATTTCAACAAGGTTAAAAAGAAGAATAAAGATAGAAGAAGATTATGATGTCCTTTGGTTATCTGGGCCTGATGTTTTTAGCCATGTAATAAATCGGACTTCTCACAATTGCAATTTACTTGAAGAAAAAACTGAGCCTCACTTCGGGGGAGGCAATTCTACTATATGTGAGTTTTTCAGCGGACTTGGCGAAAACCATTGGAGAAAACAAATAAAAGCCCTAAATAAAAAGGAGCAAATAAATGTAGTATATATTGGCAACTTTAGCGGCCCTACAGGTTATGCTAATGCAATTAGGGGTTATTTTAAAATATTAAGTAATCACCCCAAGATATCAATAAAAACCATAAACGTAACAGGCGGCGATTATGGAGAAGAGCCATATAACTTAGAAAAATCCTTAGTTAGAGGCCTTAAATGCATCCCCGACAAGTATACTGTACTTTACCATATAGAGCCGGGAGAGGACAATATGGAATGGAGTAGTGGAAAATGTGGCTTTGATATATCACAAATAATTGCCAACGCGAGCAAAAAAATAGCTTTTGTAGCTTGGGAGCCTAAAGGGGCTCCTCCAATGTGGAAGGCTTTTTTCGATAAATATTTTGACGAATTAATAACCTTTTGCCGCTTGCAAAAAGATAACTTAAGTTCAGTTACAGATAAGCCTGTCCACTTAGTCCCTCATTCAATAAACTTAACAACGTCTACCGACACAATTAATTCGGATAAATTTAGAATATTGTCTATGTCGCAATGGTCAGATAGAAAAGGCTTTGATATACTTATACAGGCTTTTTTATGTGAATTCTTTGAAGAAGAAAATGTTGAGCTTACTATAAAGACCTTTGGGCAACAAAATCTACCCCGTGAAAAGTCACAAGCCCTAGAGTCTATAAAAAGATTTAAGCTTAATTGTATGCGTTACCGCCAACTACCGAAGTGCCAAATTAAATTATGGTGGGGAGGGATAACATCCAAACAAATAAACAGCTTGTACCAAAACATAGATTTGTATGCGACCACGACGAGAGGAGAAGGGTTCGGGCTTACAATAGCTGAAGCTCTAGCGAAGGGTATAAGGGTTGTCGTTCCCGACCAAGGAGGCCATTTAGATTATATACATGAAAATAATTATTTTATCAAAAGTAGGTGGGAGTCTTTAAGGTGTGCTGGATGGAGCCGCAATTATTCCTCTGAGATGAAATTGGTTGAACCAGATTTTGAAGATACTAGGAGACAGTTAAGAAAAGCTTACGAAGATTTTACAAATAAGAAGCAGGAATGGGCAAATAAACAAATAGCTAGTCAGAAATTTACAATGGATTATCTTTCGGAGGATAAGATAAAAAGTAGTCTAGAAAAAGCATTAGGCATATAATAATCATAAATGATTATTCCAACAGAAAAAAGAGATCTTCGGCCGCTAAAATTTATAGCATGGTTGAACTTTTTCACCTGCCTAATGATCCTTATCAACGTTTTATGTCTAATTGCGAATGATTTTTCGCCAAATAAACACATTACGCCTGAGCAGGAACGTAAACTAACCGAAGCCACAGCGGTGATGAAGGAAGTCGCAGAATTTATAAAAAAACATGACTAAAAAAGAGATAATAGCTTGGTGGGTATTGATATTCTCAATACTTGCGATGAACTGTTATTTAGCATCTCAATACCTAGTATGATTGAACTAGCCTTACAAGTTGCGTCAGGACTAATAATTTTTACAGTTTGTATGTTTGCGTGGAGTTTAACTAACAAAAGTGATAAATGACTTATAAAGAACTATTATTTAAGATGGCTCGCAGAGGGATGCTTACCCTCTCTAATGATAAAGACGGGCGAGGTTTGTTTTGGGCAGGAATGAACAACCTTGAAGCCCTTGAAAAAGAATTTAACTGGGATGACTTTGAAGGTGATTTACCCCCAAATAAAGAGTTTTATATAGATAAACAAGGCCGGAAGCAAGAGAAGCATAATGGGTACGAGTACAGCCAACCAATGTTCGCAGAAGCGAATGAAAAAAGGCCAAATAAACACTAATAATGACAATGAATCCTGAAGACGTTCAAGACAGAAGAACGGTGGTTTGGTTAGGCGAGATTCCGCCGGGTAAAGAAAATGAAATGAGATACCCGACGGAAGAAGAAGTGGAATTATCTCTTTACGTAATGGAGAATTTATCGGAGGAAGAATATGATAAGATGACAGAAGAAGAATATAATGAGTTTGAGAAGGAAGCGAAACATATAATAAGAAAAAGATTACAAAGTCAATCGTGAATGAAAAAATGCCAAATAAACACTTATATATAGTGGAGAATAAAGATATTACTTGGGAATACGACAAAGATTCTTTGCGCGAGAAGATTTTAGAAGTTTTAGACCAGATAAGAACAGAGAGGAGCCAAATAAATTTTGATTCCGAGGCCGCGAGACAAAGCATCGCTAGTGTAATAGTAGATGAATTGTGAATGAAAAAACGCCAAATAAACACATAGTTCCTGAATGGCCTTTGAATAGCGAGTGCGTAGATAGACCAATTATGAATGAAAAAATGTCAAATAAACACTATTTGCCCGAAACGCAAAGCTACACGTTTGATGATGAAAAGAATGATTGGTTAGAGGAACCTCATAATTTTTATTTTTTTGAGGGAGAGGATGCCAAGGTAATTTATCAGTATTATGATAAATTGGACGAGGCTAATTCATAAAAAAAATTTTTTTGAAATTAGAGCATCGTTTTTTATCCGATGCTAAATTTCTTATTTTTTTCCCTTTATAAAAATTATTTTTTCAAAAGTGATTTTTTTTCATTTTTAGGGGTTGACAAGGTTCCCCGCTTGCCGTATGCTTATCTTCGCCATGATTACTACATCAAAGCAAGCGACACTAAAACAATCCGACGATTTCCAATCGGTTTCGTTCGGAATCAAAGAATCGGGGTTGTCCCATATCTTTAATGTACTGCGAAATCAATTATATTCTGATAAGGTTTTAGCAGTTATCCGCGAGTATTCTACTAATGCGGTAGACGCTCATATTGAAGTGGGTAAAGCAGACACTCCTATTAAAGTGACTTTGCCAACTCAAATGACTCCTGAGTTCAAGGTGCGTGATTTTGGGCGCGGCTTAACAGAAACTCAAGTATCTGAGATTTACGCGATGTACGGTGAATCTACCAAGCGCGGCACAAACGAGCAAATCGGGCAACTCGGCCTCGGTTCAAAATCAGCGTTTGCATACGGTGATAATTTCGTAATCAACTCATTCGTTAAGGGAACTAAAACAACCTACAACGCTTTCATCGACCCATCTGATGTTGGGCAAATCTCCAAGATTCACTCGGAAAAGACTGACGAGAATGATGGTATTGAAATTGTCATTCCGGTAAAGTCTGATGATTATGATGAGTTTTATCGTAAAGCTACTAATCTATATAAGTATTTCAAAGTTATTCCAAATGTTCGCGGAGCAAACCAAGAGCAACTAAAGAATGATTTGAAACGCGATGAGATTGTGGTTGGCAAGGACAACTGGAATCTTGTAAAAGGTGATTCTTATGCGGTCATGGGCAACATTGCCTATCCATTATCTTCTGGTGCGTTAAACATAGGTTGGCAGGATGAAAAAACTGATTTGATTTCGTCAGGCGTTGTAATTGATTTTGCTATCGGTGATTTAGAAATTTCCGCTTCACGGGAAGCATTACAATATACTGACTCCACCAAAAAAGTCATTATTAACAAGCTCAACGAGATTATCAAAGAGTTGCCAAGTGTTTTGGGCGAGAAGTTTGAAGAATGCGATACTTTATGGGAGGTAAAGCACTTATATAATGAGGCTTTTCGACATGGAGGTTTTGGGCAAAAGATTCGTAAGATAGTCGAAACCAAGGGTATTTTATGGAATGGTATCAAGGTTACTAATGGCGAGTTCTCCAAGAGAAAATGGAAGGATGAGCTTATTGAGTTAAAGTATTTTAGTAAACCTAATGGTTATGGTACTCGCAGGAGAGTGAAGGGCGACGAAGCTCAAAACATCTATGTAAAGTCTAACACTTTAGTAATTATAGATGATATGCCTTCGCATCATGGTAGATTGAATCGTATCGCGCCTTTAGTGGAAAATTACGATAAGCGTGATGAAAACCACAAGGATACTCCCGTGTACGATAGCGTTTACTTGTTAAATTTCCGCAATAGTAAAGCCAAGCAGGAGTTTTACGATGAAACCAAGTTCGACTTTGCGACAAAGAAATTGTCAGAGTATCCCAAGGTTGTATTGCGTGATATATACCCAAGCAATTCAACTGTATCGGGCGGCACTACCACTAAAAACTCAAAACATAGCACCAAGGTTTTTTCTCTGGATAAAACTGCTAGTTATGGAAATTATCATACTTGTCGCAGCGATTACTTTCAGTCAAATGAGGTAGATTTAGATAATGGAGGTGTTTACGTTATCGTAGATAAATTTTATTGGGGTAAGCACGTTGAAGGTTCCAGTCATCCTCAAGCATTGCATAACAAAGTAAAAGCATTAGAAGATTGCGGTATCGACGTTCCTGAGATTTACGCTTTAAAGGGTACTGAAAAGAATGAGAATGCTATCGAAGCAAAAGATTCCAAGTGGGTATATTTCGAGGATTGGGCTACTGCTGCTTTTGCCAGTTACTTGAATGACAATAATCTCAAGCAGAGATTATATGACAGGGTATTCGCTAATTTCCATGAGAAAAAGTGCGATAGGAACGATATGTTCACCGAGGCATTTTTGGAAATGAATGAAAGGAATGACGATTTTCATTCTGGTTTGGTAGAATCTCCCGCGAAGGATTATCTCGATAATTATACCAAGATGATACGAAAAACCGATAGAGACTTGGATAAATTGGAAGCGGCATTTCGACTCGTTGGTGCTTCTAAATACGATGAAGAAAATTATCATAGGGGATATCTCAGAGACAATGATGAGGGTAAAGATAATATCATGCGTCCTAATACACGCTCTATATTAGATGATATTGAACCTACTTTTGATTTGTGTAAGGTGAATCTTGAACTGATGGAGAGATATCCAATGGTTAGGTTTATGGATGATTCTCATTTTGGTTGGAGAAATCACCGTGAAGCGATGGAAGCTACCTTGAACTATATAAGTATAGTTGAGGCAACATATAATCTTAAAAAAAAGATAGAAAAAACAAAACAGTCAAACGCTGATTTACTTGTAAAATTCTCAGAGAATACATTTTTGAAAGCTAACTAATAACAGGAAAGGAATACTATGTTACCGTATATATTAACTGATAACTCGCTGACCATTATAGTAGATGGCAAAGCACTAACGATGGAAGGTACAAATCCATCATTCAACGAGGCAACCAAACTTCTTTCAGAGGAACGATTTGATGAATTGCCTAACTTATTCGACATTCCAAAAGCGGTCGAAAAATTCGCAGATGGAAACATTTCGGTTTCCGATGGCGAGGTTCGCTATAAAGGTGAAGCGATTCACAATCACGTTGTAGGTCGAGTCCTCGATTTTATGCGTCAGGGATTGCCTTATAAGCCTCTGGTGAGGTTTTTGGATAAGCTGATGGAGAATCCATCACGCCGAGCAGTTAACGAGTTGTACGCATTCCTTGAACACAAGGCGATGCCGCTGACTCCCGATGGTAATTTTCTCGCCTATAAAGGCGTGAGAGACGATTATACTGATTGGCATTCTGGCAAATTCCGCAACCAAGTCGGTGATGAGCATGAAATGATTCGTAATAATGTCTGCGATGACGCTAACATTGGATGTTCTCATGGTTTTCATGCGGGTAGCTTGGAATACGCTAAAGGATACGGCAATGGAGGGCATTTAATGGTTGTTGAAATCGACCCCCGTGACGTTGTTAGCGTTCCGTTGGATTGCGACCAGCAAAAGTTACGCACCGCAAAGTACAAGGTGGTTTCGCATTTTGAAAAGAAGTTGGAAGAACCAATGTGTGATGATTACGGTGAGTATGTCGAATTAGATGATGAGGGTTCCGATGAGAATACGCATTGGGATAATGGCTTTGATGCTGGCTACGAGGCAGCAAAAAAGGATTTAGTGGATTCGCTTTCCACTAAAAAGTGATGTAGTAGTCATAACAATGATTCTGTCAGAGCATTTGGGTTTTTCGTGATTTAGTCCAATATAAGTCTCTGGCAGGATTTTTGACTGCTAAAAAACACTAACCGCAAAACATATTTTTTATTTTTATGATTACTACTACAAAAGTTGAGAGCTTCTTTGATTCAATCAAAGATAAGGATATAGAATCCTACAACGATTACTGGGGCGAATTGAAACCCCAATCAAACAACGCCGCTTTTCGCCGCTACTTGTTCGCCTTCATGTCGGTGCATACGAGTTGGAAGAACAACTGCAAGGGGTACAATGCAATCAAGCAATTTGGCAAGTGGACACTTGAAAAGACTAATCAACTAGAACTTTGGAATTATGATGCAGATGATTTATTTAAACGTATTAGAGATACCAGAGTGGGTATGCAGAATAACAGAACTAATTATATTGGCCTTTTTTCTGATACTTTTTGGAATGACCCTAGCGACTATATCAATCGCAATTCTGGCGAAGAATGGAGTGAGTGGCGTGATAGGCTTGCCAAGAAGATTCTTGGTTTGGGTAAGGCAAAAACTTCCTTCGCAATAGAGATGTTGTTCCCGCTTGAAGCCCAAGTAGTTTGCATGGACACTCACTTGTTCCAAGTATATGGGTTGAATCAAACGAAGGACGCGAAGCTATACGATGCGATTGAAGCGGATTGGCTTGACCGTAGCGAGCAGCGAGGTATCGCACCTTACATGGCGCGGTGCTTGTACTGGGACAAAAACCAGAAGCGTAAAAACTCACGTTATTGGAGCAACGTATTGGAGAAGTGATATTTATATTATTCTCAATCTTTTCAATTTATATAATTTATAGCGGAGAATATTTGTTAGGATTATTTATATGTGCGATTGTGAATTTATTGTTAAACAAAAATATTAAGTTATTTAAGTGAAATGTGTTTTCCAATCGGAGTAGGAATGAAGGAGTCAACAACAAAGGACTATAAAGTGATAAACGAAGAAATTTTTAATCCAATAGAAAAGAAGAAAGAAGTGCAGCACTATACTTGCACCGATATCATATCAGACATAAATCCCGATGCGGTTTTTGCTGATGGTTTTGATGCTGCGATTATAGGTTACGATGCAAACTGTATTGTAGTTTATGATTACGATAAGTGCATGAAAATTTTAATGGAACGTGACAGCATGACAGAGCATGAAGCGCATGAGTACATGGAGTTCAATGTTGTTAGCGCACACGTTGGAGATTTCACGCCGATATTTATACATAGGTTAGATGATTGACCTCAAGGATATAAAAGAGGCAGGAGCAGTTGATTGCAGCACCGATAATACTATTTGCTATACGACTTTTTGCGCTAAATGCGACAAGCAGATAACTTGGTTTATTGAAGATATACTCTGGCACGACTCTAAAGACTTTTGGATTTGTCAAAACTGTAATTAAAATGTTATCTTATACTAAAGCAGAATGTTACTCTTGTGGTGAGCCGATTGAAGGCAAGTGGGATTCCACAATTCAATTAGCTATTGAAATGGGAGAACTGAATGGTGAAGCAAAGAGTCGCTTTTTCTTCCACGACAAGTGCATCAAGTGTTCACCGAGTCGAGCGCAACATATAGTACACTCAGAGTTTCCTGCTGTTAAAGATGACAGAGAGCAGTATAACAAAATGTTTTGGGACAAGTACGAGAGAAGTAAGTACGAGAAACTATATACGAAAGCATGGGTTTCGTTACAAGAGAAGTATAATCCACAATGGGTAAAGTAAAAGAAAACTACTATAAGTATCAAAACCCAAACTCGCGGGATATAATCACATGGGTATTTTGCGAAGATTGCTACCGTGATGATGAGGTAAAGCGAGAGATTCCAAATTGTACGACAGAAGAAGTTGATATAGTAAAAGTATATTCTGATTTTGATGGCCCGATTATTAAATTTAATTGTCAAAGATGCAAAGATGCCAAGCGTCCTTGGAAGAACAAACAATCTCGCGTAGAGATTACATCAAACGAATTTCAAGCGCATCCGTTTTTAGACCCTGACTACGAACCATTTGAGTATGAAACAAATTTTCAAGAGCAACTAGATATAACGAAATTTGTTAAGGATAATGAGTAAAATTAAAATGAAGTATGGTAAGGCATCCAATAGGTTGAATGAATTAAAACCGCATTTACCGATAGCCAAAGAAAGATTTGATGCCTTAATCAATAGCATAGCGAGTCATCAAAACTGTTATACTTTAAAGATGGAGATAGGTTTAGTCAAAGACTTGGATAAATTGCAGGAGAAGTGGAGAGATAAAGCGATAAAAGAAAACCGAAAACCAGATTGAAGATTTAATTATGTCGAAGTATAGAGAACTACCAAAGTTGAAAAAAGGAGAGGGCAAATTGTATAGTGTTCGACTAAATTTAGGCGAAAACTATAAGAAGCCTTACGGTATGCAGAGAAAAATTTGGACTATGAGCTTCGATGAAAGGGGAGCATTTTGGACTCGACTTTTGAGAGCTAAAGACCGTACCGATGCCGTGAATAGAATGTTGATTTGGTATAGGAATAAAAAAAGTAAGGCTAAAAAATCGGGGAGTGGATTGTTTGTTAAATTACCACAATATGCCGATGCTGCACTAGAGATAAAAGATGATTTTAATGAAGTTATATTTTACCGCACAATGCAGCCTAGAGTATTAAAAAACCGAATGTTGACCCCTGACAAACTAGATGAAATCATAAAATTGTCGAAAGGTACTTTTAAGAAAACGACTGATTATAGTAAGCAGGGTTGCTTTACTCAAACTAAAGAATATAGTAATAAAAAAAATAGGGAAAGGATGATAAAAATTCCTGACGTTCCCTACGTTTACCAGCATCATTCAACTAATAGATATCATGCTAAAATCCAGATAAGAAGTAAAAAGACAGATGGGGGTTATATGAAATATCTTGGATGCGAGAAGGATGAAAAAGGTCAGTACAAAAAAGTATTTTGGGAAGGTAAGAGGGGAGAACAAGTTCAAACGAGTAGACGCACTCTCGTTCCTTTAAAGGCGACAAACATAAAAGATGCAGTAAAAGAAGCAGTTGCATTAAGGGCAAAGTACGAAAAAGGGCAAGCGGGTACATCAAGATATTTTAAAAAGAAAAAGTAATTATGTATATTACATTATCATTAACACCAGACCAGAATGGCTACCAAGGCCAAGTAGCATTAAACACCGAAAGAATCAATGGATTCCGAGAAAACTGTTATCACGACATAGGCGGCAACGTCGAAAAAGATTTAGCAGGATATCCTCAGACATATACCGAGGTTATGATGAAGGGTGCTACGGTATCAGTAACAGAACCGATTCCAGCTATATTAGATAAAATCCGCGAGGCTAAATTAAACCCATGAGAATCATAAAATTATTTTTTTCGTTTTCGGCGTTGATGCTAGTGGGATGCAAAAGCGACAAAGCAATCCAGTATAAAACAATATCTTTTGCGGATACAAATGGCGTGACAACTGTTTACTACCCCATTACAATGGAGCGGGATATAGTTCCCGATGACGGTAAAGCTAAACTAATGTTGATAAAACCATGACAGGAAAATTAAAAGTATTATCACTATCTAAAGAGATAGAAGGAGTAAAGGAAAAGAAAAATTATGTAGATGCAAACATACATTTTAGAGACTTGCATCACCACACGATGATTTTGAAGAATAAGAAAGAATATATTTTAGAGATTACAGCAATTTCTATTGAGGCAAACTCGCTTTTGATTGAAGGTGATATATGGATAAACGGCGAAGAAGAATTGCGAGCAGGAACTATATTTGAGTTTAGATTCACTCCGACTACCAAATGATAGATGAAGTAGATAAACATATAAATGCCCAAATCAAAGCGCATAAAACTAACAGACATAAGAATAGCGATAGCAAAGGAATGTATTATATACGAAGATTACTCAAAGGAAACTATAACGAGAATCACCAAAGCGTATTTGGCTCAAATCAAAAAGGACTTCAAGGATATAGAACATTGGAGATACAAAAAGGTTCCGACAGTATCAGTCAATGCGACTAAAGTACAATTTGAGATAGAAAAGTTAAAAAAAGAATGGCACATTTAATAACACTAACTGACGCTGATACAAGGGAAGATATACTATTTAATTTAGATACAGTAGTTTCCATTGAGCGAGGGGCGAGAAATTTATCAGTAATTACTACTAGATGGGGAAGAACTAATGTAGTGGAATCATTAGACTACATTAAAAATGAGTCTCAAAAGGGTAATGACGTTGACTTCGCTCCCGATTTAGGGTAGCATAACTTACGTTATGAATATCTTCGCTACTGACAAAAATCCGATAATCGCCGCTAGAAATCTATGCGATAAGCATATCAACAAGATGATTGTTGAGTCAGCACAAATGCTGGCAAACGGTTTCTCACTTGAACGATTGGCTCAAGATGACGTTCCACGCAATCAAAAAGGCGAGCCAAGGACGCATGGTTATTCAAAACATCCTTGCACACTATGGACATACGAAACTACCGATAACATGGAGTGGTTATGTTCTCATGCTTTAGAAATGGGCAATGAGCGTACATATCGTTGGCCTAACAGGGCGCGGCACTTCTCGCTTAATTTCATTGCATGGTGCTACGAGAACGTCAAGGACTCCCTCGCGCCGATTGGAGAGCAGACAGACTTCGCTATTGCAATCTCCGAGAACATGACTTGCCGACAGGTTGATGGATTTGACAATCTTTCATCAGTAGACAAGTATAGGGCATATTACAAGCACGATAAACCTTTTGTAGAATGGACGAAACGACAAAAACCATCTTGGTTCTAGTGGAAACTTTAATTATTGCAATAACAGCAGGATACTTTTTTGTAAAATGGATAAAAGAATGGGAATAAAGGAATGAAAAGAAAAATTCAACAATCAAAACGTAAAAGAACTAATAGGGCATTAGCCAGACAAAAACAATTTATATTCAAAATGCAAGTGAAAGCGAGTAAATTTAAATGGGACTAATTGTGAATAGAAAAACAGGAATACCAAGAGTACAATGGGAAAAGAATGGATTAGTTCAAAGGAATCCAACTATAAATCCCGATGACATATTCGACAAAACATCAACTGACCAATTTCCGCAGGGAGCGTCAGTCAGAATGACAAGCCAAAAGAACGGTCATGCGACTGTTTACTTTAAATCGCCGCTCAAAGAAAAAACTTGGGGCAACAATCAAAAGTATTGGTATTGTGATTCAACGCTGAAAGTAACATTACCAATGATTTCAGCATGGCCTAAAGGCAATCCACGCACACGCACTTTTTCCTATACTGGAGAGTTGCCAAGCGAATTTACTCTTGATGAGATGAATGCCGTACTAAAGTATGTCAGGGAGCAAATTCAAGACATGACAGGAAACACTCATATTATTATCAAAGACGACAGACAAAAACTGTTTCCAGAATTAGCTAATTAGAGATTTATTTCGAGTAATGAAACAGGAATACCGACATACTAAACCAACAAGAGGAAAAGACCCTTCTTTTGAAAAGGAATGGGAAATTGATTCTTTTGAAGATTATCAAAAGTCAGTTACTAATGACTTCACCGACTATCTTCAACATTGTAAGATAAACTATTTAAGCACTCACAATGATGGATATACGAGGGAATTTTATCGTGGAGAGCTTTTGCGGCTCAAATCAATATTAAACAAATCACTTTCAGAAACAGAAGATATATTAAATGGCCAAGGGGGATAAGCATGATAATATAAGAGTTTGTGGTTTTTCGGTATCAATATACGAAAAGCGCAAGCATTACGAAGCTCAATTTATATACAAAAACCCGAATGATATGGATAGCAGAATGGAAAAGACCATAGATTATTTAGGTCAGGAAGGCTTTTTCAAACCTAACAAACGAATAAAGGCTACCGCAATTCGCGTTGCAAATGGCTATCTTTCAGACAACCCCGACGATGAGTAGAAAAGAAATTATAGAAAAAATTAAAAAAGATACTGGATGCGACGATGTTCAAGCTAATCGTATTTTTGAAAGGGCGATGGATGATGGGATAGTAAAAGCTCAGTTAAATTGGAACTTTATTATAACTTTGATAATATATTTGATGGTATTAGGAACTGGAGCGTGGGCTTTATGGAGACATCTATGATAAAAAACATATTTCTGATTTCATATTTTTTATTTTTATGTGGTTGCACTACTGCAAAGTACGAGAACCCTGACAATTATGTCTATTACGTTATAGATATAAATGGGACAGAACCCGATGCAGAGTTCAATGACAGAGGCGATGCTCAGGACTACGTTGAAAAGTTCAAGGAATTTCATACCTATCGAATACTAAAAGCGCAACATTTCGCAAATGAAAATTAGAAAGGCAGTAGGGTATATAGTACAAGAGCAACGGGAGCTAGAAGTAGATTTTATACTTGATAAAACCCAAGTTTCAGAAATCGTTAATTCTTTTTTTGATAAAATGGAGTATAACGAGATAAAGAAATGGATTTTTGATAACGTACCAGAACCTAATGTGGTTTTAGTTGACAAAAATGAAAACGGGGAGCAGCCTCCCTTCGTTTATGAAAAATGATTGGCCTCGCCGCTATAAAGCAGCTTATACAAAACTATATTCAGAGTTACCACTTTGGAAAAGACAGTTAATAGACGAGAAACATGACAGGCAATGTACTGAATTAGCAAAAGAAGTAATTAGATATGCCGAAAAAGAAAACGAAGAAGATGAAGATTGAGGATATTCGCCGCTATATAGAGTTGAATATCAAAGGAGTTAATGATGTAACAGCTTCGCGTATATACGAAGTAATGACAGGATTTAATGCGTCAACTAAAGATGGCGATGGAAAAATTAGGATAATCACATAAAAAATTAGAATTTCATAAATCACAAACTAATATATTAACAGTATGGCAGAAGATACCAATACTCAAGAAGGAGCGGGGCAGACACAACAGTTGCCGCCGCTATTTAACGCTACCTTGGCAAAGTTGTCAGCCGACAGAGAAGAAGCATTGGCAGTTTTAGAAATGCTATTTAATCGCTCAGTCGGATTGGGCGACCATACTAATGTAGTCGAGGAAATCACCAAATGGTCTGGTAAGCTCGCTGATGCGACAGGGACTATCCAAGTCCTGTCTCAGACATTTGGACAGCAGGGACAGCAAGCTACGGGGCAAGACGGCCCACAAGTAGTTGGCGACCCTAATGTAACAACCGAGGGTTAATACAATATACCCCGTTCATCAATCAAATTCCCTCTTTTCCTAACCGAAAAGGGGGAGTTTTTTTCGGATTTTAAGCCAACTTAATTTAATTTACCTACATATTTTATATGTTTTACAGTATTTTTAAGTGGCTTTTATTTTGTATATATAAAAAGAGATAAGAAAATGTAGTGTTTATACATAGATTATGAGGAACTAATGTGGAGATTATAGTAGGATTATTATTAGGAATCTATTGGATATGGAAGGATGAAAGACATAGCCATTATGAAAAGGACGATTGGAGTAAGATAAGTAAAGATATAATAAATAAGCTAAAATAACAATATCATAGTTTAGAGTAGATAAAGAACAGTATTGAATGGGTACTGTTCTTTTTTTATTTTTAAAAATAAGAACTAATAATAAAATTTGTTTATTATTAACCCCTTTTCCCTCCTACCTCCCTTTTACCCCTATATAATATAAAACCCAAACTAAAACCAAAACCAGTTTAAGTTCAAGTTCCAAACCAGTTCAAACCAGTTCAGTATAATGCTAAATAACTAGATAGCGGCGAGATAAAATATAAATTTATGAATTGTGAATGGGATTTTTGCAAATACCAGTCTAATTGTGAATGCGATTTTCCGAAATACTGTAATTGTGAATTATATTTGGCTAAATATAGTAGTTAATTGTGAATCAAAAAATATCAAATATGGAGCGGCCAAAAAACTCAGATTTTTCACTTATTAAAATCTCAAATTATTAAAATCTCATAACTTTTAGAAATGCTAAATAATGATTCTTTTGCGATTCATAAAAAATTTTTTTTCGATTTTAGCAAATTTTGTATTTTTTTAGCTTGCATTGGAAGCCCGAAAAATTTATGATATTACCTGACCTATGAAGTCAAAAGGAAGTAATCAATACATTGGAGTTCGTCTTGGGGATATGAGAAAGTTCCTTACAGACGATGCTGTTATTCATGTAAGTAAGAAGTGGTTAGCAGGATATGATATCATTGCCAGTAATGCAGAGGAAGCTAAAAGTATCAGTCTTAATGTAACTGACAATACTCAAAAAACTGAGATTAAACCGGAGCCAAAGGTAGAAGTAACTCAACCTACTCTGGAACCAAATCCTCCAGTTGAGCTAAATGTCAACGATGGAGATTGGTAAAATAAAAAAATATGATTTTCGGGGTTGACTTACGACCCCGAATCTTCTATTATCTACTCAGTTATGACTACTACATCTAACACATTGTTTCCATCGGTTATCGGACAGTATCCCGCCAAGCGTAAGTTTGAGTTTTATATCAGAGCGTTTGAAAGGACAGGGATTGTCCCTAACATCATGCTTACCGCGCCCAAGGGCGCGGGTAAAACGATGCTCGCAAGGGCATTTGCGCGGAATCTTGTCATGCCTAACACGATGCAACCCAAGCGTTACATCGAGTTGAATTGCGCTACGATTAAAAATCTCAGACAATTTGTTGAGCAGATTATGGTTCCCTATATGCAGAATGAAGATGCTACATTTTTATTCGATGAGTGTCATATGTTACCCAAGGATGTAACAATGGCATTGCTTACTATCACCAATCCTAATAAACATAACTCTAATACTTTTAGTTATGAAGGCGCGGATATTGAGATTGATTTTAAAAAACTCACATTTTTGTTCGCCACTACTGAACCACAAGAAGTATTCCATGCTTTGATTGACAGGATGGAGAGGATTGATTTGGATGATTATTCTTATGACGAATTAGGTCAGATACTTCTACTTAATACTGAGAAGATTAAATTCTCTGGTGATATCGTATCAAAACATATTGCTCCTGCTTTACGGGGTAATGGTCGTGCTGCTCAAAAGATGGCAACTAATATCAAATCTTATGTAGCGGCGAATAATACTAAAACTTTTAAATTATCTGATTGGCAGGAATTATGTCAGATTTTAGATATCATGCCGCACGGTTTGAACAAGACCGAACTCCGTTACCTGAGAACCTTACATCGTGAGGGTACGGTGCGTCTATATAATTTGGCCGCCAAATTACAAATGACTAGAGCAGCAATTCAATCTGATGCCGAGATATACTTGCAAAAATTAAATTTTATTGAGGTATCTACTCATGGTAGACAGTTATCAGTTGCCGCCAAAGAAATGTTTGAAAAAAATCCACAATTATTGGAAAAAGGTAATCCGAGTTAATACTATAATGATTGTATGAGAAATACAACATATCGTGTTAATGTAACTCAAGAGGGCAATTCTCTCACCGTGGATTCAGTAGAGAAGTTGCGTAAGTTTAATCAGCATCGCAGCGAGTGGCAGTCGGTAGCAAAGTCTACCTTTACCGCTTCAAATAAAGATGCTAGTACGTTGAAGTTTTCCAAGAAGCGGAAGCGTAAGTAGAATCCCCCCTCAGTAGTAGTCCTCATAACACTACTTCCCCCACTCGAAAGAGTGGGGGATTTTTTTTGCCTGCGAATATAAAATTGCCAAATAATAATTGCGAAATAATAAATAGTAAATAAATAAAATACAAATAAGTGATTGCGAAATAATGAACCCGAAATAAATAAATAACAAATAAAGGTATAAGTATAGGGTATAGATAGATATAGTGATATTAAAACATTAAAAAAGTAAAATTTAAAAATTAAGAAAAAAAAGTGCGTAACCCATTGACTATCAACGACTTACGACGCGGAGCATGGGCGCGCGACCCCTAAGTCACTGATTATCAACGACTTAGGTACCTTTTTTAATCACAAAAAAAATCGCTTGTCAAGTAAAATAAAAATTTTATTTTTATGTTTTTTGGGGTTGACGGGGAACCTTTTTTAGCATAGGATTAGCGGCGTTATGGAAAGGTATATTGACAAACTACAGTACACGGAGGCATACGGCGAGCAGGGCCACACTTACACTTTCACCGGCCCGTGCAGGGTTACGGGGGAGGAGTATAGCGTCACAGTTAAAGGGCCGGAACTTTTTCGGATGCGTCAAACCAATAGTATAATGGCTTTAAAGTCATTAGATAGCGGCGACAGGGAGTTTCTAATTTCTGGAACCAGTCCGAAAGGATGGGACAAACTTTTTGGTTGACCTGAACCATTAAACAAAGTATTATTTTTTTCAGTTATGGGACTACTTAAATTCACATTTGAAAACGCCAAGCTCAAGGGCATTTGGCACTACTCGTTACCAAGCGGCCACACCTGCCCCGGCGCGAAAAGTTGTTTGACTTTTGCACACAGGGAGACAGGCAAAATCACCGACAAACAAACGCCGGTTGATGGCCAAGCGTTTCGCTGTTATGCTGCGATGGACGAAGCCAGACGGCCCAATGTACGCAAGACACGTTGGGATAATTTTGATTTGTTAAAGGGTAAGACCATTAGCCAGATTGTTGATTTGATAGTCAACAGTATAAAAGAAACTGGATTGAGGCGGGGAGGCACGTTGCGTGTCCACATTGGCGGCGATTACTTTTCACAGCTTTATTTCAACGCATGGATGAAAGTGGCGAGTTTCTTTCCGAATATCGTTTTTTATTCCTATACTAAAAGCATCAAGTTTTTACTGGACTATGTTAAGAAAAACGGCGGCTTGCCAAAGAATTTTGTTTTTACCTGCTCGCGTGGTGGAAAGTATGACAATTTAATTCCCTCGACAATGGTTAAAAGCGCAAAGGTGTTTTTCTCCACAGATGAGGCAAAGGCTCTCGGCTTGGACGTTGACCACACCGACGACTTGGCTATCTCTGGTTCGGATGATTTCGCTTTGGTGATTCATGGCAGTCAGCCAGCAGGGAGCGAAGCGAGCAAAGCCCTTTCCGCGAATAAGAAAAAAGGCTTTACAGGATACAATGCAAAAGCTACGATTTGACCTGTGGAGGGAATGATTTTTGTCGTGGGGATCGCTTTGGGTCTTTGGCTAATTTATCAACAGGAGAGAGAATGATAGAATACGTTATACAGAGAGACGGAGAGAAAAAGATAGCAGTCGGAATTCGTGGTGATGATAAAAATGAAATTATTAACCACTACTGGGGATTCTGGAATTGGAAAGCAACATCGGGTGACGATTTAATTTGGTCGAATGAAGATGTAAAACCTTATTTGGGATATTTTTGGACTACCCAAAAAAAATTGCAGGATTCATTAGTCGAAATGTCAGCTAATGCAATAAAGCAAGAAGGGAACTTGTCATTATATAAAGGAACCAAGGGCGGCATAATGCCCTTCGCCAGAGAGTATGCACAGTTAAGATTAGCAGAGTTCAAACCAATGACCTTTTTGGTTACGCAGAATAAATATGATTTTTTTAACCTTGGAAAGATAACAGCAGAAAATTTAACAGATTACGATGCAACGAGATAATAATAACGATACACACCAAACCGAAGAACCTTTTGGAGTTTCTAAAAAGAGCCTAGAGGGAATGATACCAGCAATAAGCAAAGGCTTTTTAACTTTTTGCAAAAGAAAAGTAAATGTCTTAGGTAAGAAATGTGACCGGAGGCATATGTTACCAAATAGTGAGCGTTTATATAATCAGAATTTTGCCAACCCAAATAAGTCTGATTAAATAATAATCAAATAATAACGGCGAGGGGTAGCCAAGTGGTAAGGCGGGACTCTGCAAAAGTCTTATTCGTCGGTTCGATTCCGACCCTCGCGTCCATTTTTTAAATCTGAGTTTTTTCAAGTCGTAAGTCATTGAATACCAAGCACTTACGACCGCGCGCCTACCCCGGCGCCCCCTAAGTCATTGATAGTCAGTCACTTAGGCCTCTTTTTTTGTCAAGTTTTTTCGATAAAAAAAACCCCCACCCTTTCGGGCGGGGGTTGCAGGTGTTCCCCTTACAGAGCCACGACCTCGGCGGCCTTCTCCTTCTCAGGAGTCGGCAGCGTCAGCTTGGCGAAGTGGTTCGCGTCCTGTCTCGCCCGCGACAAGTGCGTCAGCACGTTGCGGTTTACGCGGTTGGCGTACTCAAACCGAGTCGGTTGCACCTCGCGGGTGAGGTGTTCCGTGGTCGCGTTGTACAGGTTGTACAGGTTGCGACCTTGATCCTCCCCGAAGGAAGGCGAATCCCAGACCATCTGGATGGAGTCCCGAAGCGACTCGGAAAGCACCTTCTTGATGGCGAGGTTGTCCAGAATAAGACCGCCCTCTTTTTGGGTGATCTCACGATTGCTGAGGTTTTTAAAAGCCTCAATAGACGCGTCGAACTTTTCGACCGATGCGTTGATTCCTTCCTTGATGAAGGACAGATCCAGCTTTGAGCTGTGCTTTTTGGTGACGTTGGTGTCGGCCACCAGCGAACACATACCATTGGAGCAAACCTTGCGGAGCAGCCCGATGGCCCAGTTCAAACCGCAACTCCGGTCGAAGGAGTTGTTGAGGGTTAGACGTAGGGAAACAACATCGCCGACATTGGCAACTTGACGTTCGACTTGCGGGAAGTCGTAAACCCCGTAGAAACGCGCACCATCGCGTGCAACTACAATTTCGCGCTCGAAGTCGCCCATACCGGCAGCACCGAAGGCATCTTCAACAACTTCAACAACTGAATCGTTGTTGACGATCTCGTACGCCTCAGTAGACGTACCCAAGCAGACATTATTGTCTGTGCGGAAATTCCCAAAAATGGGAGATCCCCCGACCTTCACGGGCTTGCCGTGCCGGTCATACAGAGGCGACTGCTCGACTCTGTAGTCGAACTGGTCGCTTGTTGGTCTTGTATTTCTAGCCATAACAATTTTTAGTTCTTCCTCAGAACGAATTAATCATCTCACACTTTCGGAAGTAATGCAACCCCTAAATCATCATTATTTAAAAAAAAATATTTTTTTATTTAGTCCGAACTTGGCACGATTCTTTCGAAAAAAATGACTTTTTAAAAACGTAAGTCACTGATTACCAACGACTTAGGTCCGGCGCGGGGGGGCGCGGCGCCCTTAAGTCACTGACCATCAAGCACTTACGACATAAAAAACCCGCGGCGTAGGCCGCGGGTTAGTGTTATGAGGAGACGTATAACTGTCTCAGGAGATTCTCCCGCTTTGGCAAAAAAACCTTGGGAAACGCAGAACCAAGGCGAAACAATCCAAAGCGGGACGCTTAAAGGTAATTCAACCCCCTCAAGCGTTCACCTTCTTCGGGGTGAATAATTTCCCAAAGAAAGAAGTGATAAAGTTTCCTTTTTTATCCAAGTAGTTTTCTACTTCGATATTATTAGCTAAACGCAAATATCTAGCAGGAACCGCAGTCTGATTTCTATTGTGGTATTCAGTTACGACTCGCGACTTACTAAAGTTATTAGATATTACGCGCTCAGGGCGATTCTTTTTGACGTTGAAGTATATTGAACCGTTTTTAATGTCTTTCATTTTCATAACCAAGAAAAGTATGCACTATGCGGGGTAACTTGTCAACAGGAAAAAAAATAAAAAAAAGGGGTTGACCATACGCGAAAAGTATGATTTAATTATCTCCGTTATGAGGAAGTACATTTCATGGGAAGACGCACCGAGCATCGCTCCAGATCGCGTCAAGGTGTATCGCAACCTCACTTACAAGTGTTGGACTATATGCGATGCACAGGATGGCAAGTTATATTGTCATGCGGACAGCGTTGACTTGCGCGATTGCAAGTTTCGGGTGCAGCCAGCAGGCCGTGCAAGGGTTCTGAAGGAGAAGCAGAAGAACGTCCACGCTTATGTGGTCGGCAAGTTTACTGATGTCAATTTTGATAAGGCTCAGTATTTTCCGCGCGGATACAAGTTCGCACAGGCCTTTTACAACCCCTACAAGGTTGAGACGTTTGTGGATTACCACAAGGGCACGCCGTTGCATAAAGCGGCACGGGTTGTCTGCAAAAAAGCAGCAGACGGGACAATGAACATTTATTACGCTTGACAGCGTACCCCGACTGTTCTATACTATTTCAAGTGATGGATATTCCAGCGCATTACCTACAGGCCCGCACGAAGGCGGGGAGAGCAGAGATTCAACGTCGCGAAGATACTCGCAGCAAGGCTATCACAGAACTGAGGCAAATTAATGATGCTTTAGGCTTTGTTGAGTTGGCCGAGGATCTCAACGTTAATCAAACCAAGCTAACCGTTGCCAAGCAGCGCGTAATGCTTAACACGATTATCGAAAAACTACAAGATTCGCAGTTGACGAAAAAAGTAGTTGACGCTGCTGCCCAAGTGCAGTAAGATAACTTTTCCCTTCGGGGGATTTATTTGTATGTGTTCATCTTGTGCCCTGTTAGTGGAGGTTAGCTAACAATGTTATGTTTCTTCTTTCATAGTAAAAAGGGGGTCAGACTGGGCTGACTTAAAACAACCCAGACGCTTTTTGAAAATTTGAGTTGACGGAGTTAAAGACCCCTGCGAGTTTTTTGATCATGATTGTCTCGCGCCCGTTTTACTGCTGGTGGTGCGGCAGCAACTCAATAATTTCCTCTCTCGACGGGGAGAGGCGGTGTGACGGAATAATCCCTCCCAAGGGGGTAACGTAGCACCTGCGGAAGTAACAACGGCCAAGTGGCAGCGCGAAAACGTGGGTGAGTCCGAAGTAGGTTGATAAGAAACTTTGTTTCTCGGGAACTGAAAAGGTGTTGGTATACAAATAATCCAACCACCATTTTTAATTTATAACAATGAAAACTAAGCACGCCCAAAGAAAGGCAGAGAAAAGAAAGGCAACCCGCAGCATTAAACTTGATGCGGTCAAGACTCGCGAAATAATTGTTCGCGGCTTGAAGCAGGAAATCAAAAGAGACTTTCGCCGCTGGAAAAAGAACCACGCTGGCAAGGTTGAGGTAATTTCTCATATTAAAAAATTAGAATCGCAAGTTAATCAAATATTCTCATGATTTGTTATGAGTGCGGGACAAAAGCCCAACGCAAAGAAATAAGATCAGCGAAAAAAGAAAGCCGCGATCCTCAAATAACTATTAGATGCGGTACATGGCGTAAAGGCTCATGCGATAAGTGTAAGAAAAAAAGAATTCATGTAACAGAAATTTCTGATTTTATTCTGATTAAATAAGAAGTAAATAAGGATTAAATAAATAATAAATAATAACTTCTTAATATATTCTGAAAATTTTCTAAAATTATTTTTTTAAAAAAATTAATAAAAAAACACGTAAGTCATTGACTATCAGTCACTTACGCACGGTGGGGTAGGCCCGCGGCCCTAAGTCCTTGACTATCAACGACTTACGACTTCAAAATCCTAAAAAATAAAAAATAAAAAAACCCCGCCTTGGCGGGGTGACTTGGCACGGTTTTTGATTAACCGGCGGCGATCAGCAGGTCGAGGGCGGCGTCCTCGGCGATCAGCGCGTCGGACTGGCGGGCCATCTCCTCCGCGACCATGTCCGCGTCCTGCGCGGCAATGTCCGCCTCGCGACGCTCATCACACCACGCGTTCAACTCAAACTCCTCCTCGCAGGAGAGTTCCATGAATAATGATTTCATAATTCCCATAACAGAAAAAAGAGTAACAGAATCAGAAAAAAAGTCAACAAAAAAAAATGAGTTTTTTACCACTCATCGCCACCGTAGCAGCCGTAATCCTCATCCGTGCCGAAACCGGCACTGGCCATCGCGGAATCAAAATCCCCGTCCATGGACTCATCCATATCCGGCTCCTCCTCCGGCCACACGACATCACCATCAAAGGTGACCTCAGTACCCTCACGCGAGGCCAACATGATGGCCTTTTCCAGACCATCGTGAGAACGCGGGAAACCAGCCTCATCGCCAGAGTTGGCGATCCGAACCGTGTACATATTATCAAACATATCTCTCATAACAAAAAAAGTCTACCAGAATTTAAAAAAAAGTCAAGCGCATTCCGCGCATGACTCAAAAAACTTACACCAGCACCGATCATCGGCCTCGTCCTCGACGCCATCGAAACCGTTGGCAACGGTCACACCGGCGACCCATGCGTCCTCGCCGTGGGCAGCCACAGCGTCCGCGTTCAAACCGAAAACCTCCTCACAAGTAATCATATCTCTCATAACAGAAATGAGCATATCACAATCTCAGAAAAAGTCAACAGAAAAAACTCACTTTTTTATTTTTTTTATTTTTAATTTTTACGCCAACTTGGCATGAAAACCTATTGAAAAACAACACTTTTAAAAACGTAAGTCATTGGTATTCAGTGACTTAGCGCTTGCGCGCAGGGCGCCGAGGCCCTAAGTCCTTGATACTCAGTAACTTACGACATAGAAAAAACTTATTCTTTTTTTCTTGACATTAAAAAATTGCCCCGCCGAGCATGCGAGGTCTCGACGGGGCGGTGTTATGAGAGTTGGGGTCTTTTATAACAAGACGGCTTTCCCCATTGCCGCACACTATATACCTTGTTAAAATTATCTCTTTTTTGGCTTTTGTCGATTAGTAGCTTTTGCTTTTCGATGTTTGCCTTTATAAGCTGGCCGCGTTGCCGTTGTCCATTTTGTAGTAACCATGCAGGAGCTACTACCCTCTCCCATGCCTCCAGTTGGCTTGCTGCTCATTTCTAGTAATTCCCTCCTTCGTAGTTTTTCCTTCCGAGTCCTTTTAGGGTATGCGGGCCGAAGTAGGTCGCCGAGACAGGGATTTCGCAATTAGCATCCATATAAATCTTTTTCTTTTGGGTTGCTGTGGTAAATTTCCGTTTTCTATTTTTAGCTTTTTGTTTCATTTTCTTTTTCTTGGTTTTTGCCTGTTGGTTGATTTTGATTTATTGGAGAATGGCGCACCGATTTTTTTGTCCCAGTTAAAAATCTCAGGCATAGCAAAGGTTCCCATAGTGTCAACGGCACGAGGCTTTAGCTGAAATTTTTCACGGAGTTCTGGCTTATCAAATGGATTAAAGGTTTTCATAGTTTGTAAAAAGCGTGTTGACCTATAACCTTGACGGGCTTTTGACCTTTGGCCCAGTAAGGTAGTTTTTTCATCCAAGTTGCATGATAGTGGTTAGCATATCCAACATATTCGCGGCTTAAAGTTTTCACATTCTTTGCAACGGTGATGGCGTATTTTGCCTGTGGCACTTTCAACAAATGCTCAAGGTCTTTTAATCTTTTGCCGTTCCAACAACTAAATTGCCATTTTTTAAGGCATACCTCTGTGGGCGTTTGTTTTCTTTCAAATGCTCGTTGAGCAATGACAGCACCCACCGCATACATTCCTTTTTCCCCTTCCCCTCTGGCTTCTGCCAGTATAGTGATGGCAACGATTTTTTCCTCACGGGTGAGGCTTTTGTTGTTGTGTGTGTGAGCGTAAGCATAAACAGAGTTAGCGATTAAAAAAAGTTGTAAGGCAACCGGAACCAAGCAAAGTGTTATTATTATTTTTTTCATTTTTTTATTCTCCGTCCATTGAGGTTGGCTCACCGTGCATGGCGTTGTGTATCTTCGCCCGTGATTCGGTCAGTTGTTCGGCAAGCCGCTTGCAGGTTTCGCGCATTTCCTCAACGGTTAAGTATGTGGAGTTTGCAAGGTGATTCAGAGAGCCTTCAGTTTCAGCGATTGTGACTTTGGCTTCGGCTATTTTGTTTTCGTTTGCGTAGTCTATAATTCTCATAACAGAAAAAAGTATATATCAGTTTTGCGGGTAAGTCAACACGAAAAGTGTTAAAAGTATTAAAAAAATTATTGTTGAGGTAAGCGCGGCCATTAGTCGTGTGTGATTCTCAAGTCATTATCGGCAATCGAATCCTCGTAAAAGGAAACCTCAACGACACGGTGAATGTCACCGGCTAGCACTTTGTTTCCGTCGATGTCTTTTTCCAACACGACGCGATTGTGATACTTGTCGATCATCTCCTGCTCAGTTGTACCAAGCGGGTAAGTGTTGCTCAACACTCGGTTGACACGGGCCATGTAGTGATTGCCGGTGTAGGTTGGGTTCTTCTCCACTTTGAAGGTGGCGTTTAAGAATTTATTCGTATCTCTCATAACAGGAATTAGTATATCAGAATTTTTTGAAAAGTCAACAACTATTTTGGATTTTTTCCATAGTATCCAGACAGTTGACGGCGGCGGTGTTTCCGGTCTTCGTTGATGAAGTAGGTGTTACCGTTGAGTGTCATTATAGAATAGTTTTTCCAAACCTTCTTGGCCGCTTCTTTTATTTGCTTCTTGTCTCTCATAACTCCGTCTATTAAATCATACTTTAGGTGAAAAGTCAACAACTATTTTTAACTTTTTTTACCTTTCGTCGATCATGTCTTCGTGGCATTCGTCGCAGATTGTACCGTGGTCGCATGGATTCCACCACTCCCAAACTTCGATTGTGCCTTCCCATTCGCTCTTGGCTCCGTCTTCTCTCTGACATACTTGGCAGACCAACTTTTTGTTTTCTTTTAAGGTTTCCCTCATAACGCAAAACAGTATATCACAGCTTCAGAAAATTGCAACCCTAAAAAGTCATTTTTTTTATTTTTATTCAAAAAAGTTTTTTTAATAATTCGCACAGGTTGGCACGGAAACCCATCCTAAAAAGTCATTTTTTTTGATTTTTAAAGTCGTAAGTCACTGATTGACAACGACTTACGTTTTGGGCGCCCTCCCCTGAGGCCCTAAGTCATTGATGTTCAACGACTTATGACTTGGTTTTTTTATTAGAACCAATCCCCTTGCTGGCGGCGTTTTTGGATGAACCAAAACATCTCGGCGGCGGCCTTGCGCTGGCGCTCCGCAAGCTCGGCTTTTTGGGCGGGCTTGATGTACTCAGTGGCCTCTTGTTGCCATTGGCCACAAACCGCGTTCAACTCGAAAACCTCTTCGCAACTTAAGTTATCAAACGTATCTCTCATAACGGAAAAAAGTATATCAGAATTTCAGGAAAAGTCAACAACTATTTTTAACCTTGGAAACGGTAGGCTCCCAGCATATCACCGCCCCAACCGTGGGCAACGGTGCAACCGTCCTCTTCTAGAATCCAAGGCCACATATTGGTGTCAGCCTCTTGGGCCAGCTCCAAAGCCTTATCCATTGCCGAATGGTCAACACCGGGTTCGCTGGTGAAGTCCTTGCTGCTCACCCTGTTGGTGTCTTCGTTTTTCCAATACAACGTGTAGGTTTTCATATCTCTCATAACGGGAATTATCTTATCAGATTTTTGGAAAAAGTCAACCCTTAAAACTCACTTTTTTTTCTTTTTTAATCCGCGCTTAAACTGCTCCCATGTGGGGCGTTCGGCTTCAGGGATTGCTTTCCATTCTTTCATCTGCGCTTGACGTAGCAGCGCACCACCAAAAGATTTTATATTATCACTCATTTTTATTCACACTCCCAGCACATGAAATTTTCAAGATTGTGCCATTCGGCGGCCTCATCGTGATCGATGTGGTGCTGCTCGCCGCACCCGCAACAAGTGCAGGAAACCATCTTAGTGCTGGACTCGAAAACCTCTTCAACTTGAATCGTATCTCTCATAACTGGGAACAGTATAACACAGCCACAGAAAAACGCAAGCCTAAAAAGTGATTTTTTTCATTTTTTTTATTTTTATTTTTTACCCGAATTTGGCACGGTTCTTTCGAAAAATGGAGGTTTTCAGATACGTAAGTCACTGGTAATCAACGACTTACGACCCGCGCGCAGGGCGCCGAAGGCCTAAGTCATTGATAGTCAACGACTTACGACTTCAGAAACTAAGATTTATTTTTTTATATTTTATTTTTAAATTTTTTTTTAAACCCGGGCGGGATTATACCATAACTAGCGCGAAAAGTCAAGTAGATTCTCATAAAATTTATTTTTATTTTTTTTGATTTAGGGGTTGCAATCATCTGAATTTTTAACTACCTTAGTTGGCAGTTACGAGGCTATTATGAAAAAGAAAAGTAGAAAAGGTAAGAAACGGAACATGAGCAAGAAACAACGGTTCTTGGAGTCGGTGCAGCAATGCGAGAGCAAGGTCAAGCTGATAAACAGTTGGGCGGGGGAAGCGGGATCGGCGATCACAGAATGGTCGGAGTTAGCGCGGGCCGCCGAAACGTGGAGAAGGCGAAAATTCGACACCGCTGGCAAAGTAATGCTTGCAGAATCTAAAAACGGTGCGCATAATGGTTAAAGCGGTTATGAAAAAAAAGAGTAGAAAAGGCAAGAAGCGGAACGTATCGCGTTTGCAGAGGGAAAGGGAGATGGGCAAACAGATTGAGGGGGCTCAAAACAGCAACTTCATTAATCGCGCTAGCGAAGATAGGGGGCGAAGGATTTATTCAGTGGGTACAAGAAGGCGTATATTGGCCGCTTTAGGTATCAGTCCTGATGAGTACGCCCACAAAAAGAATTCATAAAAGTTATTTTTATACTTTACATTTTTTGAATTGGTAGGCATATTTAGGGAAGCGAAAGCAACATTGTTATGAGTAGATCAACGCAGACGAAGAAGTTCCTACGGGAAGCAAACAAGCGCGTAGTTCGCGCCAGCATCAACCAGCAAGTCGCTGAGTTCATGTCCAAGGTCAAGCCAGCGTCCGTTCGCACGGTTTCATTGGCTGGCCTTACAAACTCGTTTGAGGAAACGCCTTTGCACTCCGCGAAGGCCACAGGTACTCGACGGGTTTTGAATATTGTGGTCGAGCATGACCGCAAGGTTTACGACGATTCATCCGTTCCCGTTGGGGACAGAAAAGGCGTAAAGCGTCAGGGGGAATACGTTGCCGACTCTCGCGATATTAACGGCGTGAGAGTTCAAACGGATTACGTTTACGGGTGCATTAACGAAATGATGCACAACAAGTACGCGGGGTTGCCTATCGGCAACAAGCTCAAGGAGACGGGGCGAGGCGGGGAGTTCAACGCCGATTTTGTTTGGCTAGACTTTTGCGGCTCACCAACCAGCGAAGTCAGGAACGCCCTTCAAGTGTTTGCGCGTAACCTCAACGAGTCAGGGTTGATATTCTTCACGTTCGATGCCAACTGGCGCAGGAAGATGAAGGGTTATGTCACCGAGAAAGCTCGCAAGGACGCGGTGGCCAAGACGGAGCAGACCATTAAGGATTTCCAAAAAATTCTGAAGAAGGCCAAGCTGAAAAATCTCAGGCTCATCAGCCAACATACCTATTATGGTTCTGGTGCGCCAATGATGACCTTTGGGTTTTCTTTTCAGACCTTGGCGACTACCTACGGCAAGGTGGCAGAGATTACCCCAGCTATCAGCACCGATTACGTCAAGAAGGCTGATACGTCAAGCGTCACCCGCGCAGTCAAGCGCGTGGCCAAGTTATCAATTGAAGATGCCGAATACCTTGAGACCGTGGCTACTAGTTGGTCAACGGACGAGGAGCGCAGCGAATACCTACGTATTGATCGCCCTGACTTGGTGGGTGCGATGCCCACCAAGGCCGACGGTAGCATCAAGTGGGCTGGACGTTTGGCATCAGCAAGCAGGAAGAGGAATAAAGCATGAAGTACAAGAAGCCTAGTAAAGCAACCCAGCGCGTAATTGAGGGGGGAGCGATCCCCCCAGCGCGCGGGAAGGTCAAACACTACCAACCCAAGAAGCGTTTCAACTGCCGAAGAAACAACGGAGACTGGGGGAAGAACCTAGATCGCGCCAAAGACTTCCACGGTAGGCATGAAGAGATCAAGATAGTTAAGGAAGTACCAGAAGAATTAAATGAAAAAAGATTGAAAAAAGATTGATTTAGGGCTTGCAATCTACTGAGATTTAAGGCATACTATTTGCGTTATGAGGAAGTTCCTTATTTATTACAGACCGGCCGTCCACGAAGGACGGGATAATCTCAAGGGCTTGGCGTTCAACTACAGCGTCGAGATTGAGGAGCAGTTCGCGAACCGCGAGGAGAACGACGATTGTGCGGGAATCACCGGCAAGTGCGTCGAGACCGGAGAGTGGAAGCGATTCCGCTGGGATAGAATCCTGAGCATGGTGGCCGAATAGGTCACCTTTTTTTTATTTTTTACTTGCAAAAGTCTGAGATTTAAGTTACTATTTTTCCAGTTATGAGACTAGAAACGAGAGAGAACATCAGCAAACAAGGGGCAGAGATTGCCAGCGTACGTGGAACCCTTCAAGCCCTCGCCGAGTCGTGGGGCAATGATTACGACCACGTTAAGTACCTTCAGAAACGCATCGCGGACATGGAGGAGAAGTTGAGCAACGTCCAGAACACGCTCGCGGAGATTGAGTACAGCGAGGAAATTGATTGGCTGGGCAAACTAAATGAATAGCACCATGAGATTCCACGCCTTGACAGACAACACCGGCAACTACTTTAACGGGGGAGCCAATAACTTCCCATATGGGCCGCCACCCAAGCTCGAGGATAACGAGATGGACTATGGCGAACCGGAAGGCCTCCGGCCTTCTGAGTACCCTACCCCCCACCCACCTCCACCACCGCCCCCCCTTTACTAAAAAGAATTCTTCTTGTAATACGCAGGGGCGGAGGGGGGTGTCTAATTTCATTCTCCACGCCCTTTTTTATTTAACTTTTTCAAAAATACCCGACTCTATCCTTAAATATATTTTTCAAAAATACTTTATAAAAGCCGCTGGCTTTTAAATATAATTCGGATATATGAAAATCTGTACTAAATGCAAAGAAGCTAAGTCATTAGACCGTTTTAGGAAGCAAAGTAGTACCAAGGATGGATTAAAATACTATTGCAAAGATTGCGATAATAAAACAGCTAAGTCTTACTATCAAAAAAATAAAGGCAAAATAGTTGATAAAGTCAAAGAATGGCAAAAAAATAACCCTGAAAAGGTAAAAGGGTATAAAAAATCTTATTATGGCAAAAATAAATCTATACAATCACCAACCGTTTCCGGAGACGATACATAGATGGGGCTGGAATGGAGTTACTAGACTGATACTGAAGCATTTTCATGATGAAAAAGCTGAAGTTATGCTCGATGGAATGATCGAGCATACTTTTAACGTAGGTAGAGGTAAAAAAATGAACTTCGGCCGCTTTCCTCACATGAATCACAAATGGATTAACATGTTCCATAACCCTTGTACTTCTTTGGGCCCAAATGGCCCTAGATGGGAACAAAACATTTTTTCTCTTTATGGTAATAAACATTACAGAGCTTTTATGGAGAATTGTATTGGACTTATCACCTTTAGTAAATCTTATGCAGAAAAAGCTAGAAATTCTCTATCTCATTTAGATATACATATTCCTATTGGCTTTGTGCATCATCCCTCTGAAGAATGTGAGATTAAGTTTGATTTTGAGAACTTTGGCCGCCGGGTTATACATGTCGGCTGGTGGCTCAGGAACTTTGATTCATTTTTCAGGCTTAAGACTAATTATAAAAAAGTAGTTTTAGGAGGCCCGGATGAATACGGACAGGATCCTTATTTTTTGAAAAATGTTAATTTAAAAACCAGACACAAACAAAATAATATTCACCGGGAAAATTATCTCTCTAATACTGGATATGATAAAATTATGTCTGAGTCAGTAGTATTTCTTGATTTATATGACTCTATAGCAAATAACGCTGTTGTTGAATGTATATCTCGCCAAACCCCTATACTAATCAACCCTCTGGACTCGGTTGTTGAGTATCTCGGCAAAGATTACCCATTTTATTACTACTCATTAGATGAAGCGGCCGAAAAGCTGGAGGACGATAATTTAATAAAGGAAACTTCTGAATATTTAAAAAGCCGCCAAAGAGTAGTTAGTAAGGAAAAATTTGTAGCCGACTTAAATAGAGTATTAGAGGTATTTTTGCAAAAAAAATAGAACTTTCGCATTTTATTGTGTAATATGTTGTAACATGGGACTTAACCTAAATTATACCAAGGATGACGGTCAACAAGCTGATTATTGGAAAATCAGCCGTGTTGAGAATTGGTTCCAAGGCACTACTGGTCCGGACTACGGCTCCAATATCAATACCTTGGGATTTACTAACGAAACTTATCGAGATCAAGGCGCTCCCTCTGTTGATGGTCATATGTATAATTGTGCATATTCTGGCGCAATAGATTATTACGACTACGAAGATCTTACAGGCGTTTCTGGTGAAGTAACCGGATCAAAACGCCTTGGCCCTGCTCTTCCCGATGGTTGGGATTGGGCTGAGAACGGTGTATCCGGCTGGATGCAGAGAAGCGACGATATTAGAAGCGGAGCATACGTTTGGTTAAAGAACTGCGTGCCTTTCTTTTCTGGAGCAACAGACGCATTAACTGAAGGAGAATAATCATGGGACTTTATAAATCAATTACAACCGACGCTGGCTCAACACTTAATTACTGGGATTTCGGTATTGTTGAGGTTAATACTGCTGCATCAAAAAAAGAAGATCAGAATGCTGTTGTCAATATTTGGGGTTATCATGACGTAGACTATTATAACGCTGGCAAGCCACCTATTGAACGTTGGAATCAGTATAGCTGCGGAATGGTCAGCGGCACTGATCATTATCAGTACGAAGATCTTACTGGTGTTAGCGGCGAAGTAACTGGAACTAAAAGACTCGGGCCAGCTTTACCAAATGACTGGAGTTGGACAGCTAATAGTGTTTCTGGCTGGATGGCTAATAGCTCCGATATTCGTAACGGTGCTCAAGCATGGGCTTTAGCTTGTGTTCCTGCTTTTTCAGGAGCAGTAGTAACTGGTCAAGTTTACCCAGATTAATTTAGGAGATAAAATATTATGGACCCAAGAGAAGCACATAAAAGAGATGAAAACTACTGGAAGACCCGCATGGGTCTACCAGCAGACGAAGGTAATGTAGGAGCCGGGTCTTCGGCTCCAGCACCAGCGCCAGAGCCCGCCCCTGAGCCAGAGCCAGAACCAACGCCAGAGCCTGAGGCTAACGTGGGTATAGGTACGGTAGATGGTAACGTGGGCGCAGGCAGCTCGTAATAAAAACATTAAGTTCCTAAGTCGCAGCTCCTTTCGTAGGGGCTGCGATTTTTTTTAGGAACTACGGCTTGTTATATCGGTTAGGCTTTTTATTCCAGAGCCTTTTGATACTAGTGACTTCATAACCGGCGTCTTTTACGATTTTTATAATTTTATCGTTTTTAATCCAATATACCCTACCGGCATCACTTTCTTTTAAATCTATTAAGGCGACCTGTTTGCGAGTATCAAATTTAATATCTAATATTTCGGGAGACTTCTTAAAGCCCCTCTTAATACCGATTCCACAAGAAGAACAAACTAAACCGTTAATTTTAATTTCTAAATCAGGTTGAAAAAATAAAGCCGCCGCTAATAATACTGAATTAGTCATTTTTTAATTTCTTTTGCGTGATGGGAAGCTAACTCAATTTCTATTTGCCGCAACCTTGTATTTAAATCCCTTATGGCAGACGTATTATTTGAAGTATCTTTTTGCAGTATAGTGATTTCGGTTATTTTTTTATCCATTTGAATCAAATGGTCTTCTAGTTTTTCGAACTCCACTTTGCTAGGAAATAATGTTTGAAGATAGGCTAATATACCTATACCGATAATTGGAGCAAATTTGAGGAATCCATCCAAGTCCCCAAAAGATATTTTTTTATTTTCACTTGGCATACACAATAATATTACACGTAAACTATACAGATATGGCGCAACTAAATGCAAACACCCCCTACATCCAGTGCTTCATTCGCAACAAGTATATATTCGGTCCAGAAGACAATGGACTAACAGAAGGTTATATATTTGGTGTAAAATCTATGATAAACCGCCCTATGCACTTTCATTTTCAAGCGCAGTTTGGGGCGGTTTTTTGGCAGATGCCAATTTCGGCGTTTTGTCATAAAGAGGACTATGACGCATTATCTGAAAACGAAGAGCAAAGACTATCCCTATTGCAAACATGGGATTGTCAGGATAATGATATCGCAGTTACAACATTCGGCTTTTTGCAAAACCGTAGGGTGGACATATTCTGCAGGGATAGAAAGTGGCGTTCTGGTAAGTATCTTTTTACTATCGACGATTACGAGGGAGACCTTAATGAACTCAATATTGGGTACGCTAACGATCAAGATTCAAAGTGTTACCACTTTTTGGAATTGGATGATGGGAACTATGCCATACCCCCTAATAATCTTTTGCGTTGGCATAATCCTGACTTTATTGTACCTTATCCTAAAGATGAACCCCCTAAAGTGAAAATATTTAACGAACCCCTAACTTCTGAAGATATAGATAGATCATATGGTAACAGCCCTTATTTTTTTTATAATCATTATCCGGAAGAGGATAAAAAAGAAGTTGAAAAACATTCTCCGCTAAGATCTAAAATATATAGAGAAGACAATATTCCCGAGTACCCATCAGCTTAACGCTTTCCCCAATACTTGTGAGGATAATCAGGAGTATTTTCCTTTATAATAGCTTGAACCCAGTCTGGACCTAGTCCATCATGATATAAGCCATGATTTGCTGAATTAGTATCTGGATGAGGAACCCACTTTCTTGCTAAAGCGAACAGTTGGTTTTTTTCGTACTCTTTAACTCCTACCAAATTGCAAAAATTAGTTAATAAAGATTTTTGGGGAGGTGGGTTTATTCCCCTTTCTATTTTGCGCCACATCTGATAATTAACCTTTAGGAGCCTCGAGAGCTTAGTGATGTTGTCGTATTTTCTTGACCTTAGCTCTTTGAGGTATATGTGAAACTTATTCACGGTAACAGCTTATCTAAAACTTCTTCTTTTAATTTTTCTTTAGCTTTATTCGATACCTCATCTACGACCTTGTCTACAACCGCTTCTTTTGCCGCCTCTTTTGCGCTCTCAGCAACTTTTTCTTTAATTTCGTCTCCTTGCATCATCCAGATAACAGAAACCAGCAGGGCGACTCCTAGGACTACTATTAAAATATCTCTTTTCTTCATATAACTTATTACACGCAGAAGTGTATAATAAAGTAACACCATGATGGTAAAAAATATCTTCAAGTATGGACTGATTGCTATTATTGCATCAGTGTTAACAACGGCCGAAGCTAAACCTAATAAACACAAAGGCAAACCTCGTCCCGAAAAAGTAGACAAAGAAAAACTCAAAGAAAGATTTAAAGCGGCGGCAGAAAAAAGAAAAAAGCATATCGAAAGCAAAAAACGCCGACACCATTGGAAGGGTAAAAAAATAGACAGCGAAGAATTGAATGAGCTTCGAGAGAAGATGAAGGAGCTCCACAAGGAGCTGCATGAGTTAAGAAAAAAGCACCGGGAGGAAATGAAGAAAAGGATGGAAGGCATAAAAAAAGAATTCGCAAATAAACGCGATAAAGTTATTGACGAAAATAAACCCGGCGAGTAAAATCCTTTTCGAGTTAAGTGTTTTAAAACACCTACACAATTAAGTGTTTTAGCGTGACTACACTACTCAATAAATTGGACGTATTTTACAGAGGTTTTATCTTAAAGATAATTTAATCCTTCTATACGCCAAAAAATAAAGCCCCGCATTGCGCGGGGCTTTTTGTTTCATTTCTTATTAATTAGTATAGATCAGAATAATCTATAGAAGCTGATGCCTCACTGACCTTAATTCCGAACTTCTTGGCCGCAGCTTTAATTTTTTTCAGAGCTGACTTTTTGGCCTCTTCACTGATTTTGGTTTGGTCTAACCTAGCTAATGCATTACGCACATGAGCAGCATCATTAATTGGAAGGTGACGTAATGATCGGGGTGTCGTTTTCCCCTCAGAATCTTTTTCCCCTCCCGGCTCGATATAAGCAAAATCCGAATCGGGTAGATCATTTTTTGTTTTAGTAGAAAGAACTGCGCTCTTCATTTCTTTGAGCTTTTTCTTATCGTATTTCTCGTCTTTCTTTATATCATGAACTTCTACGCTCTTCTTCTCAGAAGGTTTACCCTTCTTTAATTTTTTGATTTTGCTATCGTCATCTTTGAGAGCGTCTTTTTCGTGTTCCTTTTTTTCTTTTTTATTGTCACGTTTCAGCTCTTTAGTATCGACTTTTTCGTACTGCTTTTTAGTCATGGCGGCTTCCTGTTCTTCGCGCCATTTAACGATTTGTTCAGTGAAATCTATTTCTTTCATTTCTCTATATTCTTTTACACTTATTTTCGAGTCATTTCCATTAATTTTGGATATGGATTACCTATTTTTGGAGGGGCGTTAGTATTTACAACTGGTCTCCCTAAATTTTCTCTATCTTTATAATAGTCCATTTCTACCTGAAAAAACGCAGGGACAGAAAACCTAACCTTTTCCAGTCTGCCTTTTTCATCAATAGACATGCACCCAGATAAAAGAAAAACACTTAATAATAATATCTTTTTCATTTTTTAGTTCGCGGAGAAGTAGTCTTACTAACTACTTCAACTTGCATGGGTGGAGGATTTATAGGAACTTCCTCCCAGCCAACAAAACCGGGATCGCTAGCTTTTGGTAAATAAGGCTCTCCTCCATTTTTAGGTAAAGTTTTTTCAATCGTAAGTTGTTTTAATTGCTCATTGGGCACCAACATCTTAGTTTTGCGGTCTGTCATGTAAAAAACCGTATTACGAATTCCGACGCGAACTATACGCGCTTGACGACCAGAAATATAAATAATGTCATCGTTATTAAAATTATTACCCATAAACACAAGTATGCCCTGCGCAAAATTCATTATCATGTCTCTGGCCATAATAGTCACTATAGCTATTAAAAGAAGCCAACCATACTCACCAATTAGTCCCTCTAAAAAACCCTCTACTTTTTCTTTATTTATTTCTCCTGCGGTTAGCTGACCAAATTCATTGGCTATATTTATAACTTCAGGAATTGTATTTGTTACCTCGTTCATAAGTTTCTTTAGGGTATTACACTTTTTTAGTGTAAAATGATATTGATGCCAAAAGTAAAAAGCGCAGGGGATTTCGATTCCCTCGAGGTTGCGGACGGAAGGGTTAAGATTCACCAGCGAGACCCAATGAAACCTAGGGATAATTTTTATATAGAAGAATTACCTTGGACAGAAAAACAAAAACGTTTTATCGAGATATCTCAAAGTAAAAACACACGGCTTGTTTTATGTAAAGGACCTGCGGGGAGCTCTAAAACTTTAACTGCTGTATATGCAGCTTTACAGCTTCTTAATCAATCTAAAGTGTCCGATGTGATATATATGAGGTCGGCGGTAGAGAGCTCTGATTCCCGATTAGGCTTTCTTCCCGGAGACGCTGACGAAAAGCTTCATTATTATAATCTACCTTTTATGGATAAACTAGACGAGCTTTTAAACGAAGAAACTGTAAAAAAACTACAAAAAGAAAAGAGAGTGTCTATTCATCCAGTTAATTTCGCTAGAGGCATGAGTTGGAATGGTAAAGCTATTTTACTGGACGAAGCTCAAAATAGTTCTTTTAGAGAAATAGTTACAGTGCTAACTCGTATCGGTAAATACTCTAGATGTTTTATAATGGCGGACCCAATGCAGACTGATTTAAAAAACGGAAACCGCGGAGGGTTTGAAAAGCTTTATCATATTTTTAATGATGAGGATAGTCGTCAGATGGGAATTCATACATTTGAATTTAACGAAGAAGACATTGTTCGGTCAGAACTAACTAAATTTATAGTAAGTAAAATTAATGAGAACGAGGTTCCTTAATGTTTTTTTGAATTAATTTAGCTAAAGTAGAAGAGAACTTTCGGACTTCCCTTTCGCTTTTTTCCCAAAAGAAAGCGTGAGTGATTTCTTCTATTAACACACTCATTTTCCTTCTATTTTTTAATGTAGGATCAATTAATATTTTAGGATCATCAGCCTCCGGGGAACAGCACAATCCCTCCGCGTTGTACTTATAGTGTGGTTTTTTCCACAATAACTCATATTCAACGCCATCCGCATTTGTGAACTTAGAGCTACGCATACTTATAGTATAATACACTTTTTTTGAAAAACCTTTATTTTTTAATAATATATTTTGTGTAATAAAAAATATGAAACTTTATTGCCCATCTTGCGGCTCCGGCACGGAGTACTCTTTGAATAAGCCTCAATTTTGTGCTTCTTGTGGTAGTTCTTTTACTAAAATCAGTACCGCCTCCACCGCAAAAAAAGTATTCAAACCTGTAGCTACGGTACAAAATACAAAAATAGAGGAGGAAGAAGAGGAGGAATATTTTTCTACGAGTATAGATAAACTAGACTTTAATATAGAAGGTTCTTCTAGAATGAATCATTTTAAAATAGAAGAATTAGCAGGTTCAAATGAAAAAAAAATAGACGACGGCTACAGGAGGGAAGTAGATCCTAGTTATTCAAAAGATACTGCAGAGCAGGATTTTTTAAGGGAAGCTGGGTCATCCCGTCGTAATGCCGAAACGTAAGCTAAAATTTGAAGACCATATAGAACAAATAGATGCAGAGATAAAAAAAAGAAAATCCAAATGGAATTTGACCGCGCTCTCGTGGATGGATTTTGATGATGTCTCACAAATTCTAAGAATTCATATATTTAAAAAGTGGCATCTTTACGACCCACAGAAGCCGCTTAATCCATGGATAAACAGGATTATATCTAATCAGATAAAAAATTTAATCCGTAACAACTATGGAAATTATTGTCGACCTTGTTTGAAATGCGCTGCTGCTGAGTCGGGTGATTTGTGTTACATATACGGCAGACAATCAGAAGCATGCCCTCTTTTTGCAAATTGGATGAAGACGAGAAAACAAGCCTATGACGCAAAACTCCCAGTTTCCATAAACGACCACGAAATAGAAATTAACGCTGCTGAATATAGCGATATAGACATTTTTGCATTAATGGAAAAGCTTAACGAAAAAATGAAAGAAATTCTTAAGTCTAGCGAGTGGAAAATTTATAAAGCTTTATACATCGACAACATGTCTGAAGAAGATGCTGCTACTTTAATGGGGTATAAGACTAATGAGAAAAATAGAGTTCCGGGCTACAAACAAATAAAAAATGTAAAAAAATCAATTATCTTAAAAGTCAAAAAGATTATAGCTAGCGGCGAGATAGAAATACTATGAGTAATAAAAATATAAGTTTAAACAAGGATCAAGAATTAGCTATATTAGAAGAATGGAATAGAAGAGGAGATGATCCACCTTACGTCAAGGAGCTTATAGCTCTAGTCTTCCCTGATGTTCCAGAGGAGATGAAGGACGGAAGATCTAAATATGGGAGGGCTGTTAAAAAGTTTTTGGCAGAAAAAAGCTTAGAAGCTAAAGTCACTAATAAATATTACCCAAAAGAAAAAGTAGAACTTAACGAAGACCAAAAAGAATTCATTTCAAATAATTGTAGCGCCATGAAGCCAATGGACATGGCTCGGTTAATCTTCGAAGACAATAAAATTTCAGCTTTAGATTTAAGATATAAGGTCGTAGCGGAGTTTATCAACACCCTACCTAATCAAATTAAATATTCAGATAGTAATGATGACGTTCCTGTAGAGGGAGGCTATACTCCTCCTAAATCAGAATCAAGAGCGATAGTAAGGGTCAACAAGTATGTTCATAATGGAATAGATAAAGATAAAATAACCCCAAAGATAAAAAAGAATATGAGCACTTTAATTGCTTATATGCATACCTTTAGATTTCTTCATCAGATAAGTACTTACGCAGTAGAGACTGATAGGGAATTATTTGAGAGTAGCTTTGTGAGATATACGTGGGACAAATCAGATCTCTCCCAAGAAGAAGTAGATCAGTACATTGTTTTATCGGCGGAAGTAGTTATAGCTTCGAATATCCAAAGAAGAGTAGAGAGACTCCAGACTTTATTAGATCAAAACGCAGAAGACACAGAAGGCCGCAGGATGGCTATGAGCTTAGTGGAGGCGATCAATACTGCGCAAACTGAATACAATCAATGTGTCAATAGGCAGACTAAACTCCTTAACGAGTTGAAGGAGAAAAGGAGCCAGAGGTTAAGCAAGGTTTTACAAGAGTCAGCGTCTATACTAAACCTTGTAGAACTTTGGAAAGACGAGGAGTCTCGTAATAAAATGATAAAGATAGCTGAAATACGCAAGAAAAATATATCTTCAGAAATAGAAAGGCTTAGTTCTATGGAAGATATAAAATCTCGTATAATGGGTATTAGTGAGGAAGAAGTTTTAAATGGTTAAATGTCAAGAATGCGGTAAAGAATTTGATAAAGATAGAGGACTACATCTTCATATCAAGGCCCATAAATTATCTATATCGGATTATTATCATAAGTATTTCCCTAGGAAAGATAGACATACGGGAGACTTGATAAAATTTAAAAATAAAGAACAATATTTTTCTTTGGATTTTAATAGTAAAACTAACTTGAAAAGTTGGCTAAAAAAGGTCTCAATAGATAAAGCTCAAGCTTATTGCCGAGACATTCTTCAAAAAAGAAAAGATGAAAAAAATATAAAATATGCTCCTACTCAAGTAGAGCTGCGGACATTGCCAATGCCTCCGGTCCAATATTATGAAATAATTTTTGATAGTTATTATAAGCTTTGTGAAGAAATAGGATATGAAAACAAGTTTAAAAAAATCCCTGTAAAAAAAGAATACAAGGAAACTTATTCAAATGAACATTTAATTTACATTGATTCGCGCGAGCAAAAGCCTTTAAGGATAGATGATTTTCCAACTGAAGTTAAAGGTTTGAAATTTGGAGACTATTGTTTAAACGACAAAGAGAAAACTAATAATACCTATATAGAAAGGAAGTCAGTGCCGGATTTGATAGGGACTTTAAGTTCAGGTTTAGAAAGATTTAAAAATGAAATAAATAGAGCGGCCGAAGAAGACGCTTACATGGTTATTTTAGTAGAAAGAAAATTAGAAGACTGTTTGGCATTTAACAGACTAAAACATGTTTATAAAAAAAATACCCGAGTAACTCCTGATTTTATTTTCCATAATGTTAGAGACTTAATACAGGAATTTCCTCATATTCAGTTTCTCTTTGTCAATGGTCGGGATGAATGTATTAGGATAGTTAAAAAACTTTTACTATCGGATGTATTAGATGAAAAGCATGACCTGCAACTAGCCTATGATCTAAAATTGTTATAATGTGGTACTGCCCTGAAAAATATTCCAAGTCCATACCCAATTTAAATGAAGAGTTTCTTAATTTAAAAGGGGAACTTCCAGATCGTCAGGCTAAAATTACATTAGCCAAGTTTATGCGCTCTAATCTTGGATTTACTACCGAATTACTTTCGGGAATTAAATTAGCCTTATACCAAGAGATAACTCTAAAAGCATTTTTCAATCGTAACTTTAGCATGTGCGTATGGGGGCGTGGATGCGGTAAAAGTTTTATTGCGGCCGTGTATTGTTTCCTGCAGTGCATTTTTGAACCTAGAACTAAAATACTCATTGCAGGACCTACTTTTCGTACGGCTAGGTTTATATTCAACAATCTTGAAAAGATAGTAGAGTCTAAAGAGGCTCAAATGTTAGCTCACGCTTTCGGCGCTAAGTCTAAGCGTAATGACCAGTTTGAGTGGAAAATAAATGAAGGCACTATTACAGCTATCCCTTTAAGCGGTGAAAAGATTCGTGGTTTTCGTGCGAATATATTGGTGCTTGATGAATTTTTATTATTGCCTGAAGAAACTATTAAAACGGTTCTAATGCCTTTTTTGGTCGCTCCTCAAGATATGGCCGAGCGTATTAAGATACGGGAGATAGAAGATGAGTTAATAAAGAAAGGAGACATGAAAGAGGAGGATAGGGTTCAATTTGGAAACAATTCTAAAATGATAGCCTTGTCTTCTGCTAGCTTTAGTTTTGAAAACCTTTTTAAAACCTATAAGGAATGGATGAATAACATCTACTCTGAAGACATACAGCAGTCTAGTTATTTTATATCCCAGATGGCTTTTGATTCTATTCCTAGCGATATGATTGACAGTACCGTAATTGAAGAAGCTCAATCCGGTGGATCTTCTAATTCTTCGTTTCAGCGGGAATATTGCGCTCAATTCACTGATGGTAGTGACAGCTATTTTAGCGCAAAGAAAATGCATGATTGCACAATCCCAGATGGAGAGAAGCAACACACTTTAATAAAAGGAGAAAAAGATAAAGAATATATTCTGGCTATCGACCCTAGTTTTAGTAACAGTCCAAGTTCGGATTACTTTGCAATGTCGGTTTTAGAGCTTGATGAAGAGAAAAGCAACGAGTCAACTTTGGTCCATGCATATGCTGTAGCTGGAGGAGACTTAAAAGATCATATAAAATATCTTCATTATTTAATGACTAATTTTAATATTGTTTTGTTGATTATAGATAATGCTGGATATCAATTTATAGATAGCGCAAATGAATCAGAGTTATTTAGAAGCGCTAACATAGACTTGAAATTTTTTGAATTTAACAGCGATAAAACTGGAAACGATTACCAGCAGATGCTTCTCAAGGCGAAAAGTCAATATAATGTAAAAGAGCAAATGATTTGCTTCAAACAATTGTTTTCTAGCATTTTTCTAAGAGAGGCCAATGAATACCTGCAAGCTTCTATTGATCATAAAAGGATTTGGTTTGCCTCCCGAACGGCTGCGTGTGGCAGCTTCTTTGACAAAGTCTCAGCTCAAGCTGTCCCATTGAAACTGATGCCGTATCAGGACAAAGGAGACCTGATCGAATTTCAAGACGATATTGTTTACCAAACGAAAAAACAATGCGCGCTTGTGGAGGTTAAAACTACGGCCAAAGGAATTCAGACATTTGATCTTCCTCAGCATTTAAAAAGAAGCACATCTGCCAACAGAGCGAGAAAAGATAACTATACTACTTTAATGTTGGGAAATTGGGCTATTAAAGCTTATAATGACCTTAAAAATACTAAGCAGGAGCAAATTAACTATACATTTACTCCCAAAATGTTTGGTTAAGTGTAAATTTAAAGTAAATTATGGCTGTAAGGAAGAAAATGGAACAAGGTGCGGAACCACTGATGGCCATGCATGAAGCAAAGGCTAGCCAGACGAGAACCCGCAGAAACGCTGCTGCCGATATACCTCGGACGGATAGATTCAGGAATATCGAAAACGGCATGATTCCGTTTAAATATTCCCATGGAGTCAAAAATAATTCTAATATAGACATTAGGGACACTATTATATTGTGCCAGAAAGCGTATTATAATTTTTCAGTATTTAGAAACACTATTGACTTGATGACCGAGTTTTCAATTAGTGATCTTTATTATACAGGAGGAAGTAAGAAGTCTAGGGATTTCTTCGAGACGTTGCTCACTAGAATAAACATTGATGATCTACAAAGTAGGTTTTTCAGAGAGTATTATCGATCAGGAAATGTTTTCGTTTACAGGTTCAACGCTAAAATGGACCGATCTGACGCTTTAAAATTAAATCAAACCTTTGGACTATCCGAAGCTTCCGACAATTTAGAAATACCGTCCAAGTATATTATCTTAAACCCTTCTGACATACAGCTTCAAGGAAGCGTGTCTTTTAGTACTGGTATTTATTATAAAGTAGTTACTGATTACGAACTGCAAAGACTTAGATTCCCTCAAACGGAAGAAGATAGAGAAGTTTTTGACAGCCTTCCGCCGGAGACAAAAAAACTCATAGAAAATACAAAAAAAGTTGGAGCGACCGCTATAACTATTCCACTCGACGCTACAAAGCTTTGCGCGGTGTTTTATAAGAAGCAAGATTATGAACCTTTTGCGGTGCCTATGGGGTATCCAGTCTTAGAGGATATCAACTGGAAGCAGGAGATGAAGCAAATGGATATGGCTGTAGCCCGCACCACTAATCAAGCTATTCTTCTGGTAACAATGGGCGCTAAACCTGCCGATGGAGGAGTTAACCAAAAGAACCTTATGGCTATGCAAAAACTCTTCGAGAATGAATCTGTCGGTAGAGTTTTAATATCTGATTATACTACAGATGCGAAATTTGTCATTCCCGATATAGGCAATATTTTAGATCCAAGAAAATATGATGTAGTAAATCAAGACATTCAAATGGGCCTTAACAATATTTTGCTTAGCGATGAGAAGTTCGCTAATACTAGTATAAAGGTTCAAGTGTTTATGGAACGCCTAAAACAAGGACGTAGAGTTTTTCTTGAAAACTTCCTAATGCCAGAAATTAGAAGAATTTCTAAAGAAATGGGTTTTAAAAATTACCCAACTGCTCATTTTGAAGATGTGGATTTGAGAGATACATCGGTTTATTCTAGGATATATAGTAGACTTATTGAACTTGGAGTTTTGACCCCTGAAGAAGGCGTTCAAGCTATAGAGTCTGGCAGGTTCCCGACCCAAGAAGAGTCACTGGAATCCCAAAAGAAATTTAAGGAGTTTAGGAACGAAGGTTTGTACGAGCCGATTATTGGTGGCGCTAAAGCCGCTCAAATGAACGGTAGGCCTACCGGAGCTCAAGCGCCAAAAGAAACTGATACAAAAACTCCAGTAGGTACAAAAGCTGCACTTAACTTTAGTTTATCTAAAATTCAAGAGAATCTGAATCTTTCTGACAAGTTAAATATTGAAGTAGAAGCTTCGTTGCGACAGTTACATGGCAGGAAAAGGCTCAGTAAGCAACAAAAAGAAGTAGCTAGGGAAATTACTAATATTGTTATAGCTAATGAAGAACCTGACAGTTGGCTCGCAAAAGCAGGAAGATATGCAGCGGAACCAACCGACAGAGACCACGAAAGAGTTAAGAAAATTCAAGAAGTTGCTTTAGAGCATCAGGTGGATGATTTTTTAGCTGGAATTCTTTACGCGAGTGTTTATGAGGGAGATAAATAATGCCAAAGCCCAATGTCATTTACAATTGTCAGGGCTTATTTGTAGGACCTGCACCGGAAACTGGTTATAATTTTGTACATTATACCGGAGGGGCTCCTACTAACGATCATTCCGACTTATTTCAAAAAATTAATTTACTCCATCCGATAGATAGAGTCCAGTCGGTCAGTTATTCCATAAATATTCCCCATACTAACGTAACTCAACTTAATCAAAGAGGGCTAGTGGATAGGCCTATAATTAACTATCCAACTGTTAGCCTTAACTTTGACTACCTTTTATGCGGCACTAAAAACGAAGCTAGGATTGGCTTAAATGTAAATTATCCCCAATTTGAATTTAATAAAGGGGGCGCCCCATTTTATTCTAACAACTTAGGGGTTTCTTTACTATCGGGCTTCTTTGAAGAAAATAAAAATAGATCGGTTAAGGTCCCGGGGTTAGATTTTGCTATCAACCAGTATAAAGATTGTCGTAATTTTTATGTAGCCGTAAATCAAAGCGGAGACGATTTAGATCAAGAATATTTTAAAGAAAACTTTACCCAAGCTGATTTATATCAAGGTATAGACGATAATGCCCCCGGATACCATGTGATAGGATTTGGCAATTGTTATTTACAATCTTACTCCACAAGGGGAGCAGTAGGAGATTTTCCAAGCGCTTCAGTAGCTTATAATGCTTACAATATAGATTTTAATTTAAGCGGCAGCGGGTTTAAGGCTCCTGATATTAATACTAAGACAGGAACTCCATTTAACATTAGCGACGTCGTCATTCCTCGGATATTGGCAGAAGAAGGCTACCCTGCTCTTCAGCCGGGGGATATCTCCATAACCACTGACTCGTTTTCAGGACTTGGAGTCGATTTTGACAAGCTACATATACAAAGTTACAACATTGACCTTAACTTAAATAAAGTTCCACTGGATAACATGGGATATAAGTTCCCTGTCGATAACCGGCCTAATTCGCCGATTTTTGCAAATTTATCCATACAGGGCATCGTCCAATCCGGGAACAGCGGCTCACTAGTAGACTTAGTAGAAATTAATAGTGGATACGATTTTACAATAAGCGTAGACCCAAATGGATGCACAGGAAGCACAGCTGCCCCTATAAATGCAGGTGCGATTCCCATAAAGAGAAACGACGAAGCCCTAAGATATAGCTTTGTCGGCGCAAAATTAGAGAACTTTAGCTACAGCTCAAGCATTGGAGATAATAAGATTTTTGACGCTTCATTCAGTGTGGAAGTTAATCCTGACAATCAAAATAACGGATTTTTCATTAGCGGCGTACTAGGGGCGGAAAAAATAGAAGATTTTATTCTTTTAGAAGGCGGTGACGATGATAATTTTTATTTGCAGCAAGAAAGCAATGATTTATTAGTAACAAATCTGATTCCGCCTTATTAAAAGAGTGTATATATTAATAAGGTTTAAGGAAAAATGGCTAATAAAAAGATATCTCAACTCACAGCAATGGGGACCGTCGGGATCACAGATAATTGTCTGTTCCCTATAGCTTCAGGTAACGTAGGTGGCCCTTATACCACCTTAAAAACTACAGCGCAAGAAGTCGCCGAATACGCCCTCAATCCCATAAGCGCCACACAAGTTTCTGGCGTCAATAAAGACGTATATTTAAATAACAGTGACTCAAATTGGGATACGGCTTCTAACACAGTCACTCAAAACCCCTATCTTCAAGTAAGGCTAACTGATGGTAAATTAGTAACAGGAAGTGGTATAGCCAATGCGGTAGGTGGAGACGACATGGGTAACTGCGTCGCAACCTTAGACTTAAAAATGCAGGGGCTCAACATCACAGGAGCTGGGAATATTGGGTTCGGAAATAATACCTCAATTGGAGGCTTAGACCGATCTAGGATTTTTAATTCAGATGGAAACGGTACAGATTTACAGCTATTAGGTTATCAAGATTTAACACTTTCAGGTAATCGTCATATAGACGTTAATGCTCAAGCTTTAGATTTAAGTGACACTCCCGTCTCAGGAAATGTAAATTTTCAAGACGGAAACATAACTGTTGCGGCTGGGGGAACCATTACAGTAGATAACGTTATACATAGGAAACGCGCATACGAAGAAAACCCAACAGACAATACTACTAATGATACCGTCGATTGGAGCGCTGGAAATGTTCAATATGGAACTAGAGGAGGTGCAACCAACTACACATTTACGAATGACGTTAACGGACAGACTCTAACAATGTACGTTACTAATAGTACTTCATCTGAAATAACAGTGAATTTTAATGGGGGGTCTACAACAGTTTATTGGGGGGCGGAATACGGCAATGCTGCTCCTAAGCTAGCAGGAGATAAAACTAATTTATACACTTTTATTAACATAGACAATAAGATATGGGCTTCAGCCGTTACTGGATATAATTTCTAATGGGACTAACTTTTCCAACAGCTTTTGTTAAGAAGCAGGATTCTTCCGAAGAGGCTCCTACTATTTCTTGGCAAACTGGAGCATTTTGGAGCCATGGGAACGGAAGCCCAACCCAACAAAACTTCTCCTTAAAGCAAAGTTCTAGTTTTCCTTTTAGCGTGGAAGTAGATGGGTTGGAAGATGAATATTATACAGAGTATGATGAGCTAATTGTTAATGATTATTCAAAAGCCTTACCTTCTTCATCTTACATTTACTACGGTTGGTTTTTACATGGAGGCGATGACTCGCTAGGAAACAATATAGATTTATCTCAATGGCATAGATTGAACCCTTGGGAAGTTTCTTCTGACGGTTTAAATGTAAGCATCCAAAATGAATCGGATTTAACAACCGCTTACACTAGTGGTTATTTTGATTCTGAAGACTATGGATTTGATTTTGCGCATGAGCATTTTAATAAATTCACCCAAAGCGGAGAAGCCACGGGAAGCTTTACTTTATCTAGTACTAAAACATTAACTATAAAAATTTCGGGATTGGGTAGCGATACTTCTCATATTTTTGACGGCAGCGTGAACGGACGAATACCAGCTCAAATTGACGTAGGTGAACCGGGAGACAAATCTATTTTTTCGAACACGATGACTTTATCTTTATATAATTCTACTACAGACACTATGATATGCTCAGGAAGGGCTCCTATGGATGATAGATTATTAGATAATTCTACATTAAAAAATCAAGAAGATTTAGGAGAAAATGATTTATCTTACAATATAGATGTTCAACAAGTGAAGCTTTATAACGTGGGAAGTCAATCAATCGTCAACACAAATCAAACACCAAACACTAAAGGAGAGCCTAGGGCTCAATCTACTAAATGGGTTGAACAAGGAAGCAGGGTAAATGGATATACAACTACAAACGGAATAGGAACTTTTACTCAAAATAATTTAGCGGCGGGAAATTACGAAATAAGAATAAAAGCCTCTACTTACGAACCGGAATATAATAGTGGAGCATTTTACGGATTTACATTTAGCTTTTCATAAATATGGCAACAATAAGATACGCAGGAGATAGATTTGTAGGTAATGTCGGTTCACCAAACAGTGATGCGACTCTTACCGGGGTATTGGATGGCGCGTATTATATTAACACCGGCAATCTTACTCAGTTTGTTAGAAGAACAGTTGGAGGCACTTCTCAATGGTCTCAGCTAGCTGGTGGAGGCGGAGGTGGAGGCACTCCCGGCGGAGATAACACTCAAGTCCAGTTTAATAACGCGGGAACTTTCGGCGGTGATGCTGATTTAACTTTTACTGACGGTAATCGGCTTAATGTTAATAAACTAGGCATATCTGGAAACATTTATGACTCTAATAATTCGATTGGAGAGGGAGGGATGGTCCTCACTAATGAGGGAACAACCGGCGTTAATTGGAAAAGTATTGAGTCTGTTTTATCCGGCGTTGGAGGTTCCGGCGTTGCTAATTATGTAGCTCGGTGGTCTGATGAGGATACTATAACTTCGGGTATTATACAAGATAACGGAGTAGCAGTCGGAATCAATCAAGCTGCCGATCCTAACAATACCCTTAGCATAAAAAGTATTGAAGACAATGCTAACCCTTTACAAATATCCGCTCATGACGGAGATAGCTTATTAGTATTTCGTCAAACTCTTGGAGACGGAAGGCTCTCCATAAAGAAGGACGGGGGAGTTGAAACCATAAGATTAGATTCAGATAACGTTTCTTATATTACTGGCGGCAATTTTGGTATAGGAACTGCATCTCCAGCTAGAAAATTAGAGGTTATTCAGACAACTAATCAGGCAGCAGCCGCTTTCGAAACTAGAGAAAACGGAGGTATAGCTGTTGTTGAGTTAAGAGCTAAAGACCTTAGTAATCCCACTGCGGGGTTGCCCGCAGCTCAAGGTCCAGCTTTAGCTTTTCAGGGTTACAATGGAAGTAGTTTCCAGTCGATGGCAACAATTTTTGCTTCCATGGAGGCTACAGCTGCTGCTAACGACATGCCTAGCAGCTTACTTTTCTTAACTACGCCTGATGGCTCCGCTTCCGCTACAGAAAAAATGCGGATTAAGTCTGACGGTAATGTTGGTATAGGAACAACTAGTCCCGATAGCATATTTCAAGTTTATAGCTCTGTATCTGCAATGATTAAATTGCAGTCTGCAGCGGGCAACAATGACATAGGAATTGATTTCTTCAGGGGGAGTGACAGAAAGTGGCAGATAAGAAATAATGGAAATGACGATAGCCTTTTTATTATTCCTCAAGGGGTGAATGATGCCGATGCTACATTTGCCATAAATACTACCGGCAATGTTTCTATTGGTTCAACAAGCTCCGCTTATGGTCGTTTATTTGTTGACGCAGCTACTACTACTGCAAACACCGCTTTAGCTATTAGAGGGCGTGATGCGTCTGCTAGTTACATCGCGCTTAACGTGATGAATAATGCTGACGGGGCGATATTCACTGTTCTAAACAACGGCAAAACAGAGATTACTCATGCTGGGGGTGCAGATTTAGACGTATTAACACTTGATAATAACAGAAATACTGCGTCGGATAAATGGGGGATTAAATTTCAAGATTCGTTTAGGACACGAGCTAGGATTCAAGCAGTTAACTTAAACACAGGTAATGCAAGAGCGGGGCTAGCTTTTGAGGTAGGTTTTTCTACTGATACGGTAGAGAGGATGAGGATAAATGACAACGGCAATGTTGGCATAGGAACAGATAATCCCGTATATAAATTTATAACAGTAGGAGGAGCCGGAGTATTTGACGTCACTAATGCAGCCGCCACAAATCATCATTTAACTGTATCAGAAGGAACCCCAACCGACTGGAGGCCGTATGCGGGAAGCACGACAGCAACGTTACAAATACAAAATTCTGCAACAAGGGGTTTATTATTGGCCGCTAAATCTACTGGCAGTCAACAGCTTATAACCAGTCAAGGTTTTGACATTAATGTAAACGCAACTGTTGGCACTAATGCTGGAACTGCAGCTTTATCAATTCTGTCTAATGGCAACGTTGGTATAGGAACAACTAGTCCAAGCAGACGTTTAGAAGTCGTTGATAGTTCAGCAGCCCAAATATTAGCGAAAGGTTGGGGTCCGGATTCTGCAGGGAATGACGGAGGAGCAATTCAACTAGGTGAAGAGAGTGCTTTCCATGGACTTTTGTCTTACGATAATGCTACATCAATTCTTTATATAGATAACGCATATAATAACAGTAACGGTGATATACGTTTTAGAACAAAAACTAGCAGCACAGCAATAACTCCTTTAACTATTAAAGGGGGTGGCAACGTTGGTATAGGAACAAATTCACCTAGTCATAGATTGCACGTTTTAGGTGCTACTACAGGTGGTTGGAATGGCTTGAATTTAAATGTAGTAATATCTTCGTCTAATACCTATGCGAATGCCCATGCTGGAGGCATTGCTTTTGGAGGAGCATACAACAGTAGCGAAACACAAACTGTTTTAGCAGGGGTATGGGCGAGTCGACCTAATGCTGGAGACGGGCAATATGGAGGCATGGTTCATATTGGAGCAAGGGAACACGGGACAGATAATATAGAAAAAGTTATAAATGTTAGTCATGCTAGCGTTGGAATAGGAACAGCGTCTCCGGGCAAGACTTTAGAGGTTATTGCTTCTGCTGATAATGACGGAATAGAAATAGGGTCATCAAGTGGCAACGTTAGAGTAATAGATTTCACAAGAACAACAACTCACGCTAACCCAACAGCTAGAATTCAAGTAACGGAGCCGGGAGCAACTCATACTTCCGATATGAGGTTTTTTACTTCAGATGCTTCTGGGAGTGTTCCAAATATTCTGGAGAGAATGCGCATTAAGTCCGACGGAAATGTTGGTATAGGCGTAACTGATCCAGATGCAAAATTAGAAATAAAAGGAACAGCTGGTAGCACTGGATTAACTTTCAAAACAACTGACTCATCTTCTAATAATACTTTTTGGATTCAAGATGGCGGAAAAGCTGGGCTTCATTATCATCCGTTTGTTATCAATCAAGATAATTCGGATACTGATTGTCCTGCTTCAACGTTCTTTTATGTTCATCACGCTTCGGCTCCATTCATAATTAAGAATGACGGTAAAGTTGGCATAGGAACAACGGACCCGGGAGTAAAGCTCAACGTGCTGGAAAATGCTGCTGACTGGGCTGTTATTATCAAAAACTCAAACGCTAATGGCTATGGCCTAAGCATAGACTGTTCATCGAACACGGGAACCACGGTATACGCCTTAGCTACCTATACAGGAGCGGGAACAGGCTTCTTTGTCAAAAACAATGGTCGTGCTGGTATAGGAACAGATCAGCCCGGAGCAGCAAAGTTAGATATTTATCATAACGGCGGTTTCACAGACGATCTTCCTACCGCAAGAATTTACCACAGAAATCAACCAGATTCTGGCAATAGCCGAGTTGCAGCTTTAGACGTAAATGTTGGAATGAACAATGGTGATTTGTTCCATCATGGATATGTTCAGCTATTTCAACATTTCACAGGAGCCGCTTTCAATTCTCCTAAACTATATTTCAGTTCCAATTCGTATAATAACTCAACTAACCATAGACAGTGGTGGGGAATACAAGCCCTAGCAGACACTACTGCAACAGGAGACAGGTTGGCGTTTACTTGTGACTTGTCTTCCGTTAATCCGACTGCCACGCCAGTCCACATAATGTCACTTCTGACTAATGGTAATGTTGGCGTAGGTTTAACTGTTCCCCTTAATAGACTTCAGGTAATGCCTTCTACATCAGGGTCAAACTCCTCTAACGCATCAGAAGATGCTGCATATTTTGGAGGAAATGAACTTGGAGGTATAGGTGGTTATACAGGAATACGTTTAGGAGGTCTTGGGACAGCTGGCTACGGAATTTATATACGTTCAGTTAAAACTACTGCTTATGGAAATTATTGGAACGAAGCTCTAACTTTTAATGTTACCCGGACCGGCACTCAATATACGATAGACGAGGCGATGCGTATTACATCTGACAGTAATGTCGGCATAGGTACAAATGCGCCTTTATCAAAATTCAACGTATTAGGCACACAAGGTAACTGGCGCGTTGATCCCGATAGCGTTTCAAACGAAATTCAGGTTCTCTCATCCAATACTGCAAATACTGGTTTTAGGACCTTCCGCTTACGAACTAACGAGACAATTTTTGATACTGGCGGTTCAGAACGGATGCGCATTTTATCTGACGGTAAAGTTGGCATAGGAACAACTTCTCCTGATGAGCTCCTTCATCTTAATAAAACTTTAGGGACCACTATAGTAAAAGCTGAAGTTGCATCTAATTCTACAGTAGGTTTTGAAATTAAGAAGACGGGAAGCACAACTCAGAATTGGAGAATTGTAGATGGTCAAACTGTTAATGGAGTTTTAGAATTTTACGATGTTACTGACACGGCCACTCGACTGGCTATTAAGGGCGACGGCCAACTCCAATTTAATTCTTACGGCAGCGGAACTCATACAGGAACTACTGCTTACCGATTATCGGTAGACTCCAGCGGAAATATTATAGAGACGGCGATTGGAGCAGGATATGTCGATGGCTCCGGTACCGCTAATACTATCCCAAGATGGACAGACTCCGATACGATTGGGGACTCCATTATCACAGTTCCAAGTAATACTTCAGTTCAAATGGCGGGGGAATTAACGCTAAACTATACCTCCCCTATTTTAAATATTGGCAAATTAAATACCTCAACAGGAAACGCTAAACTTCGATTTAATAGCAAGAACGGAGCGGCAGCAAACGCCTTCGATATACAGTTTGTAAAAACCGCCACCGAAGACAGGTTAGACTTTTTAGCAGGTGGCGCTACGCCGACAGTTAGTTTCCTAAATGGCGGTCAAGTCGGTATAGGAACAACAGTTCCAGCTGAAAGGCTTCACGTATATATCGCTGGGAACGATATACCTCTTAGAGTTCAGACTGACAATCACGTTGGCGTAGAGATAAAAGGAGGGGCTTCGCATGATATCTATTTCTTATTAGCGGATACCGCTACTAATGCAAAAATAGGATGGGACCATTCCGCTACCGCTTTGAAATTTAATGCTAGCGCAAGTTTTAATGACAATCATTTAGTGGTTAAATCTACTGGAGTTGGCATAGGAGTAGCTGACCCCGGAAACCCTTTGCAAGTTGAAAAAAGTTCATCAGCGACTTCAATAAGCAATGCCCAGAACGATAATGCTTTAAAGTTAAGTAACTATAGCACTGCTGCAAACGGGCAATTTGTTAGTTTGGGGTTATCTGTAGCGGGTACCGCGGGGGCTTCAGCCGACGCAGTTATCGCTAACTTTTATGGTTCAGCAGGAAACAGTAATCTAACTTTTCATACTGAAGCAAGCAATACGTTAGCGGAAAGAATGCGTATCCAATCTGACGGAAATGTCGGTATAGGAACAGATGCTCCAGCTTCGCTATTACAACTTTTAAGTGATGGGGCGCATGACGAAGGGGCGGAAATATTCTTAAAACATGCCAATAACAATACCACAGATATTGTTGGTACAATACTTTTTGGAAATAATGTCGGTGGAGTAGCAATGATTCAAGGGGGGACTACGGGAGCTAACAATACCGGTTACATTTCGTTCTCCACAGACAATGCTGGTACATCTTCAGAAAAAGTGCGTATTATTGGCGACGGTAATGTTGGTATAGGACAAATCGCCCCTAAAGCAGATTTACATATTGGGGGTTCATTCTCTGACGCTGCTAATGACTTGGGGACCGCAGCCCTAGCGATAAAACAAACTGGCACTTCTGCTGAAAACGGAATTTACATAGAAAGGACAGGAGAGAGAAAAGGTTATTATATAGGCATAAGTGGGGTAGATGGTTTAACCTTTAGGCGTAATTTTTCTGGTACTAAATCTGACATAATGTCGCTCACAAGGGATGGTAATGTTGGTATAGGGACAACAAATCCAGCCAACGCTTTACATGTTCATGGAAGTGCAGATGGTTTTGGTTACATTAGAATTACAGATGGGGGATTAGGAGCTACAGCTACAGACGGAGCAAGGATAGGTTACAACTCCTCTGCTTTGAGAATTCAAAACTATGAAAACTCTAATATATCATTCTTTACTAATAATACTACAGAAGCTTTAACAATACAAAATGACGGTAATGTTGGCATAGGAACAGATGCTCCCGCAACTATTTTCCATATACATACAGATTCAGCTTCTGCTCAAGAAGTGTTTTTTGATAATAATGGAGTGGGGCCAGTTGGTATTACTTTTAGAACAGATTTTGCTACTAATGCTGGTCTTGCTAATTTTATTCGTTTTGATGCTGAAGATGATGGAGGAAATAATACGCGGTACAGTACAATCGAATCATTTATTGTTGATAATACTGATACAGAAGAAGATGGCCGTTTAACGTTTAGTACTATAGTGGCGGGCACTGATACCGAAACCATGCATGTTGTTGGAGGTAATGTAGGTATAGGGATAAATAATCCAAATGCAAGACTAAAAGTTCAAACCAGCAACACTGATGTTGCAATTTTTCAAAGCACTCATGCTACTACTGCTAATTTTTACCTTTCCAATAATACGGCTACCGCTAACAATACCTCTAATCTATATTTTTGCCCTGCAAACGGAATCAACGGTGCATCAGTTCGCGCGATCGCCATAGAAGATTTTTCTACTTCAGCGAATAGGACTGCTGATCTATTTTTTGAGACCAGAAAAGATGGAACGATGTCTGAAAAGATGCGTATCTTGGCTGACGGTAATGTTGGTATAGGAACAGACGCTCCAGCAGCTTTATTAAATCTATTTAAAACTGGAGCTAATGATGCTGTATCTTCAGCTATTTATTTGCAGCGGGCAGCGGGTAATTATGGTTGCGCTATATTGCAAGTAGGTAATGGTACTGCTGGGACTGAAAAGTTAATGTTTACTGCAGGTCATAATAGTGACCCTATGTCGATAACTAATGCTAAAATGACCATCCAGCAAGATGGAAAAGTTGGTATAGGTACAACAGGTCCTGATTCAAAGTTAGAAATAGCAGGCGGAGGTTATAATTCATCGCTTAAAATAAAAGGCTCAGGTGCTGATACAGGAATACAGTTTGAAGATAGCGCGGGTAATACAGATGGTTATATATATGCAAACGGTGGCATGGTAGGATTTTTAGACGCAGGTACCCATTGGACAATTCAATGTAAGGATGATGATTATATCAAATTTCTCACAAATAACGGTACTGAGCATATGCGTATTACCTCTGTTGGTAATGTTGGCATAGGCACAGGTAACCCCACTGGTAAATTACAAATAGGCGCTAATTATACAATACCGGGAACTGCATATGGCGGTAATGATATTTATATCGCCAACACAGGTAGCCACAGCGACTATGATCCTTCTGTTACTAATACTGATGATTTTAGAGCGTTAATCGCTATTTCAGATGGAACGACGACTGGTCCAACAAAACCCGGTTTAATATTATATAATGACGACACTACCGCAGGCGGGTTCTCCCCAATGCTTCTTTTCGCAAAAAGGGAAACTGGATCTAGTCCTTATAAGGCGGCGACGGCAGCTATTTATGCTAGATCACCATTAGGTACAGGGAATAGCGATAGTTGGATTGATGGTGAATTAATTTTTGCAACGGCTGGTGCTGCGACGCAAGGCATCCGGCAAAGAATGGTTATTAATAAAGAGGGCCTTGTAGGTATAGGAACAAATAATCCGGGTTATCTTCTTCATGTTCAAGGTACTGGCCCTGATCTTCTCAAACTTAGGGCTACAACCGCTGGTAGTGCCACTGCACCCAAGATTCATTTTGAACATTCCAGCGGCGGAACCCAAACGGCTGATATAGTATTTGATCAGTCGGGGCAAAACAAGTTGAAGTTTACTACTTATTACCAGTCAGCCACAGATGGAAATTTAATACAATTTGCCCCAGCAGACACTGTAGCCATGACAATTCGTGGTGGAACAGGCTCTTCGGCTGGTTTTGTTGGTATAGGAACAACAGACCCGGGTAAATTATTAGAATTGGTAGGGGGAGGCTTAAGATTGCCAAATGGTGAATCTATAGATTGGAATAATGAAAATACTAGAATATTAGGAAGTCACAATAGTAATAAAATTCAATTTGATGTTGGGGGAGTATCTAATGTTTTATATCTTTCTAATGGAAGTGTTGGCGTAGGAACAAATAGTCCAGTAGAAAAATTAGACGTAGTTGGAAAACAAAGAATCACTCAAAATATTGTTTCTAACAATACGTATCAAATGCTAGCTTTTGGAAGCAATCGACCTATAGATGATTACGGTGGATTAAATAAAGACTATTGGAGGATAAATGTAGTTACTCCCGGTGCTAACACCACAGGAGAAAGTAATGGTCACAGTCAAGGAGACCTCAGATTCTCAGGCGTGACTGGTAGCAATACAACTTACGCTGATCGTTTTGTAATTCGTTTCGGTGGTAATATTGGTATAGGAACAAATACTCCAGCTACAAGACTTCATGTAGAGGACTCAACCGCGAATACTACTGCTACTAAAATAACAGTTCAAGGCGGGAGCCTTGGATTTACTTTAGGAAAAGCTCAAACTGCTGATCATTACGCTCATTTAAGACCTCTTGCAGACAACGCTATGGCATTACGCGTGATGCCAAATGGCACTACAGTTAGGGAATCGTATGTTGAGGTCTGGAACAAGGATTATGAAAACGCTGCTAACTCTACCTCTTGGCATAGAGGAATGTTCTATATTGATACGTCCAATGATGTCTATCTTCGCGCAGATGGGCTTGGAACAGCTGGAAGAGTTTATATAGGCACAGAGAATAATACTCAAACTCTTACAGTTCAAGACAGCGGCAATGTCGGTATAGGAATAACGAACCCCAGCGCAAAGCTTTATGTAAACGGTGCTACTTACATTAATAGCGACCTAACTGTCGACGGTAACATTAACTTTGAAACAAAGGGTGATTATATCACCTTTTTTGGTGACAATAATGCCCACCATTCTATTTCCTCTCGTAATTCTTCGGGTAATGCGGATGACGATATAAGAATTAACACATACGGTGGACTTTTCATAAATCTAGATAGTAATGGGAATGACAACGCAGAGTCGCATCAAAGGTTTCAAATAGGTAGGCACGCAGGCACAGGGGCAGTCTCAGCTAGTGACTTATTGTTAAATTTGTCAGGCGTAACAGGGATGTTCACGTTATATAAATACGGATCGGGAACTCATACGGGGACTGCTGCTTATAAATTATCTGTAGATTCATCCGGGAATGTTATAGAAACCGCAATCGGGGCCGGAGCAGTAGATGGTTCAGGTACAGCCAATAAGGTAACTAAGTGGACCGACAGTGATACGATAGGAAACTCCCAAATAACTGACAACGGAACGTCAGTAGGAATTAACGTCTCTCCAAATGCCGCTAATAAGCTGGAAGTAAATGGCCAACTTAGAGCTACGACTGGAATATTTGGTAATTCGTCAGTGAGTAATGTCGCCGCTAAACCAATTCACATCAAGTTCGGAGGAACTGCAGCGCTTCGGCTTGAAGATTCTACAAGCTCAAACTATGTCTATGACATTAGTGCTGACTTTACAAATGGCTTTAGAATAACGGATGTTACTAGCACTTTAGTTCCTTTCACTATTGCGAAAACTACAGGGAGTGTCGGCATAGGAACAACAAGTCCAGCCCAAAAACTTCATGTCCAAGGAACGACTTCAATAGTTCATATAGAGTCAAGCACAGCTAATGCAAATGCTTCAGTTTGGTTTAAGTCTAACGTAGGTGGAACAGTAGCAAATCGTTGGGAAATCGGTACAAATATATCTGCAGGCAGTTCTTTAGAAATTTACGACAGACTTAATAGTGCGTCACGAATGGTCGTTAAGAATGACGGCAATGTCGGAATAGGAACAAACAATCCGGGAACAATATTACATATTAAGCAAAATGATGCAGTTGGCCCAACTATATCCTTAACTAATAATTCAAAAACATCATATATAAATTTATGGGGAGCTACTGGCGGAGGAACCGACAGAACTAACCAATTTGAAATTAACGCAGTTAACACCGGCTACGGACTTACTCTTGCTTCAACAGACTACGTCCGTTTCAAAACTAACGGAATTACTGCGAGTGATGAAGCGATGCGAATTACTTCTGACGGTAGCGTAGGTATAGGAACCATAACTCCGGGGCAAAGACTAGATATTATTAATGGCGCTATAAGGATTTCTTCGAGTGGCGAAACTAAAATCTTTTTCAGAGAAACTGTTGCCGCTGATACTTACGCAGATAGATGGACAATAGGTAATGACGACGCAATTAATAATGCTTTTGTTTTTTCAACTGGAGCTAATTTTGCGAGTCCTAAATTAGTGATATCAGATGACGGAAATGTTGGTATAGGTGGAGACCCTGTTGGTGACTTGATGATTAGTCGTGGCACTTCGGCGGGAGCAGAAATACAATTCCATGGAACAGACACGGCTTACCACCGCTTAGGTATAAGAAAGACTGGCTCACGTTTAGATATGGGAGAGTATAATAATGCTGGTAGTGCTCTTACTCCTATATTAACAGTTGACGGCGATGGGGATAGGGTTGGCATAGGAACAACTTCGCCAGAAGCTTCATTGCATGTAAATGGAATCGTGAGGGTAGGCGTAGATGATGCAGGTCATGATGTTCGTTTTTTTGGTGCTACCTCTGGGCGATATTGGGAATGGGATGAGTCAATGGACTTAGTCCGAATGCGGGATAATGTTAAATCTGTATACGGTAATGGTGACGATCTGCAAATTTACCACGATGGTTCTAACAGTTATATAAAAGAAGCATCAACTGGTGACATAATTTTAGACACAAACAGCAATATTAGGTTCAAGTCTTCTACTGAGCACTTACTAAATGCGACTGCAAATGGTGCCGTTGAGTTATACTATGACAACAGCAAGAAATTTGAAACTACGAGTGGCGGAGTTACCGTGACAGGAACCTTAACTGAAACTTCAAGTATCGCTATAAAAGAAAATGTTGAAACTTATACTCCAAGTTTGGATATAATAAATAAAATCCGCCCAGTAAAATACAACAGAAAAGAAAATAAGAAGAAAAAAGAAATCGGTTTAATCGCGGAAGAACTTGCGGAATTGTTTCCGGAATTGGTCGAGAAGGACGAAAAAGGTAATCCTTCCAGTGTAAATTATAGTCGAGCAGTGACAGTACTGTTGGGAGGATTTAAAGAACTTTATAAGGAAGTTCAGGAATTGAAGAAAAGGATTTAAATGGCATCATTAGTAAATACAACTGTAACTTCGGCAGCAGGGTCTGCTGTAGCTCTGACCGCAAAAGGTGGTAATGATCTTGTTGATAATATATTACTGAACTTATTAAACCAATCTGGGGCTACCGTTCTTAATGTTAGAAATAATGGGGCTTTTTTTGGTACAGACGGAACCTTTACGGGAGACTTGACTGTAACTAAAAGTAGTGGCGCTACAAGGCTCCGAATTTTCTCTACAAATAATGACCCGTATATTTCATTTGGGGATAATGCCGCTAACTGGGAGGTGGGGATAGATAGGTCGTCGAGCTCTATATTTCAAATTTCTAATTCATCTGGGGTCCCGGGCACAAGTGTTAGGATGGCTATTAACTCTAACGGTAATGTTGGTATAGGGACAACCGATCCGGGACAAAGAAAACTTGAGGTCGTTGGAGCTGGAAATTTTAGTGGAATAGTTAGCACAAGTAGCAGTTTATTGGTTAATGCCACCGCCAATGGTGGGTTTGGGACAATAGAAAACCGACAAGATGCCAACACAAATGCGGATGGAATTGCAACTGTCAACACGGGAGGCAGTAGCCTTCGCCTCTGGGTAGACGGCGATCACAACAGAATAATAGGTGCTGGTTCCACAAATGTTTTTTCGTTCACCACTTCAGCTATTAGTTTGTTACATCCTGTTACCCTTACGGGAACCTTAACAATAACCAGTAACAACAATCTGGTTCTTGGTAACGGAGCCAACAACACAGGGTTTTTTAGATTTTATAACGATAACTCTACCGCTCATTATATTGACTGGAAATCTACGGGGGCTAGGGCATATCAATTTTTAGGATCATCTTCGAGTGCTGATTATGTAACTACATTTAAAAATGCAGGAAGTGGCGGTCATGACCTGAGCGTATGTGGCCAATTTAACGTCTTAAATGATGCAGCGAACACTACTAGGTTTTATGTTAGCGCAGATGGAGTAGTCCAATGGGGTTCTGGAGCTGCTCACGGAACATTAACATGGGATACAGATAAAGCTGTTATCGGCGGTATTGGTACAAATAATTTATCATTAGTCGCAGAAGGGACAGAGGTTGTTAACTCTACTAGCGGTACTTGGGACTTCAAAAAAGAAGCAAGATTTCCGAATAATACAGGATTATATTGGTCACATGCAGATGGTACTGCAACAGCAGGAATTAAGCTCGATACTTCGGACCACTTGGATTTTAGAACTGGCGGTTCTAATGGGCGAATGACTCTTGATGACGCTGGTAATCTTGGGATAAGTAGAACATCACCTTATGGGAAATTAGATATTGAGTCTACCGACTTAGGATCCTCTTCTGGTGACGTTTCGGTTGCGATCCGTTCCCAGTCTGACGTTGGTTCTAATACTATGTATTTACTCGAGGAGTATGTACGTAAAAGCGCAGGAACAGATTGGACAAGTGCAGGAGTTCGTTTGCAGGCTAAAACAGACAGCACTTACCAAGGTTATGTACAATTTAATGGAGATTCAAATAATTATGGACTAAGCTTTGGGGCTGGAGCAGGAGGGACTAGTTCGCCGGGGACTACGGCAGAGAGAATGCGGATTCAGAGTGACGGTAACGTCGGTATTGGTACTACAGATCCAGCTGCGTTACTTGAAGTCGGGGGGAATGCTGACGAATTTGGCCTTATAGGTAAAGCTAGAATTGGCAAAATGTTCTACACTGGTTTTGCCGCATTTGGGCATAGAGCTTTAGGTAATGTAGAAGGTAAATATGCCGTCCTACAAGACGCCGATGGAGGAAGTTACTTTAACGCAGCTTCTGGTCAAACTGTCTCTTTTAGAATAGCTAACGCTGACCAAATGGTATTAAGCTCAGGTCAATTAAAGTTCGTAGACAATAAAAAAATTATAATGGGAACTGGTAATGATCTGGAAATTTACCACGATGGTTCACATAGTTATATTCAGGGAACCACTACAGGTGATTTATATGTAACATCAGAAAACGATGATGTAGTTATCCGAGGCGCAGATGATGTATTTATTTATACCCAAGGCGGGGAAGACGCTATAATAGCTCGTGGTAATGCTGGGGTTGATATCTTTCACGACAATATAAAGAAATTCGAAACAACTGGTGCAGGGGTCACTATTACCGGCACAGCCACTGCTACAACATTTAGTGGAAGCGGCGCGAGCTTAACAAGTTTAAATGGTAGTAATATTAGTTCCGGCACAGTTGCCGCCGCTAGATTGGGTAGCGGCTCATCAATAACAACTAAATTTTTAAGAGGAGATAATACTTGGCAAACCGTTAGCGGAGGAAGCGGCACAGTTACTTCAGTAGCAACTTCCGGTGCTATAACCGGCGGCACTATAACCACTAGCGGAACAATATCGCACAGCACTGCAAACGGATATAAACATATACCGGCAGACGGCGCCGACCTTAAATTCTTAGCGTATGCAAGCGCAGGGACAGCCGAATGGGCAGGAGGCCTTTTAAATTATAGTGACTACGCATTATTTGCTCAACGTTATAATGACGGAAGTTCAGGAGGGGCTCTTTCTGGGGGGCAATGGAACACTAGAATTTTAAATACTACCGTTGTAAACAATTATACCACCGCTAGTGCTTGGGCTTCCTTAGGCAGCAATCAGATCACCCTGCAAGCGGGAACTTATTACGCTAGAGTTTGGGCTGTAGCTTATGATATAGATGAACAACAAATAAATTTAGCTAATGTAAATAATAGCAACCAATTAATGCTGTCAGCACCTATGAGTGCTAGGGGTAATTCAACTCTTAATTCAGCAGTAACTATGTCCGAAGGTACTTTCGCTATTACCACGAACGGCCACAAGCTAGTAGCTTACCACTGGGCAAACTTAGCCGAGACAAACACTTATGGAGGAGGAAGGCCTTTAGAAGGTGGTAGTACTAGTCCTATTGCAGGAATAGATTACGATTACGACACTTATGTTAGCGTACAAATTTGGAGAGTAGCTTGATAAACATATATAAATAATTATGGGAAAAATGCATTTACCACTTGTCCTAAGAAGATTGGGATATTATGTCGGACCTAAAACATGGTGGGGTCCTTGTTCAACTAGTGACGATACATACGAAGACTTAGCTGCAAATTGGCCTACGGGAAACGCGCCTTTAAAATCAAAGGAAGAGTTTGAGTCTACGTGGGATATTATAGAGGCAGAAATAGAAGCTGCGCAGTATAAAAATCAACGAGTTGAAGCGGTGTCAGGGTATGCCCCAGTTTCGGATCAATTAGATATGCTTTATTGGGATATACAGTCAGGAGTTTTCGGCGAAAGCGCCAAGAGCTCTCAATGGTTTCAGAGTTGCAGTGGCGTAAAAGCCACTTACCCTAAATCAAGTTAATATCCTCATTTTTTCATGACCTACAACAATCTGCGGATCAATAAAAATTTTGAATCCAGCTTTTTGAGCTAGATGGCAAAACGCAACGTCTTCAGAACAATAATCTTCTAAATCGCCTATTTGTTTTTTAAGTTGGCAGAACCATGGGTATTCAACTTTTTCAAATACGCCTTTTTTAATTAACATAAAACCCATGCCGTTATAATCAACTTCCATCAAACCTTTATGATTAGCAACATCCTGTTGCTGCAAGAAGTAAAATGAGCCGTTCTTTTTATAAAACTCTTGATCCCAATCTTTAACGCAAGCGAAGTTCTGCCCGTTCTCAGTTTTGTAAATTCCAGAAACTATATCTTGATCGTAAGACATTAACTTCTGAATTTGTTCAAAAGAAAAAACTATATCTGAATCGATCCACATTATATATTCGTAATCGATTTTACCATCAAAAGGTTTTTGGTGGATACCGCGCCTTACGTCAGCGCCGAGACACAAACACCTCGCGTAACTAACCATTGAAGAATATTTATTAGAGAGCAGCGGGTTGATTCCATTCTTAATGCATTTAAGCAAAGTATCAGTCCAGCAATTTAAAAATTTCCCCGAAAACTCTCTTCCCGGAATCGCAAAAATAACATTCTTCATGTGCAAATATTTTAAGGGTAATTTGGAATTATGTCAAACAATAGTGTAATTTAAATAGAGTAGTTGCAACTTGAGCTACCTTTAATCAAAGTCGGCGCAACATATTTACTACTTGGCTCATAGCGAGCGAGTAGAGCCTCACCCAGCTGATGGCGACGGTAGCAAAAAAACAAAAGGGTGAGCCACTTTTATTATGCTGACAGTCAGCGACATTAGTTTTCTAAGCAAGAAAACAAAGTTAACTAAGGAGAGAACCCATCTTCTTTTCGAGGAGAAGGAAGATGGGGATTTGGTTCTTGAGCAGTTAGGAAGCAAAAGACTCACAAGAAAAGAATTACTCGAATTATCCTTCCCTCTATTCATCAAGCTATTGATAAATAAGGAAGCTAAAACCATAAATCAAAAATATAAGAATTATATCGCAGACTTTTTTGGGGTTTTTTATCCAAGGATAATGATGGCGGAAAGAATCAAAACTAAGATTCCAAGGAAACATAATGAAGAAAACGCTCAATATTTTTTCACTTTAGCTTCTTTTTTCGCCGAGGATATGGCTGCTCAAATGTCAGCTATGCAAATTCAAAAAGTTTTAAAATACACTATGGACTCCTTCGTTGAGTTCAAAGGGAAAGACTATGTAGCTGCAATTTCAGACAGTTACGAGTACGTCGAAAAGATCAAAAAAAAGTGGATGAACTGATTTTATAGTGTAATAAGATTTGATATGAAAGCACTTTCAGGCAAAAAGACCTTCTTCACCGCAGGTGCGGCGGTCTTGACGGCTCTCGGCGCGTATTTCGCTGGAGAGGTAGATCTCACAACAACTATTCAAAGCTGTTTTGCAGCATTAATGGTGGTATTTCTTCGAAAAGGAGTTACTTCTGAGGCTCAAAAAGCCGCAGCTCCCGCAGAAGATAAACCCGCCGAATAATGTCTTGGCTCAAAAATATCTTAAATATTCTTGCTTCTTTGTTTAGCGTATTAGACAAAAAAACTTTGTCTTATGATGAACAAGTTGATAAGATAAAAAGAGATAAAAAAGAGCAGGTAAAGAATGACTGGAAAGATACTCAAAACGAAATTGATCGCGCTTTTCGCGCTGCTAAGTCTCGTCAGCGGATGCAAGACGACAAAGACTGACGTAATATCAATCCCTCAAGTTCCTCAAGATGTCGTCCAAAGGATGATGACTCACCCTCAGATTGATAAAGCTTGGGAACATGTACCAGAATTTACCAGAGACGCTTTGAAAACAATTTCAGATCAAGCTGCAAAGCTTGAATTGGAAAACCTAGACAATAACTAATTATGAAGAACATTATTGTAATGATCGTGCTGCTTGGGCTGGTTTCCAGCGTCAACGCAGGAGAAAAAAAGGAAAAATGGTTCGGCGCAGGTGTTAAGCCTGATCCGCATCTAACTATTCCATTCCTTGGAGTAAAAACTCCGTTACCAACTGTTTGTGCAGGAAAGGACGTTTCGGCTTCCTTTGATTTTAAATGCAGCAAGCAGAGCATAACCTTTAAACTTCCTTACTTCAAGTTTGATTGGGAATTTCCCGGTGTATCTGTAGGACGAGGGGACAAGAAGGTTACTATCGGCAAGAAGTAATCCAATATAAATTACTTATGAGGAAGCTCTGGGCCTAAGGGTCTGGAGCTTTCTTTTTTCCATTTTTGTAAAAAAGGGTGTAGAATATATAGTAACAATGGACGATTTAAACAAATTAGATTTTGACGTGTCTTATGACGCCGACTTCTCGAAAGAGAAAACTAATTTGATAGATGTTTATGCAAGAAATGAAGAGGTTGTCGAGAGCCAAAAAGAGGAAGACAAACTTATATCTTTTTCTGCTGATCTAATTAATTGCTTCAAGGACAAGGTTAAGAAAAGCTCCAAACGTTTAAGGGTTGATTCATTAATTGAAACATATAAAGCGGCCGAAGAAGCTTATAACGAAAAAATGGAATGTACTTTAGGGGAATGGTGCATGGCTAACGTAAACAAATTCTTGAATATAGCAGAAGGGAAGCAATTTGATTTAGACATTTCCGCCGCTAGAAAAGATTTAAATCATTATAATCTTGAAATTGATTTTAATAGTGTGGACGAATTATATATCGAAACACGAAAAGAAGCTATTAACAACGCTATAGCTTCTCATTGGATGGAAATTTAAAAATGAAAAACTGGAAATATACCACTACTTTTAGTTCGGTGATAAAACCGGTAGTCTCGGAAGAAAAAGATAAATATTTAGCATTAGCCTCCATGGTTGAACTTGAAAAGTTTTTGCCAGAGGTTGACGTAGAGAAAAACGTCGATCTTCTTCCTGTTGCTTTTAATGCATTTGTCGCTAATCGTGTTAACAAAAACGGAGATGTTGTTGATACTGAGACGGCTATTGCAATGTATGACAACTTTAAAAACAAGCCCATTAACATTGAGCATAATAGAAAATCCGTTGTAGGAACAATTCTTACCGCGGGTTTTTCACGTTTTGGAAGTGATGAACCACTAACTAAAAATCAAGTTAAAGATCTTAAAGAACCATTCAATGTTACTCTTGGAGGAGTAGTGTGGAAGGTTGTTGACCAAAACCTCGCCGACAAAATTGAGAGTTCAAGTGATCCTACTAGTGAAGAATACATGGGTATTAGTGCTAGTTGGGAATTAGGTTTTAATGAATATAATTTAGTCGTTTTAGAAGCTGACGAAAAGAATATAGAAAACGCGCTAGAAATTTCTGATCCTGAAGAGGTTGAGAAATACGCATCAAAGCTAAAAGGTTTTGGTGGCGAAGGAAAATTTGATGATAACTCGAATATATATAGAAAAGTTATCAATAATGTAGTTCCTCTTGGTATTGGTTTAACCGCTAATCCAGCCGCTGATGTACAAGGAGTACTTACAGAAAAAGGAACTGAAGAACATAAAGCTTTGGCGAATGAGGATCTTGAAAAAGAAACGATTTCCCAAAATCCAGAAAATACTGTAAAAACAAAGAAAGTAGAAGCTATGAAAATAGAAAATCTAAAAGACATAACGGATGAGTCTCTGCAGACTTTGACTGCTTCTGCTATTCATGAGTTTATTCAGGAAAGCCTTAAGAAAGCCTCGGAAGAATACACTTCTAAGCAGACTGAACAAGAGGATTCCTTGAACGAGGCTCGTGAAAAGCACGAGACGCTCTCCAAGGAACATGATTCCTTGAAGACGCAGTTAGAAGATGTAGTAGCTCAATTAGAAAAGCTTGAGGCTGAAAAGGCTGAAGCTACAGCACTAGAGGCATTCAATCAAAGGATGGCTTCTTACGACGAGCGTTTTAAGTTGACGGATGAAGACCGCAAGGTAATCGCCGCTCAAATCAGAGACCTCGACGATGAAGCTTTTGCTGAATTGGACAAGACTCTGTCAGTTCTTCTCTCTACAAAGGCTCACGCTGACGAAGAGGAAGAGGCCCCTGCGGAAGATCCAGCTCCGGCTGAAGCTCCTGCCGAGGCTCCCGCTGAAGAACCGGCTCCCGCTGAGGAGCCAGCACCTGCCGAGGCTTCTGCTTCTGCAGTTAAGGACGTTGTTGAGAGCGCAGTAGATAATGCAAAGACGGAACCCGTAAACATCCCGACTTCTGCTCCTGCTGAAGAACCAACAATTATGGAAAAATATGGCAAGGCTTTTGCCATGGATGGATTTGTGTTTACAAAATAAATAGGAGATAATTATTATGGCAAACGAAAGATTAATGCCCTTTAGGGATTATAGTGAGCACGAAGTTATCAATCTTTTCGCTTTTGGAGATGACGCCGTCACTCTTAGCACAAGCGACGTGATTCAAGCTGGATCAGTCGTTAAGGTTAAGACTGGTTGGCAGAACGACCAAGAAACTGAATTTATTGGTGACGTCGGTGCTAGTTACAACAATACCGTTTCTCAACGGTATGGAGTCACGGCTGAAGTTGAGTTCACCGATGGTGGTGCTGACGAAGCTGCATTAGGCATCACTCTCTACGACGTTAGAGAGTTTGATGAAAACGGTGAAGCATTGAAGTTCAATCCGCGTAAAGCTGCTGAGCTTCAGGCTGTGTTGACTGGTCAGGCTGTACCGGTTTGTACGAAAGGACTTTTCCTTACGGCAACTGGAGCTTGGAATCAGGGCAACGCCGCTGCTACTCCTCTCGCAATCAATGTAGATGTTTTTGCTACTGGAAATGGTAAACTTACCACTTACGGCAACAAATCTCTTCAAAATAGAATCGGCAGAACCTTGGGCGGTCCGGATGCGGACGGTTCGGTTTTGGTTAAGTTCGACTTCACTCAAGGCTAATTATAATAGGAGAAAATTAATATGAAATTAAAACTTAAAAATACTCCGGAGCAGGTCGAATTGATTAAGGCTATGGGCTCCAAGAACCCGGAAGTTTCTCGCCCAGCGACTGAAGCTTTTGCGGCTTTTATTGGCCCCGTGGTTCAACAGGTTTTGCAGCAGGCTAATACCGCTGCCTACCTTTACACTGACGTAGAGTACGATGAAGATGATAACCCGAGTTATCCTCTTGATTTGTTTTACGAGCAGAACGGCAAGGATAACTACGTGACTATTTGGTCTCAGCATATGGCTGGTGGTATTCCTTCTTCTCAGATCGCTGGTAATGCTGAGCTTAAAATCTCTACTTACAAGTTGGACAGCGCTGTTAGCTTCCTTAAGAAGTACGCACGTAAGAGCCGCTTGGACGTAGTGAGCAAAGCTGTTGAGCGTATGTCTAACGAGATTCTTGTTAAGCAGGATCGTAATGCTTGGGCCGTTATTCTTAAGGGCTTGGCAGAAGGTAAGGGTAAGTTTGGTACCGGTAGTGCCGGTAGCCAAGTTATCAACGCTGGTAATACTACATTTGGTCTCTCTCAAATCAACCAGATGATTACGAAGATGAAGAGAATCAATGCTTCTTATGCAGACGGTACTCCTACTACTTCTTACTCTAAAGGCTTGACTGACATTTTCTGCTCTGCAGAAGTTGTTGAGGACATCCGCGCTATTTCTTATAACGCATTTAAGGATGACGCAGCATTCGAGCAGGTTGGAGACGGAATCAAAGACGAGATGTATCGCGCTGGTGGCGCTAAGAGTCTATTTGGTATTAACATCATTGACTTGTATGAGTTTGGTGATGGTCAAAAATACAACACCTTGTACTCTTCTAGCGTATGCGGTGGTACTCTTGCTGCTAATCAGGAAATCGTTGTTGGTGTTGATAGATCTACTGAGGCGTTTGTTCGTCCAGTGGCTCGCAACTCCGAGACTGGTGGTACCTTTACCGCTCTTCCGGATGACCAGTTCGTGACTCGCCAAGACAAAACCGGTTTTTACGGTGGAGTCGAGGAAGGACGCGTCCTTCTTGATGCTCGCGCTTTGGTTGGTCTGCGTATTCAGCTCTAATTAGAAATAATTAAAGTTATTTAATTAACAACCCCGGTCCGCAAGGGCCGGGGTTTTCTATTTTTTAGAAAAAAAGTGTATCCAATTATAATATAAAAGGTAAGATTATGGCAGCAAAAAGAAAAACTAACAAAAAAGCTTCTTTAAAAAATATGGCTCAAGCCCATGGCAAAGTGGAAGAATTTGAACCTACTACCCTAGATCAAGTTTGGGGAGACAATGGCATGAATGCATATGGAACTATGGATGAAGTTAAATATCAAACTAGATTAGACGACATGAACATGTCAGATATGCAAAGCCACGCTTCTCAGGTAGGGATAATCCCAATTGACAATAGAAATATGCTCAGAGATAGGCTTTTACGTGAATTCAGAAAACATGTTGCAGCTTATCAGCGTCCTATTACTCCTATCGAAGAACCTCAAGCTGTAGATAAGGAAATCCAGAAAATTCTTTCTGAAGGAAGATAATATTTCAGAAAAAATGCTCATATAGTGTAATAAAACTATATGGCAACGGTTTATAATTTTAGCGCGACACAAGGGTCACAGCTAAGTGTTAGGTTAAATGTTAAGGATGCAAGTGGAGACGCTATAAATCTTAGCGGCTACGGCGTAAGAGGAGTAGTAAAATATCGTTATTCTAGCGCTGATAACTTAGTTAATTTAGACCCTACTATCGTAACAGGAGACACAGGAAGCGCTTATCAAAGCGGCTTAGTTGACGTTTATTTAAGTGGGTCGCAAACTTCAGGGTTACCGGTAGGTCAATTTGTTTACGATATAGAAAAATTTCCGACGGGTGCTTCAAATCTAGAGGGAGCCGTAGATAAAATATTAGCAGGCGACTTTTTCGTTTTTCCTCAAGTAACCACTTAATAAAATGAGCACTCAGACTGTAGTCGACGTTGTAATAAGCGGTTCTACTACTACTGTAGTAGATAAGCGTATTGATGGCGTTACTACTGTTGCTGGGGCTCCTCCGGTAACCAACGTCAGCGGACAAATACCTGATTTAGGTGTCGACACTGATATATTAGCCACAGAAGGGGATATACTTTCCCTGACTAATGACGTAGCTAATCTTCGCGCTAATTTAATAGTAACAGGCACTACTCTAACAGATGAGATTGGAGTGTTGAGCGGTCATCTTATTTCTACTGGAAATAATTTAGAATTCCAAATCTCCACTCTTAGCGGGAATCTTATAGCCAGCGGAAATAATTTAGACTCTTTAAGGGACGTGCTAAGTGGTAACCTAATTACCACTGGTCAAGATCTATTAAATAGAATTACTAATAGTAATACTGACATTTCTTCGCTGCAAACCGCTACTGGATTACTAAGTTCGGCTACAGGAGACCTTCAAGAAAATAAATTTAGTAAAGCTGGAGGGACAATTTCAGGCTCCATAATCCCTGACGCAAGCGGAACCTTGAATCTAGGTAGTGAATCCAAGCCTTTTTTAAGTGGTCATTTCAAAGATTTAAAAGTCTCTAACAATACGTTATTTATTGGAGACGTACCTATCCATTCCTCTAAGGGAGGGATAGATTTTAGAAGCGCTACAGGAACAACAGAATTTAAAGACGTTAGCATTAGAAACCTTACTGTAACAGGGACGGAAGTTATAATTGACGTCGAGCATTTAGGGGTAAAAGACAATACTATCGTTATCAACAGCGGCGAACAGGGCGCTGGTATAACTGCAGGTTCCGGAGGTATAGTTATAGACAGGGGCACGTTACCTGATGCAGATATAATTTTCAATGAAACTAACGACAATTTTGAAATAGATTTCCCTCTCTCCATAGAAGGAAGTTTAGCGGTCAAGAGAAGTGAAACTGGGTCTTTTGCCGATGATTCTGATATATCTAGCGTAACTACTAATCTAATCGCCACGGGTAGAAATTTACAAACTCAAATATCAAATAATGATAATGATATTTTAACTTTAACTAATAATTTAAATTCAACAGGGCAGACTCTTCAAGTCCAAATAGATTCAAACGATTCAGATATATCGACTTTAACAAGTAATATTTCTACTACAGGGCAGACACTGCAAACTCAAATCACAAGTAACGATTCTGATATTTCTTCTTTAACATCAAATTTAGTTACCACGGGGCAAACCTTAACAACTAGATTAGATCAAACTGTAAGTAATTTAGCTACCTCTGGGCAAATTTTACAAACACAAATCACTAGCAATGATTCTGATATTGCTACGCTAACAAGTAACTTAAGTAACACCGGAGAAGCCTTAAGTGGGAATTTAATATCAACTGGGAATTTTTTAGATGCAGAAATAGCTATTGTTTCTGGCCTTACTACTGGAGTGGCTTCAGACCCTGCATTAAGCGGCAAAGTAGACGACTTAAGTGGCAACTTAATAACTACTGGTCAGACTTTAACTTCGGAGATAGCTATTGTTTCAGGTATAGCTACAGGGCGCACAGATACGAGCGAACTTAGCGGGAAATTTAATGCTTTAAGCGGTAATTTGATAACTACTGGCCAGACTTTAACAACAGATGTTAATAATGTTTCCTCCAAAGCTGATAATATTAGCGGTAATTTAATAGCAACTGGTCAGACCTTACAAACTCAAATCAGCTCTAATGATTCAGATATATCTACTTTAACGTCAAATTTATCTGCCACTGGCGAAACGCTAGAAACCGACTTAGGGGAAGCTGTAAGTAATTTGGCTACTACTGGACAGATTTTACAGCCGCAAATACATACTTTAAGTGGACACTTAATTACAACAGGGCAAACTTTAACGTCAGAGATAAATACTGTTTCAGGATTAATTACTGATAATGATGATGATATTTCTGATTTAAAAGCCGCCACCGGAGCACTGAAAACTTCAACCGATAATAATGCTTCAAATTTAATTTCAAGTGGAAATTTTTTAGATTCAGAAATAGCTATAGTTTCTGGAATAGCTGGGGGACAAGATGTAACAGCGTTAAGCGGAAAAGTAGACACGTTAAGTGGGAACTTGATCACCACGGGTCAAACCCTACAAACACAAATTACTAGCAATGATTCAGATATATCTAGTCTGACTAGCAATTTGATTACAACAGGGCAGACGCTAACCTCGGAAATAGCTATAGTTTCTGGCTTGACAACAGGGTCAAGTTCAGACCCAGCGTTAAGTGGTAAAGTTGATACGCTAAGTGGTAACCTAATAACTACTGGACAAACGCTTCAAACGCAAATTGCAAGTAATGATTCTAACATTACCACTTTAACGTCTAATCTTATTACTACGGGTCAGACCCTCCAGACTCAAATTACCAGTAATGATTCTGATATTAGCACTTTAACGTCCAATCTAATCACCACGGGTCAAACGTTAACAACTAACGTAAATACAGTTACGAATAACTTAGGGACTAGCGGTCAAACTCTACAGACACAAATAACGACTCTGCAAGGGCAGACAGGAGATTACTTAACTGAAGAGAGTACGAGTGGAACTTATTCTACTCAATTTAATATAACTGTGCAATCTATAGATGGGGGCAACAGATATCTATTAAGCGAAGTAACAGAAGGAAGTGCTTTTATTACTTCTCAGGTAGATAGGCTTGAGATAAATCTTCAAAGAGGTAATACATACAAATTTACAAGTAGTGCTTCTGCAGCAAGCCATCCATTTATAATTGTAACAGAAGGAGCGGGAGGAAATTACAGCAACGAGTATACAAGCGGAGTAACAAACTCAAGAGCAGCTGGAGTAGGGCAAAGCCTTATTTTTAGGGTGCCTCAAAGTGCCCCGCCAACATTAAAGTATCAATGCGGGCTGCACGCCAATATGGGTAGTACCATAAATGTTTACGACAATACCGGGAACTTAGTTGATAATTCAGTAACCGGCCAATTTGCTTCAGCCGCTAACTTAATTTCTACAGGGAGCTTCGTTGATAGTATTAGTGGAAATTTAATAACTACTGGTCAGACTCTGCAAACTCAGATTACGAGCAACGATTCTGACATTAGTACTTTAGATTCTACCACTGTTAAGCTGACAACTAACCAGAGTATAGCTGGAAATAAAATATTTACCAATGACGTTACAATAAATAACTTAACAGTCACGGGAACTGAAGTTATTGTTGATGTAGAGAATCTCGCAGTTAAAGATAATATAATTCAAATTAACAGTGGCGAAAGTGGTGCTGGGATTAGTGCAATTTCCGGTGGTATTGTAATTGATCGCGGAACTGCAACTAATGCAAATATTTTATATAATGACGCCAATGATAGATTTGAGTTGAACTTTCCTCTTGCTGTAGAAGGCGAAGTAGTAGCAAGCGCTTCCAACTTAATTACTACTGGACAGACTTTACAGACACAGATAACTACCTTACAAGGGGAAACGGGAGATTATTTAACAGAAGAAAGTGTTAGCGGAACTTATTCTACTCAATTTAACGTAAGCGTTGCTAACGATGGAGGAGGTAATAGGTATTATTTAAGTGATGTAACTGGGCCTAGCCATACAACTACGTCTCAAGTTAAACAATTAGAAATATACCTTAACAGAGGTGATACTTATAAATTTACTACAGATTCTAGTACCAGTAATCATCCATTCTTTTTTGCTACTCAAGGAAACGGAGGAAATTATACTCACGAATACACTTCAGGAATCACTAATTCTAGAGCTCAAAATGGAGGCATTCTTTACTTCAGGGTTCCTCAATCAGCGCCAGACGTTCTTTACTATAATTGCGGTCATCATGCTGGCATGGGGGCTGAAGCTAAAATTTATGATAATACAGGAATACTAGCTTCTAGCTCTGATCTTATATCAACAGGAGCAGCGCTTCAAACACAGATTACTTCAAATGACTCTGATATAACGAGCCTTACAAGTAATTTAATTACGACTGGTCAAACACTACAAACTCAGATAACTAGTAATGATAGTGATATTTCTACATTACAAAATTTAACAGGAGACTATTTAACAGAAGAGAGTCTCAGCGGTACTTATTCCACACAATTTGATATAACCGTGCAATCTATAGGCGGTGGGAATAGGTATTTATTAAGTGAAGTAACAGATGGAAGCGCTTTTACTACATCTCAAGTGGATCGACTTGTAATAAATCTCCAAAGAGGTAATACGTATAAATTTAGAAGTAGCTCTTCCGCATCAAGTCACCCATTTATTATTGTGAGCGGGGGCGTAGGAGGAAACTATAATGATGAGTATACGAGCGGCGTAACAAATTCCAGAGCGGCGGGAGTAGGTCAAAGTCTTATTTTCAGGGTTCCTCAAAACGCTCCAGCAACATTAGGATATCAGTGTGGATTACATGCCAACATGGGAAGCACTATAAATATTTATGATGAAACTGGTCAATTTGCCCTTAATTCTAATTTAATTTCAACTGGAGTTGTTGTTGATGATATTAGCGGGAATCTGATTACTACTGGCCAGACACTGCAGACTCAAATTACTAGTAATGACTCTGACATCTCTACGTTAACAAACAACTTAGTTTCAACTGGCTCAGTGGTGGATGACATTAGTGGGAATCTAATTACCACCGGTCAAACGTTACAAACGCAGATAACTAGCAACGACTCTGACGTCACAACATTGACTAGCAATTTGGTCACTACGGGCCAGACGCTGACAACCAATATTAACACAGTTTCCACAAACTTAATATCAACTGGAAAAGTTGTAGACGATATTAGTGGTAACTTGATTACAACTGGGCAAGCTTTACAAACCCAGATTACATCCAACGATACGGACATTACAAATTTAAGTAGTAATTTAGTTACTACTGGCCAGACGCTCACGACAAACACTAATACTGTTGCCACTAATCTTGTGACTACTGGCCAAACTTTAACTTCAGAAATAAATACGGTATCAGGTATAGCAACAGCAGGAGGCACTAACGCTGGCCTAAGTGGGAAAATAGATACGTTAAGCGGTAACTTAATTAGCACAGGTACATATTTAACTGATGAAATAGCCATTGTATCAGGATTAATTCCCGCTGCTGTATCTGGAACCATAGATGGCGGAGGAACTGCTAACAAGGTTCCATTATATAGCGATGCAAATACAATAGGGGATTCTGTAATATCTCAATCAAGTAGTAAGATAGGGATAGGAACAGCAAGTCCTTCATCTTTACTTCATGTATATGGCGCAGACCCAGTACTAACAATTCAAGATTCAGAAAGTACGGTAGCTAGCGCTTCGGCTATTTTCCGCATAGGGGAATCTGACGGTAGCGCAAATCTAAATAACAATTTTAATATAAAATTTGTAGGAACTGCTAGTGGAGGGGATTTAGATATTAGTAGATATAATAGCACTACATTAGCAAATCAAGGCATTAGAATAAAACATGATGGTAATGTTGGCATAGGAACAAATGCTCCGACTGCGAGATTAAACGTTAAAGCTAGTGGGTCAACCGTAGATCAAATAGCAGTCACCCATTCTGGTAACACGGTTGAAATTGCTCAATTAGGACAAAGTGCTAATGGTAATTCAGGGGGAGCTCTGCTGTTAAAAAATAATGGCGGAACCGACAAAATATATTTAGACGCAGCTGGGGCTTCTTATCTTAGTGGAGGCGCTGTTGGCGTAGGGACAGCTAGTCCAAACGCTGGTTCGTGGAGTAACGCCGTAACTATTCAAGGCGCAAGTTCAGTTGGTCTCGAGTTAATGAAAGGCAGCAGCTTGTACGCTTTCATGGGAGTACAAGGATCTGGTTCTGGTCATGCTTTAGATATTGCTGCGTATCAAAATCAATCTATTAGACTTAGGGTAGGAAGTAATGCGGGCACAACGGCTGTTACCATAAGTAACGCTGGGCAAGCTACATTTGTTGGAGCTATAGCGCTTTCAACAAATACTACTCCAAGCACAAGTGGGGGAGAAGCATTCCTTTACAAGCATAGCTCTAATGGAACTGTCCTAAGTGGGTATAACGCAAGTATTGAAACAGGCAGCGCAGGATCACGTTCAGTTAGGTTGGCAATTAGTAATACTGGAGCTACTACATTTAACAGCGCCTTTACTTTTCCAACTGCAGATGGTTCAGCAGGGCAAGTATTACAAACCAATGGAAGTGGAACAGTAACTTGGGCTACGGTTAGTGGTGGCGGTGGGGTTTCAGGTTCAGGCACAGATCACTACATTCCTCGCTGGAATGGAACGACAGCTCTGCAGGACTCTGCGATAATCGCTCTTGATAGCGGGAGCGTGGGTATAGGTGTAGCGACTCCAGATTCAACACTTCATGTCGCAGGTGATATTAAATCTAAAGGCGACGGAAAAAGGATTTTACTAGAAAGTAACGATTATTTAGTAGCAGCGCTAACTCGTCAAGGCACTAGCGGCTCTGCTGCGGATCAAGGGGGTCTTGAGCTGTATACTGCAGGGACAGCTAAGGTAGCTCTTTTTGCTAATACTACTTCATATATTAATAATGGAGCTAATTTTGGCATAGGGACGAATAGTCCTGTTGCAAAACTTCATGTTCACGAAACCACCGCGGGGAGAATTCAGCTTACGAATGGCACTTCTAACGCTACTACATCTGATGGCCTAGCAATCGCTGCGGAGCTTTCAACGAGAGCTTATTTTTGGTTGTATGAAAATGCGTATATGCAGTTTGCTACAAACAACGCAGAGAGAATGCGTATTGCGGCTGACGGGAATGTTGGCATAGGAACAAATGCGCCAGCATCTTTACTTCATATATATGGCTGGACAATTATAGAAAGTGCCTCAAACTTTGCTACTCTTCGTCTTAAATCTACTACAGGTAGTTGGGATATAGATAATAATAATGGTACGTTTGGTTTGCAATGGGCCGGGGGAGATAAATTTAATATTACTTCCGCAGGGAGCGTTGGTATAGGCACAAATAATCCGGCTAAATTATTAACTGTAAGATCTGCCACTTCACCCATAATTGGGCTTTACTCCGGATATGCAGATAGCAATACCCGAAATTGGTCTATAGGCACTAATAACGGAGCCTACGGTGATTTTACTATCTCAACTTCTGCGGCTAAAGGGGGTGATCCAACCGCAATAAAATTGTCGATCCTGAAGGAAGGTTCTGTTGGTATAGGAACAGTAAGTCCAGCCGTACCTCTACATATTACTAAAAGTGCCGTAGGGGATAATGAAATCCCCGAGGTGATTAGACTTTCTACCTTAAACTCTGCATCTCCAAATTGGAGCACGACAGATGGTTTATGTATTGGCGCTGAAATGAAAAAAGCCAATGGAACCACTATTACAAAACAGCCAATTAGGTTTCGTTATGATGGTGGAAATATGGCGACCACTTTTGAGGCAGGTAATGTTGGTATAGGAACGGATCAACCTCTCAATCTGTTGATGATAAACGGCAGCAGTCCTATAATAAGATTTAGAGATAGTAACGCGTCGGGAACCCCATTAGCTTATATAGACGCATCTGACGGCGCATTAAAACTACAAGCTGACGCTAGTGATGAGACTGCAAGTTCTTTTCTTACTTTAGAAGTAGACGGTAGTGAGCATGTGCGGGTTATCGCTGACGGGAATGTTGGCATAGGAACAAATGCTCCATCGAAAGCGCTCCATGTAATTGGAGCTGCTTTTATCGACAACACAGGAGCATCGGGAGGATTAACTGTAGAGGCTTCTAGTGAGGCTAGAATCACACTTCAAGCTGCCCAAAACACAGCTTATCATGCAGATTTATCCGCTCATTACAACTATACTACCCCAATGACTTTAAGCGGATATGGGGGAACTGTATTAGCTCAAAATACAGGAGTCACAAAAACGTTGCTGTACGCCAACAACGCCGAGCAAATAAGAATAACTGCTACTGGCGTTGGTATAGGATTGGGGGGTTCTGACCCTGCCACAAAACTTGAGGTAAGTGGTACAATTAGATCAGCAGCTTTTCTTCCAAAAATACAACTAAAACGAACTGGAAACGTAGTAGCCAACGGCGATATAGAATGGCTCGGTAGCGACGATTCTGTAGATTGGTCTATTAGGGCTAACTATGACGGGGGCGGAGATAATTTTAATATTAGGGAAGGATCAACTTCTAGGCTTTATATTAAAAGTGGAAAGGTTGGTATAGGAACAAATGCGCCAGCGCAGAAACTCCATGTTCTTGGAGACGCTATCAAATTTGAACGAGCCAGCAACGCAGTAGCATTACAACTATATAATAATGCTGCATCTCCCGCTGATGACGCACCATTGGGATACCTTCAGTTCATGGGGAAAGACAACGATGGTACCGCCAACATAGTTCATTCTGAAGTTCGAGGGGGAGTTCAGTCTAATACCAATACTGCGGTTAGTGGGTATCTGGCATTTTTAACGACCAATAATGCAACTGCTGTTACTGAAAAGATGCGGATAAAGGCTGACGGTAATGTTGGCATAGGAACAAATGCTCCAGCAGTACAGCTTCATATTGACACAACTGCACCTTGGATACGCTCAGAACATTCTACGTCTGGAGATTATTTGCAGTTAGGTCACAATGGTTCTGCGGCTTATGTTGATTTCTCTGCTGACGATTTAATTTTTAGATCAGCCAGCAATACAGAGAGAGTACGTGTCACGGGCGGCGGCAACGTAGGTATCGGCACGGCAAGTCCCAGCTCAAAGCTCCATGTCAATTCAGAAATTTCTTGCGGTGCAGACGACAATAACAGGGCCATGTTTGGCTATACGCCTAGTAGGTTTTATCTAGGGACGAGGCAGTCTGGCACTAATTACCTAAATACTGTAAGTGTGACATCAGGTAAAGTTGGAATAGGAACAAATTCTCCAACTCAATTACTAAATGTTTATCAAGCTGGAACTGTGTCTAATGGTTATTATGAAGGTGCTGTAAAAGTTGGAGGCTCTACAGCTTCTATAGGCGCATTTTTAGGATATAACGCTTCGTCCTCTGGAAGAGTTTCTCTTACTAATTTAAATAATACAGGTGGTAATAATGCGTTAATAAGTTTTGGATTCGGAGCGGCTACAGATGGTACCCCGGATACTCTTGCTCTTGCAATGAACCAAAATGGTAACGTTGGTGTAGGGACAAATGTTCCATGGGCTGGATTCCATGTTTTAAGACCTACTATAGGTGGTTTTAATGGCCTAAATTATAATGTAGTAATTGCTTCATCTAACACTTACGCAAACGGTCATGCGGGGGGAATTAATTTTGCAGGAGCATATAATAGCAGTGAAACTCAGACTTCCTTAGCCGGAATATGGGCGAGTCGACCTAACGCTGGAGATGGTCAATATGGAGGTATGGTTCATATTGGAGCAAGGGAACATGGGACAAGTAACATCGCTAAAGTTATAAATGTTAGCCATGCTAGTGTTGGAATAGGAACACATGTTCCTGCCGATACTCTTCATGTTTACGGCACAGGGACAACTGCTATTTTCGAAAGTACTAGTGCTAATAGCTATATATCTATTAAAGAAGCGTCAGGGGGAAATCATGTTTACCTTGGTAACCAAAATGGATTATTCGTAATCCAAACTCCGGGCTCTAGTTACTCAACTAAATTCCAAGTAAAATCTGATGGGAATGTGGGCGTAGGCGTTAGTCCTGCTTATAAATTTCAAGTAGGTGGAGACATCTACATGAATGGCGGCAATTTCCTCATGGATCATAACTATGAAATTAGATCCAAGGATAGCGGCGGAACAACTCGGACCATTGCTAGAGTTTCTAGTAATGTTTTGCAATATGGCTGGAGCGGCTCAGGTAATGTTCAGTTTATGGGTGGAGGTTCTTATACGGAGCGGATGAGAATCAATGCTTCCGGAGGAGCAGTTACATTTAACAATGCGTTTACTTTCCCTACTACAGATGGTAGCGCAAACCAAGTCTTGCAAACTGATGGAAGCGGGACAGTAGTTTGGGCTACAGTCAGCGGAGGCGGAGGTGGAGGTAACATCTCAGGTTCTGGAAGCGCAAATTATATACCTAAATTCACTGGATCTAGCGCAATTGGAAATTCAACTATAGCTACTAATGGTGAAGATGTAGCTATCGGGTCAACTGAATATGGAGTAGGGGGAACTATTGACTTAAGCGTAGGTAATCCGGGAACTACTACTGGGGGTATGACGCTTTGGTCTACTACTACAGGAACTCATTCTATTGGGTTTGGTGATGCTAATTCTGGAACAGCGCGTTATGAAGGATATTTAGAGTACTCTCACGCAGACAACTCAATGCGTTTCGGAACGGTTCATACAGAACGGATGCGGATTACCTCTGCTGGCAGTATAGGTTTAAACAAAACCCCCAATAGCCAATACAACCTAGACATTGAGGGGCAAGTGTTGCTCGGTGGCCACATGAATTTTAAGGCTACTAACAGTCTTCAAGGCATTGGCTTCAACCGAAACGTTCATACTGGGGCTATATACAGTTCTAGTTACTATGCGTACCAGATACACTCCAACAATAATAATTTTGAGATTCAACGGTACAACGGGTCAGGTACATTTTTGGGTTATGGATTAGTTTGTACTGCAACTGGCAACATAGGAATAGGAACAAATAATCCTTTATCAAAATTAAACGTATTAGGGACTCAAGGTAATTGGCGTGTTGACCCCGATTCTGTATCAAACGAAATACAAGTTCTTTCAAGCACTGTTGCAAATGACGGTTTTAGGACTTTTCGTTTACGTACTAATGAGACAATTATTGACACTGCCGGTTCAGAAAGTTTGCGAGTAGATACTGGCGGCAATCTCATACTTAGTAAATCGGGTGGTGCTTATGTTCAACTAAAAGATTCTTCTCAAGTCCGTGGTTCCATAAATGTCGAGAATGGTTCGGATGGGTTGGTGTTTACGACTGGGTCATCTTTTACTGAACGGATACGTATTAAGTCTGACGGCAATGTTGGCATCGGCATGGCAAGTCCAGCCTCAAGATTAGAAATAAAAGGAGCTGGCGGTGGAACGGGACTTACGCTTAAAACAACTGACTCTTCTGGTAATACTAATCTTTGGGTGCAGGATGGAGGGAAAGTAGGAGTACATTATTACCCCTTTGTAGTAAATCAAGACTACAATGATACTGATTGCCCGGCTAGCACCTATATGTATGTCCATGGTGCCTCTCCATTTATTATTAAAAATGACGGCAATGTTGGCATCGGAACCGCAAGTCCGAGCTACAAGCTCCATGTTACTGGTGGCGATGTGAAACTTACCAGTTATTCCAATTCAGTTTATTTTGGATCCACAAGGCTGCTAGGTTACGACTCATCTACTGCTGGTAATTTATGGATAATAGGTGGCTCAGGAGGGGCTAGTGGCTCATGCCGTGTTACTTTGGGAACGGGCTGGAATTGGGACACAAGTTGTGATTTTCACTATGCTCCCGGCACGGCTGGAGCGGGTAATGGCATACTGACAATTGGGCAGCAATCAAAAAACAACGCTAATTTTACCCACGGAATAACTCGCTTTTATACAAAAGGAGTAGAGCAGGTCCGCATAAATGTTGATGGTAATGTTGGTATAGGAACGAATGCGCCAAGCGCAAAACTTAACGTGCTGGAAAATGCTAATGACTGGGCTGCTATAATCAAAAACACAAACGCGCATGGTTATGGCCTTAGCGTGGACTGTACTGCTAATACGAATGGAACTGTTTACGCACTTGCTGCCTATACAGGCCTAGGAACGGGTTTATTCGTTAAGAATAGCGGTAATGTCGGAATAGGAACGGCACAGCCGCTAGACAAATTAGATGTGTACGGAACCGGTGCTATATTTAGAAATCTTTCTGATAATGCTGATTCAGTACAAATTGTAAGAGGCACTAACCATACAGCTAGTCCCGACGCTAAGTTTTATATATATGATAATTCAAGTGCGGATTGGGCCGCGAAAATTAACTTGGATGGTGCGAGTTATGGTTTAGATATTATAGGAGGAGTGAGCCACTTCTTGCTTTGCCGTGAGGCTAATGGGACTTCGTTATTGGAAGTCCATAACGGTAGGATGGTGGTTAATGAGGGCGGCAGGGACATGGACTTTAGGGTGGAGGGAGATACTGATGATTATCTCTTATTCACTGAAGCAGGAACTGACCGAGTCGCTATTTCTACGACAGCTCCCGCCGCTAAGCTTCACGTCGAAGGCGATTTTAAAGTAGGTACCACTAATAACGGTAACTGGATGGGTTATAAAGATGTAAGTTTAAATGGAAATACTTATACTACAGCCCTTACAATTAATTTAAACAACCATACTGGCTGTTATGTAAAATTATTCTTAAGTGGCGATTGGAGCAGTCATAGTGCCGTAGCATTTGTCGGTGAATACTTTATACAAAATGGAAGTGACGGATATGCAGAGCCCGGAACAGTGATAAGCGAATTTGACAATACGAATACTGATTCAATTGAATCAAAAATAGTAGACCCAAGTAGTGATACGTTTACTATACAATTAAAATTAAGCACCGCTGCTAACGGAACACTGGGAGGTAAACTAAGTTACCACGTGATGGGAATGGCAACGGCAGTATCATAAGGATTTATAATGGCAGATAAAACTATACCAGCATTAAAGATTTTAAGAGGCAAGGTTGGGATAAATACCGCAACGCCTAGTCAGCAGTTACATGTTAACGGGGAAGCATTTATTTCTACGGGTTCAACAAGTGTCCGTACTTTAAGCGGTATATTTAAGGCTGACACTATAGAAAACAGTGCTGGTGCATCTAACCTAAAACTTCAAACTGAATCTGGCGGCAATAAGCATATTGAGATAACCCCTAACGGTACAGGTAATGTCGGCATAGGAACAAATGCGCCTGCTACTAAATTGCAAGTTGCCGGTAATCTCAATCTAGAAACTTCAGGGGGAGATGTAGGTTTATGGTTACATAGAACTGATGCTAGAGAGTATAGGTTGTACGTTGATTCAAACGGGCTTCTCAACTTGAGAGATCAAGACGCTGGCGCGACAAGGATGGCGTTTAAGACTGACGGAAATCTAGGTATAGCAACAACCACCCCGGGCGCGAAACTACATGTTAATGGGGATGCAATATTTGAAAACAATGGTTCTAATATTAACATCAAGAACACTTGGTCCAGTGGCAACCATGATATTAATTTTATTGGTGGTAGTAGCGCGGGAGGATCAGCAAATAATACAGCCGCAAGAATTAGATGTTTAGCTACCGCCCCCGGTGGCGCGGCTACGGGCAGTCTTACATTCACGGTTAATTCTGGAGATACTTTTGTAGACGCTTTATACATTAAAGAAGACGGAAATATAGGCATAGGCACGCCAACTCCTACGGTTGGAAACCTACAATTAAGAAACAGTAGTGTTTCTATATTAGCGCTAACGAGGACAAACGGCAATGCAGGCGCTTCTCTTGGTATTATTCGTTTTGGTAATACTGACATTGATTCTAATTTGGCGAATATTGTTGGTTACCAAGACGGCACGAGTGACAGCGCGGCCATAGCTTTCCAAACACAGGCTACTGGCGCAGCTACCGCTACCCGAATGACTATTAGGTCTGGCGGTAATATCGGTATAGGAACGAATAATCCTTCTGTCAATTTAGAGATTTATGGATCTGGCCATGATAACGCTACATTAAAAATAACAAATGCTGCTAACTCAAACGCTAGACTATTATTGAATTCTGGCCACGGTAATTGGTCTGTATGCAATAGCGACACAATAGGGGACGCTTTAGAGTTTAGGGACGAAAGTGCTGGTGCAACAAGGCTTTCAATTTCATCTGATGGAACCGTTACCGCCAACAACAACCTTACCGTGAGCGGCAACCTTACTCTTGCTGGAGATAGTGCAAGCCGATTTTATTTTGCGTCAAAACGTGCACTAGAGGGACAAATTAGCAACAACTTTTTGGACGTAGGTGAGGATTTTGGCAGCACTAGAATGCGATCCTCAACGTCTGTCTACCCCACAAACAGCATAACGCTAGGCACATCATCTAACCGATGGTCTACTATATATGGTGCGGCTGGAGATTTTAGCGGAGTGGTACTAGCGGGTAATCCCTCTACTACTGGTGGCTCATGGTTGGAGAAGAATTATAGTGGGTCTAATAAACTTAACGTATTGTCATCTCATTACTCAAACGGCAATACTGTTATAGGTTACGGCGCAAAAGGGAAGACTTCGAATAGCGGTTATGTGGCTACCTATGGAAATTTTTCTGGTAACAAATCTGTTTTAGAAGTAGCCGCCGGGGCCTTCTATTTTAAAACCACCGACTCAGCAGCGCAGGATACTATTGGCGATGACATCACTTTAAATACTAGGTTGGACGTTAATAAAAATTACATGACGTTCACCTCGGCCGATGGGTCTGGGTTGCTTGTCAATCGGACATCGCATTCCGCTTATCTCCAATTTTATCCAGCGTATTCAAACGTCCCTACTATAATGGGTAAAGGGGCGGGAGGTTTGCATCTTGGGTATAACTCAAATACTAGCGGCATTCGGATTGACACTAGCAATAACGTAATTATAAAAGATAATATACTTTATTTTGGTAGTACCGCTGGAGGTTTTGTTTATAACGATTCTACTGTTATGAGACTTGCTGGCGACGGCGGAATAAAACTTCAAACGTATGTCGGCGGCTGGCAAGATAGACTAACAATAATTGATAATGGTAAGTTAACATTCGGTAGTTATGGTAGCGGAACTCATACAGGAACCGCCGCTTACAAATTGGCCGTTGACTCAAGTGGTAACGTAATCGAAACCGCAGTTGGTGCTGGGCAAGTGGATGGTTCAGGTACTGCAAATAAATTAGCGCTATGGACTGATACCGATACGATAGGTAACTCCATTATAACTCAAAGCGGCACCGCTTATGCTCAAATAGACGGAGGAGTAAGGATTACTGGCAACCATACCGACACAGGCAGTCAGTTAAACATTTGGTGCGATGCGTCGGGTCATGCAAGGTCAGCAGTGTACGACTGGTTTTTCTATACTGGTGGCAATAATGCTAGAACTAATATTCCTTTATTTTTAGCGCATACTGGTAATGTTGGTATAAATACTACGAATCCTAGTGCAAAATTGCATGTCGAAAGTAATGGATCACATGACGAAGGAGCAGAGATAGTATTAAGGCATTCTAATAACAATAGCACTGATATTGTTTCTACAGTATCATTTCAAAATAATGCTGGACAGGTGGCAATGATACAAGCCGGGACTACAGGCGCTAATAATACCGGTTATATTTCATTTTTCACGGACAACGCGGGCACATCTTCAGAAAAGGTACGTATTATTGGTGACGGTAATGTCGGTATAGGGACAAATGCTCCCGCATACAGATTAGAGGTCAAAGCTTCAGTTACTGGCAATTGGCTTTCAAGGATATACAACACGGCTACCAGTGGCAATTCAGGTGGGTTGCTGGTGCGTATGGATGAGCCGGGAAGCACGGGCAGTGCTTTAGGTGTTTATGCAAATGGGGGTTATAAGTTTAAAGTGGAGCCAGACGGAGAGGTTCAGATATTGAGCGGATCGGCTTATACTACTCATTTAAATTACCAAAACTTAGGTATTAACTATATAACTATGGCTAATAACGGAGCAACCTACTTTAGGGGCTCTAGCAATGGTATAACTACCATGACGGTTACGGGGGCTGGTAAGGTTGGAATATTAGACTCTAATCCTCATACCGCTTTATCCGTAAATGGAGAGGCAAGTTTTGGCGATCAAAGTCGATTAAGTTTAATAGGATTAAGCATAGCTACTAGCGCCGCGAGCCCGAATATTAAAATTAGAACAAAAATTCCTTTTGCTTTGAGCGGCGCAGATTTCACCGTTAATCTTAAAGGCTTCATTTATGGTAACGCAGAGACAGCTAACCTAACAGTATGTTGGCATTATTATAACAGTACTTTTTACAATGCTACTTGTAGCTCCTCGGGAGGATGGGCTCCCACCATCCAGCTATCTGCTGAAGATTGGGATTCATCTGGAACTAAGAAAGTTTGTATTTGTCTCAGCACTCCGGGCTATTGGGTTAAAATGTATGTGGAAAGCATGTTTAGTCATACTTATGCTGACACTTATGCTGATGGATGGACTTGGGTTGACGCGACTGCCTCTGGCACAGGTAATGATTTAGCATCGCTTTCTTACCGGTCTGATTTCGGTAATAACTTCAGAATGTTAAGTAATGGATGTATCGGTATGGGAGCTAACCCATTAACTAATGCACACTTGACTGTTAATGGAGGGTTAGCTGTTGGCGACGCCACTTACCAATCCAACATGAATAATGGTGCTGCTGATTTTTCAGTAGACTGTAACGGTACTTCCATGATTAGTTGGGTAAGTAATTATCTTCAGGTAGGTGGGACCGGTCAAAACTGGAGCATGAAGATGTATAATGGCCTACTACAGACTTATAGTAATGATCTTACTATTATTGGTGGTGGCACGGGAACAACTCATAAACTTCATCTTGGTACTAATGGTCAAACACAAACAATCACATGTAATAATGGCAATGTTGGTATAAGTGACGATACTCCTGAAAATAGACTAACCGTAAATGGAAGTAGCCGGTTCAAAGATACCATGTTTTTTGCCACCACTAATAGAGGCCTTATCAGTTGGGGTACTATGGGTGGAGGAACTGGTTTTGGAATGCAGGCCGCAAGTGGAAACGCCCTTAGTCTAGGGGCAAATTCAACATGGGATCATATTACTATTAATACTTCCGGTAAAGTTGGCATAGGAACATATGCTCCCGGTTACAAATTAGATGTATATGGAGGAGACGCAAGAATTGGTACTAATTTGCGTCTAGGCAATGGGTCAGCGGCAGGAAACTCTACCAACCCAGCGATTACTGTTAGCGCAGTTAATACTGCTGGAGTATATTTTGAAAATTCTGGAGTAGGTTTCGGCGCTGGAAGTGGATCAAAATATTTATTTTTAAGTAGCGCCGGAAACGCTTCGTTGGGAGGTAATGGATTTTTCAAGCAGTTAGGTGATAGACCGTATGGAACAGATAACTTAAACGATTATTATCGTTCTAATGACGAAGCCAGTTTTTGTCAGTTTTATAGATACGACGCAACTCATGGGCATTGGGCTAATAGTAGTGGAACTATTACAACTAATGCGCCTAGTACATTAACACAAACACCTAGTCAGATTTATTCTTACGGAGCTTTATTTACTTTAAGGTCGATTAATAGCTTTAGGGGTCAATTTTATTTTGCGCACTCAGCGTCAGAGTTCTATTGGCGATCTGGATGGGGAACTAGCAGCGACCAAAATTGGACTAGAATCGTAGGTGATAGAAATATCCAATCGGTTATTAATAGCGTTGGTACTGTATCTATTGGCGGAGCTTCTGCCACTGGCGGTGTTGCTCTTTCCGTAAAGGGTGATACTGAGTTTCTTGATGGCGATACAGGTACTCGTATTGGACTTTTATACGACAACGGCACTGAAGGTATACTTGAGTTAAGGGATAACAACGTTACTAAAACAAGTTTAAGAACTGCAGGATCTTCTTATTTTATAGGTGGCAATGTTGGTATAGGAACAAATGCTCCATCCTTTAAACTACAAGTTAACGGCACCGTTAGAATAAATTCAGGAGACTCTTTCCTTGATGATGGACAAAGTATTAGGTGGGGCGGAACTGCTGCAAAAATAGATGGTTCTAGTGGTGGTGATTATTTAAGGTTTTATACTGACGGTGCAGAGAGAATGCGTGTTATTTCTGGAGGCAATGTCGGTATAGGAACAAATAATCCGGCTGCAAAATTAGAAGTACTTGGAGATGCGATCATTGGTTCTGCCGCAACAAAATTAAAAACATATAGCGACTCAACATACTCTGGCATATACAACGGAAGTTCCTTGCAAAGTGACGAAGCAATATACTTTGGAAGTGATAACACTTATTTCTACAATGCTGGCTCGCAATCTTTGCAGATTGATTCAAACTTACGCTTGCAATTAAAGGCAACAGATTATCAGCTTCGTTATACCAGCGGATCACATATTTGGTATAACAGGCTCACATCTGGCGGAACATTTGCAATTCACAAAAATGGAGTCGGTGATTATTTAAGAGTTGATGGTAGTGGTAATGTTGGAATAGGTTTGAATGCGTACTCCTCCGCGAATTTACATGTTTATTATAGCTCTGGTGTTACTGACATTAAAGCCGGTTTCTTGAGCGGAACTGCAGGCCCCGGAATTCGGGGGCAAAATACAAGCACTACTGCTAATACTTATTTTCCAATTGACTTTAGGGTTCACGACGCTGATGCAAGAATAGCATTTCAATACAGCGGCACCAGCAACCAAGGCCAATTCCTTTTTATTACTGAAAATAATAGTACTTCACCATCATTTGGTATATATGATAGAGGAGATGGTGCGACTAGAGTTTTAGTAAACGATACGACTGGCAGTGGGGCGCCTAATAAAACATTTGAAGTTAAATATTTAAGTACTTCTACTAATGTTACTCAGGAGGGTTTAAGTGGAGGCGGAGCGGGCAAAGGCCTACTAATTCATAACGCTCAAGCAAGTAATAGTGTTTACGCCAACTTAGACTTTAGAGCAAGAGACGCCGACGGAAGAATCGCTTATCAATATCAAAATGCTACAAATGTAGGAGATTTTCACTTTATCACCGACAATACCGCCTCACCTAAAACTCAAATGATCATCAAAAATGATGGCAGAGTTGGGATTGGAACCTACGAAGTAGGCGATGGTAGATTTGTTGTTTGGGGCGAGCCTGATACTCAGTTTAATGATGACATAGCTCTATGGGTTGGAAGTCAAAATACCTACCCAATGATTGGAATAGGTACAGATAACACAAACTTTGCGGTAATGCGTCTAAGAGGAGACTCCATTATAACAAACGAAAACCAAGCTTGGGGGACTAATTGCAGAGTTATAATAAATAACAAAGCAACTACAGCTGGACAAATATCAGCTATAACCTTTGAAGGTGGAACCGGATGGTACGCGGGTGCATTTATATGCAAAATGCTCGACCATACGAATAAATATTCAGAGCTGCATTTCAGCACAGCCAACGGTAGTAGTGATATCAATTCTAGGATGGTGATAGGAAGAACAGGGAACGTAGGAATAGGAACAAGTTCTTCTAGTAGTTATAAACTTGAAGTTAATGGAGCTTTTGCTGCTTCTTCTAAGTCTTTCGTAATAGACCACCCAACTAAAGAAAATAAAAAATTAATACACGGATCTTTGGAAGGGCCAGAATATGGCGTTTACTATAGAGGAACAACTCAATCAAATACAATTACTTTGCCAGATTACTGGTCTGGTCTTGTACGAGAAGACACTATTACAGTTCAACTAACTCCAAGGGGAGGATTCCAGCATTTATATGTTGTTAGTGCTTCATTATCTCAAATTGTAATTGGAGCGGCCGAAGGTGAAACAATTGACTGTTTCTACACTATTTACGGCGAAAGAGCTGATATAGATAGCCTCGTAGTTGAAAAAGATGTGTAATTTTAGAAAAGATGAAAATTGTCGATATAGCAGATGAACTTTTTAGGGAACTCGGAGAACCTTCGAGCATTTCTGTTCCCGCCATTTCTTTTTGGATTAGAAGCAATGTCGGCGAGTTGAATAATAGGATAAATACTACATTTAAAATATCCACTTACGGCTCAGAGGCTTACGAATTTTCAGGAAGCTTTATAGATCCGGCATGTGAGCCGCAGGCATTTAACGAGGCGACTGGAGCTTTAGGTTTATCAGTCAGCGGGGATAATGGGATCGCATCCGTGCCTGCTATCGTTGCTATACAGCCAGAGGAAGTGGCTATATTAAAGAAGATGTACGTTGTTCATTATTACGATAAACAAATTCGTAGCACAGTTGGCGCTGCGTCTACTGATCCTATCGTGGAGGTGGCTTCTGACGGTTCTAGAGTTCGTAAAATTAACAAAAATGAACTCAGTAAGACTTATTTAGCATTAAAACGAGAAGAGTACGCTGAATTAATGGATTTAGTTAATGCCTATAAATTAAGAAAATCAACTCCGGTGCAAGTCGCAGGAGACGATACCGTTAGAGGAGAAAACTATATCGATAACAGTTTAAATTACCCTTATAATCGCATAATTAACTACTAATGGCATCTTTAATTCCAGATTCAGCTAAAACGCAGTTTCAAACAGCTTTAGCCGACCACTTTGATACTTTCAAAGCTACTATTACTGTTAATAAAGAACCTAAAAAAACTATTACCTTGGAGGAAAATCAAAATATTTATGCGGGATATGGAGCACCGAAAGAAACTGTTTCCTATACTCCTGTTAGTCAATCATTTAGCGCTATTGTTAATTATAAAGAAAATCAACCTTTGGAATACCAAGACGAATTAAAAGTTATGATAGAAAAAGGTGACGTTAGGATCAAAGTCGAAAAAGATTGTAAAGATTATATAGACAAAGGGCGAACTGTTTCGATAGACATTAATGGCAGCTTATTTAATGTTGTAAGTTCAGATGGCGCAAGGTTCTTTATTGGTCAAACTTATTACGTTTATTATTTGGAGGCTACAACGTAATGAAGATTAAAAATTTAACAGTAAAGCAATTGATGAAAAAAAACGTGGCTAATTCTAAAGTTATGCAAAATCTTGCTTATGGAGCGGCCAAAAGAAAAGTAGACACATTAAAAAAAGAACTTTTAAAAGAACTAAATGATCACCCCGTAACAAAAGAAATAGAACAGGGGCCTATGGGGATGAATAGCTCACTTCTTGGCGGATATGGCAATTTTTTTGGTTTTTTAGGTTTTACTCCATCTCAAAAACCCGTACAAATAATTAGGGAAGGATTTGAAAAATTTATACAGGTAGAAAAAAAGCCTAGGTTAAATAAGTTAAGTCAAAAATCTTTTGAATGGGAATTTCCTATAAGATACCCATCAGCTCAAGAGATATACGCTGCAACGCCATTGACTTGGACGACCCAGAGCTGGGTTAAAGGAGTAGAAAGAGGAATTAGCAATTTTGTAAATACGCTTTTTGGAGCAAACGAAAATAGCAGATCAGGAGTAGCTATTCAAAGCGAAAGAAAACTAAATTTAGTAAATTTCTCTCCTACTCCATATATAACTCCTATGCTACAAAGATTTAAAACTAAACTGAAATGAAGCCGCAATATGACAATAAAGTGATGTCCAGCCTACTCTTGTGGTTTGATCACACATTATTAGATAAAGGAGAGGCCTATCAGAATACCACCGGTCGTTTTTATAGTGTTTCAGATGAATACGCAGGATATAAAACGTACGCAAGTTCTTATTCTCAAATTGTAGCGGATTCTTCTATAGCTGGCGCTACTATTCCAACTGGCCTATATGTTGGAAATAATTTAGCTAACGTAGGAGAAGGAGGAAATACAGGTCTTTACGCTATAGACTATAATAATGGCCGTTCATATTGGTCCGGCAACAACTCTGCAGACATCACGGGTAGTTTTGCTATAAAAGATTTTAATGTTTTTCTTACTAGTAGCACTGAAGATGAAATTTTGTTCCAAACTCAATTTACTAACAGAAATGAGATATCTACAGTAGTACCTACTGGATTAGAGCGTGATACTAAAACATATCCAGTGGTATATTTAAAAGCAAATGGAAGCTTGAATGAACCTATAGCTTTTGGAGGAATGGATAATACAATTATAAGGGCTCGGGCTATAGTGGTTGCTGATAGTCAATTTGATGTTGATGCAATCGGAGCTATTTTTAGAGATCAAAAAGAGACAAATATAGCTTTATTTGAAGAGTCTGACATGCCATTTGATTCATTTGGATATTTTAGAAACGACAATGAATATAACTATACCGGAATTTCGGCTACAAAAGGGTATGGTAACCAAATTTACATAGAAGATGTTGTAGTTTCCCGCTTCGATAGAGTTTTAGAAAATGAAGTTAGAAAATTTAATCCTAATGTGTACTCTACCTTAATTGATTTTGAGATTAGTAATTTCAGATTCCCCCGACAATAGCAAAATAATTTCACTTTTAGAGAAGTTAGCTGTAATTTAGGATAAGAAATAGGATTTTAACCATGTCGACAAGAAACCGAGTAATTTATCAAAGTGAAGCAGTTTTCGTGACTCAAGGAGCTTATGATCAGAATCTATGCCAAAAAGCTACAGTAGATAGCAACACGAAAATTCCTACAGGAATAGCTGATTTACAGAGAGTCCAGAGCGCGAACTACAGTTTTAGTATTTCCCGTCAGGACGTTAATCAGTTTGGCGAATTAGCTCGTATCGATAGCATTATCACTGACACGCCAACCGTGTCTTTTGACACTAGCTATATTCTAGCTAACTTTTGCAATGAAAAGAAACTTGGATTTGAGATAACTCCTAGCGGCGCGGCTATTTCTAATGCTACTTCTTGCATTTCTGGACTAATCAACTCTGACACTACAGCTTATCAGAAGAATTATTTTATCTTAACTTCAAAAGAGGGTTCTGATGCTGTTGACGTAAAACAAGTTAATCCAGCTACTGGCGACTTAAAATATGAAAGCATTATCGGTATCGGCAATGGATTCATGACCTCTTATAGTTCTGAGGCCGCAGTAGGCGGCTTGCCAACGGTTAGCATTTCCGTAGAGGGAATGAATATGAATTTCGTAAATATCCCTTACTCGGGAGAACTTGCGGCACATAACACCAACACTCAACCCGGGTTTGACATGGGAACTGTTAATACCGTGGCCAACACTGTAACTGCTATTTCTGGAGCTAACCCTGCTATTAATCCTAGTGACGGAACAAAAGTGGGAGTCGGCACTGATGCTGCTTCCGCTGCCTATGTGTGCCTGCCAATCCCAACAGGGGACGCTTCTGGAGCAGGAGGAGGGCTTATTAGTGCGTTGCGTCCGGGAGATATCACTTTAAGTTTGATGAAAAAGACAAGTGACGCCATCACAGATTCTATGATGAACACCTCAACAAGCGCTGGTCTTTTAGCTGGTGCTGACGTCGCTGACGCTCACATCCAAAGTTATACTTTAAGTTTCGATATGAGTCGTACTCCGATTCAAAAACTTGGAACCAAGTTCGCATTTGCTCGCCCTGTTGATTTCCCAATTACAACCAGTTTGAGTATAGATGCAATTTTGTCAGATTTAACTACGGGCAATATAGCGGACATCATTAATTGCGACGACGAATATGACGCAGTTATAAAAATGAAGGATCCTGATTGCCATCAAGCTGCCGCTACTAGAAAGAACGCGATAGCATATTTAGTACGCGGTTTAAAAATCGATTCTGAATCTTTTTCTTCTTCTATTGGAGATAATAAAACCGTGACCTTGGACTTTAGTTCTCAAATTGGTGGCCCTGAACAAAAAGGAGTTGGTATATTTATGAGTGGTTACGGAGGAGATTGGGTCGCTACTCAATAATTTAAAATAAGGTAAAAAATGGCAACAAGAAATAGAGTCATCTATCAGAGTGAATCTGTATATGTTTCACAAGACGTAAGCGCAACTGGAGTCCAAACCGGAGATAGGGATATCGCTGCACTTCATAGAGTTCAAAGCGCAAACTACTCTTTTTCCATTAGTCGGCAGGATGTAAATTGCTTTGGCGAATTAGCTAGAATAGACAGTATTATTACTGATACCCCTACTGTTTCTTTTGACGCGAGTTATTATTTGCCTAATTTAGGAAACGAAAACAAATTAGGGTTCCACATTTGGGCCGACACCGATACAGCTTCAGCTTCAAACACCCCTGTATCTTGCATATCAGGAATTATAAATTCCGCAACGAATGATGGAGTAAAAAATTATTATATTCTGACCACCACGGAAGGGTCGGATTCAGTTAGCAATACCGAGAGCGGTAAATACGAAAGTATAATCGGAATCGGAAATGCTAGCATTACGTCTTACAGTACCGAGGCGGCAGTAGGAGGCCTTCCCACTGTTTCTTTTTCGGCCGAAGGGCAAAACATGAACATGGTCTCCGTTAACCCAACAGTTAATGGAGGAGGGACAGCGGCTGCTAATGCTGGATTCACTGGATTTTATGACGGTTATACAGGTTATGGAGGCGCTGCTCAAGATACTAGTGACAGATGGTTCAACAGGGTAGGCATGGGTAACGCTGCCGGTTTTGAGATAGCAGGTACGACAAAGTTCCAAGTAACCGGGACACTGCCGACAAATGGCAGTAATAAAACAGTTAATATCGTTGGGACAACTTCAGCTTCTGATGGGCTTTGGAGAAAAGCGGCGGGAGTTACTAGAACCGGTATAAGCGCTACTATTCCTGCTGGAACTCAATTTACAAATGGAGGCAGTAAGACTATAACTTTAGATCAAACTTTACAAAAAGACGGTTATGAGTTTGTAGGCACTGTAGCAGGAGGGACGCCCGCTATAACTGATGTTTATACAGCAAATCTAAATAATGTAGTAACTTACATTTCCGGAGGTAATCCCTCTATTGATACTACAGATGGAAGTATTGCAGATTGGTCGGGATTTTCTCCAGATGGAGGCACTAAACTGAATACCACTAATAACGTCAAACCCATAGCGCCGATTAAATTGCCGGTGGCTACACAGGGGCTAACAACTAGCGGCGTTAATACTACGGGAGATATCAGTACATTACGCCCGGGAGACATTACGTTAACTTTAACTAAATCTGACGGTAGCGCAAATGCCCTACTTGGAGCTACTTTTAATGATGTTCCCATTCAAAGCTATACTATTAGCTTTGATTTATCTAGAACTCCAATTGAAAAACTAGGAAGTAAATATGCTTTTGCAAGACCTGTAGATTTCCCAATCACTGCATCTTTAAGCGTAGACGCTTTGGTTAATGATTTAACCACTGGCACAGTCGCAGACATTATTACTTGCGATGATGAATATAACGCTACAGTGATACTGAAAAAGGCTGCTACATGTGGCGCTGATTCACAGGCGGTGATGTCTTACGAAATAAAGAAGATAAAATTAGACAGTGAATCTTATAGTTCTTCAATTGGAGACAATAAAACCGTAACTTACGATTTTTCTTGTCAAATTGGAGGCCCCGATCAAAACGATATCGGAGTATTTATGAGCGGTTACTATACCGGCATAGCTGGACTTTGGGACTGATAAAAAATTAAAAATATATTACTAAAATCCCCCTTTTGGGGGATTTTTTTTGTTAAAATAGTGTAATTTACTATAAGATATAAGGTAAAAGGTATGTCAAAGGAAGAAGGCAAAGATAGGGATATTATCAATAATTTTTTCGCGTTTCAAACCCGGCGAAAAATAACAAATTTATATAAACAATTCTTCTTCATTCTTGAAGACCTTGGGGCAGAAGGAATAAAAATCCCCGAAGAAACTCACCAGCGCATCCGCAAAAGAATATTAGACCTCGGTAACGATTGTATTCGTGAACTAGAGGAATATTTTGAAAAATTCATCGAATATAACAATAATAAACAAAAATGAAGCGTATATACGAATTCACTGTCAATAAAGAAGAAACGGTTCAAGAAAAGTCTACAAAAAAAGAAAAAGACGGGACCGAGGTAACGACTTCTAAAGATGTGGTAAAAGAAGTACCGCAGAAATTTTTTCTTCGCCGACCAACTCGCGCAATGACTGACGAAGCAGAGCTGTATTATGGAGTAAAACTTGCAGAAGGCATTAAAGCTGGGTTATTAACTCGCGCGTTACTCGAAAAACGCTTTGACAACGACGGCGGAGTAAGAAATGAAGACGACGAGAAAAAATATAAATCTATTAGTGATGAGTTAAAAAAGTTTTATGAAGAGCAAGCTAAAATTCTTGAAATTGATGAAAAGAAACGCACTACATCTCAAAAGAAAAGGCTAAAACAGTTAGAAAAAGAAGTCAGGCCTGCTAGAAAAGCTTTAAGAGACCTACAATTAGACGAAGATAGCCTATACGAAGAAACCGCAGAGAGCAGAGCGCGAAATAAAGTAATTTTATGGTGGATGTTGCACTTAGCTCACGCTGAACAAGACGGAAAAGAAGTTGAATTTTTTGGCTCAGGAGATTTAGATTCCCGTCTTACCCGCTACGATGATATTGATGAAGGAGAAGACGTATTTGAAATTATTGTTGCTCGTAAATTTGCTTACTATGTTAGTTTTTGGTTCGTGGGCAGGCCAAATTCGCAGCAAGAATTCCAAGAAATGGTTGACTTAGCTTTGAAACTTGATCAAGACGAAGAAGAAGACGAGAAGGAGGAGCAAAAGGCAAATGAATAATGGATCAAGTCGATCTAAAAGTCACTTTTTCCGAAATACTGAGAGGTTTCTCCTTAGTTCAGTCTCAAGATTTTAAAACTGTAAGAATCAAGCACTTCACAAATTACGATTCAGCCGAATTAGACATTCAGAATCGTTATTTTTACAAAAAAGCCGTTGCTGATGGCCTACCTACCCGTGACCAAAGGATAGATTTTTTGCTAAAAGAGGGTATTTGGGACGAAGAGAAAAATAAAAAAATATTAAATGTCAAATCCCATATAGCAGGTATAGAAAGAACAAAACAAAAGGTGTTTTTAGCCACTCACTTAGAGCAGGCTAACAGAGAGTTAAAAGAAAAAAGAGCTGAACTGCTAAATTTAGAGACAGAAAAAGAACAACTAATTGGATTTACGGCCGAAGCTTACGCTTCACGCCGAATTAACGAACATTATATATATAATGCTATAAGAAACGAAAAAGGGGATAGGCTGTTCGATAAAGATGAGTTCGAAGAGTTAGAAGAAGGCAAATTAATGACTCTTATAGGGCTATATAACCAAAGCGTTGAAAAATTTAATTCTAATAATTTAAAACACATTTCGGTATCAGGTTTTTATACTAATTTATTTTACCTTTGCGAGGATAATGCTCATGTTTTTTACGGGAAACCTTTGGTAGAGTTAACTTTTTATCAAATTGAGCTATTTGGATACGGCAGGTACTACAAAAGCATGATTCAAAATTCAGAAAAGAAACCGCCGGAAGAAATAGCTGAAAATCCAGAAAAATTAGTAGAATGGTTTGAGTCTACCAAGAGCGCCCAAGAAGTTTTAGATAAATCTCAACAAGAAGGCGATGGAGCGGCTACATCCCTTGTTGGAGCAAGCAAACAGGACCTTAAAAGACTTGGTTTGGATAATCCTAATGAAACTATAAATCTCGCTAAAAAAGCTGCTGCTAAAGGAGGCAAATTAACCATGGAAGATATGATGAAACTTCATGGAGTCTAGCTAAAAATAGTGTAATAAACACTAGGAATATGGCTAGGGACAGCGTAACAGTAGATTTTTTATTAAATACTAGGAAGGCAGACAAAGATTTAGCTCGCATCCGCAGGGAGATGGAAAGGCTAGGTACTGTCACTAGTAAAGCTTTTAAAGGCATAGGAGGAGCCGGAGGGGGAGATAAAATAAGAGCCCTTGGGACAGGGCTCTCTAAAGCTACTGTTAGAGCCGACGAATTTACAAAATCACTAGAAGCTTCTAATGCCCGTGTTGTAGCTTTTGGTGCATCTGCTGGAATTATTATGCAGATTGACCGGGCCTTTAAGGGGCTGGTCACTTCGACGATGAAAGTCGAAAAAGCGCTTCTTGACGTAAATGTTGTTCTTAACGCAAGCCAAAAAAATCTCAAAAAATTTGGCGAAGAAATGTTCCGAGTCGCAAAAAATACGGCTCAAGGATTTGATGTAGTGGCTGAAGCTAGCACCGAGTTAGCTCGTCAAGGTTTAGGTGCTACAAAAACAATAGAAAGAACAAACGACGCCCTTATTTTAACCCGATTAACGGGTATGCAAGCAGCAGACTCCGTTAAGGCTTTAACTGCCGCCGTTAACTCTTTTAATAAAGAAGGAGTCACGTCAGCTCAAGTTATTAATAAAATGGCAAAAGTTGACGCTGCGTTTGCTGTTAGCTCCGAGGACTTGGCTAAAGCTATTTCTCGTGTTGGCGCTTCTGCAGTTTCGGCAGGAGTTAGTATGGACGAGTTGTTAGCTATTACAACTGCTGTGCAGCAGCGCACAGCTCGAGGTGGTGCAGTTATTGGTAACGCATTCAAGACTATATTTACCCGTATTCAACGCACCGACGTTCTTCAAAAATTAAGAAACATTGGAGTAGCCGTGACGGATATGGAAGGCAATATGCTTTCCGGGATACAGGTAATAACTAATTTGGCGCAAAAATTTGATACGTTATCAAAATCTCAACAATCTGCGGTCTCAGAGAGTGTGGCAGGCGTTTTCCAAGTTAATATTTTAAAAGCTGCAATGGCAGACTTAGCTTCTCAAACTTCAGTAACCTCACGGGCGTTGAAGATATCAAGTCAGGCCACTAACGAGGCTTACAAAAGAAATGAAGAGTTAAATAAAAGTTTGGACGCCCTAGTAAATCGCACGATGTCTAACCTGACTCAAGCTGGGTCATCTTTAGGAGGAGGAATTTTAGAGCCTGCTATAAGAAGGACACTTAATATAGTTAACGCAACTATAGAGTCTTTTGGCAAAGGCGGCATGATGGAAAATGTTGGCCAAGGGTTCGGGAAAAGCATCATGAAGGGCTTAGGAGATTTTGTTGCTGGCCCCGGCCTTATTCTTCTAACAGCTACTATAGCAAAGTTGTTTTATAATTTAACAAAATTTACCGGCAAGGCTTTTCAGGACATAATGGGCATAAATAAAGCTACACAGCAAAGAGCCGCCTTAGAGGAAGCAGTCGCTAAAACAATAGCTTCAGAGCCCGCGCTACTTCAGTCGGTACTGAATAAAGAGACTTCAATTCTAGCTGTAGAAAGAGATATACTAGCTACCATTAAAAGACAAAATTTAGAAAGAGCGGCTGCTTCCACTATGGCTGGGCCAATAGCTGGGAGTTTATTGAGTAGAGGAGCTAGGATTAGTAGAACGGGGGGAGTCACAATGGGTAGGGCTGACGGATTTATACCTAACTTCGCTAATCCAAATTCAGAAAGAGCTGCAGCTGCCGCTGGAGGGTATAGAGCTGGAGCGATAAGAACAATGCAGCAGCCGGGAGCTGGAACCGTAATGTATAATACTGCTGAAACAGTAAAGCGTTTCCCCGGTATGTCTCAATCAGCAATTATGCCCCCTAAGGGCAGTATGGCTGGAGCAAGCTATAGGTCAGCTTTTGGCGCGGCTCACGGTTTTGACCCTTATGCTGCGGGCGGCTATGTTCCAAATTTTGCAAGACGCACTAAATCGGCCGTTAGAGAGAGGAGAGCGGTAGACGCTTCTTTGGATGCTACTGGCGATATGGGAGTGATTATGGCTCAAGCTGGGAGCAGCTCTCCCTTAAAATTTTCAAATAGTCTTGATGCTATCCCGGGGCTGGAAAAAGAATTATTAGCCTCGTCAAAATACAAACAGTTGGTACTAGGGGATAAGCGGGGAAGAGCTCTTGATTTTAAAAAATCAAAACTAAGAATTTGGGGAATGCCTCAAGTCTCAATGTTCCCTATGACGGAATCAGAAGCTGCTGCCCATGCAGCTGGCCAAGATCCTAGTACTATTAAAATACTCCAAGGGTCATTAGATCGATATAAGGATCAAGTTTCAGCGAGGCTTTTTGGTGGGGCAATACAGGACACCGATGCTTTTAATATAAAAAGGCTTAGCAAAGGAACCGCAGGAGACATTTTTGAGGAAGCGGTAAGGGCATCCTTAAAAGATGGAGATATAGATCGCAGGGCGGCGTTTGACTTTTCAGGGGAAAGATATGCTCCCAAGGGGTTGTTAGCTTTTATGCGTCAAGAAGGGGCTGACCTTGCTCCTAAAAAATCAAAAGTAGAAGCCAAAATAGGTAGAGAGGCAGCCGTAGATGGAAACTTGCCTAAAAAAGTTTTTAATGATGCGGCGTCAAAAACCGGCGAAAAGTTAGGTATTACTAAAATGGCTATATTTAAAGAGCTCGCGCGCGATGGAAATTTCCAATTAGCCGCCGGAGGATTTATACCTAATTTTTCATTAGTTAAAGCTATTAACCGCGAAACTTCTGCAGGCGTTCCGGCTTCGGCTGTTAGAGTAGGAAGTCATCCCTCTTTAAGAAACTCAGGCAACCCTTCGGGGCTGGGGGTATACAATACTATACATGAGCCGGGAGGTTTAAAACAAGGTATTAGCCGCGCAAGGTCAATGGGGGTAAATCCTCAAACTCATGGTGTTCCAAACTTCTTAAAAGTAACGCCCGGATCAGGCGCAGGAGTTGCCATAACTCGAACAGAAATCCGAAATGCGGAAATAAAGGAAAAATTAGTTAAAGAAGAAATAAGCGTTGGTAAGGAAAAATTAAAAACGGAAAAAGAAGGAATAAAAGCCAGTAAGGAGCTAGTAAAATCTAATAAACTTGCCTCGTCAAGCATGCGTGGGGTAGGAATTTCTATGGCTGCGAATTTAGCAGGAAGTACTCTTAGAGGCGCAGGAGTGGGGACCCAAGGAGGTGTAAGCGGCGCGGCGTTAGGAGCACTTGAGATGGGGGCTTCCATGGGTGGAACAGGGATGATGTTTGGTCCAAAAGTAGGCGCGATAATGGGTATAGGTGGCGCTATTTACGGTGGCATTAAAGGATTTGGAGGCTTTGAAGCTGCTGAGGACAGTATAGAGAAGCTAAATGAAAAAATGGATGAGCTAGCCAAACGTAACGATAGGGTTAGTGAAACTTTTGAACGAATCGCTGCGGAAATCGACAAAATAAATCAAGTAGGCGGAGGGAAAAGATTTAGCAAAATAGAGGGCCAAAGAAATACTCTCTCTGCATTTGTGAAAGAAGAATACGGAGATGAAGAATTATACTCTAAGGTTTTCAGAAATATAAGAAAAGCGAAAACTGGGTCAGACGTAAGAGATATAATGCAAGAAGCTGGGTCTATATATCAAGCAGACTTAGCTAGCAGAGAAATGCAGAAGGGCGTGCTTGGGGCCGAAATAGAACTAGTCAAATCAACACCTAGGACTCCGGGTTTTGGTTATAACTCTCCTTTTCCCGGAACTGGAATGAGGAATACTCAATTTGGGCCTGTGCTTAGAAGCCGTGGAAGCTTCCCTCTAATGAGAGGCGCGATTCAAAGTAAGGCAAAGGCAAATTTAGAGGCAAGAAAAAGAGGAAGTATAAAAGGAATAGCTTCCGTGCTGGGAGAAGGCGATTTTAGGAAAAGCGGAGTAAGTTTGGTAGAAGAGATAGCAGACTTTGCTTTGGGTTCAGGCACTGAGGAGTTTAGAGGGAGAAGTATACCTCTTACTACTTTTGATAAAGGCGCTTCCAAAATCGCTCTTAAAGCGAGAAGGGATAGGCTAAGAACAGCGCTAGACAGTAGACCTACAAACGCTCGAGATTTAGCCGCTTCGATAGCGGGTCAGACGAACCTTGACCAAGCTGGCAGGAAGCAACTTACCGACGATTTGATGAAACGAGCGGAAGAAGCAGCGGGGAAAGACAAATCAGGAAGATTTGATGCTTTACAGGCTCTCCAAGAGCTAGGAGAAGAATTTCTTAATACTCAGTTAAGTGGAGAAAAGCTAGCTGAAGAGCAGATAGAGAGAGCTCGAATAGAATCGGAGAGGGTGGAAAAAATAAAAGAGGAAATAAGAAGACAAGATGAAAGAGTAGCCGCTTTTCAAGCGGAGATTTCAGCTTTAGATAAATTAAAGAAGGAAACCATAGCAGCTGCAGGAGCATTAAAACATAACAACGCTATGACTCGGGCTCAAACGGCTTACAACAACAGACTTACAGCTTTAAAGGGTCAGGGCCGAGTGTCCTTCGCAAGAGCAACAGGTGATCCTCGCGATGTAGCACAAGCCGTAAGAGACGCTTCTCAAGCAAGTGAGTCAGTTCGTTATAAAGGAGCCAGAACTGATGCTGACGCTAATTTCAAAAAAGCAGTTGGGGATCTTCAATTAGCAGCCGTTAACAAAAGTATAGAATCTATATTTAAAGACGCTCTTGGAGGCAGCGTAGGTTTATCCGATGAAGTAATTAGAGAGAGAAGTAATGAGGTTAAAAAAGTCCTAGACGCGATAAAAGGAGTAACAGGTAAAGACGTAGGAAAAATAAGCAAGGAAGACATCAAGAATTTTGAAGAAACCTTGAAAAACCTAGGGGGCTTGGCTGCCGGGGAGGGAGGTGCAAGAGCAATTAAGTTAAGTAAAGCTCAAACAGACGAGTTAGAGAGGCTGCAAGCATTTTTAAATACATTTAGAAGCCTTAACATTGACTTTGAGAATCAAAAAATTCAATTAAAAGACCAAAATACTAAAAATAAAAATCTAATTGAAGAAAAATTCAAGTTAGACCAACAGGAAATAAAAAATAGATTTGAGCATAACAAAAAAATGCGAGACTTCAATGACGAGGTGGAAATGGTTCTCTCTGAATTAAGAAGTAGAGAAGTTTCTTCCCGTATGTCTTCAGGAAAAATTACCGGAGCTCAAGGAGCTGCTCTTTTTAAAGATAGAATGGAAAGAAGAAGAAACTTCCGAGGGTTAGGCCCAATGGCCACGGAAGTTAATGAATCTATGATGGTTGGTTTTCGAGGGGAAATGACTTATAACGCAAGAAGCTATTTGAATGAGTTAGAAGATGGCTCAAGAGAATTAGCGTCTACTATGAAAACTTCTTTTGCGGATGCATTTAAAAATATAGCCAGCGGCGCGAGTGACGCTAGAAGCGCTATAGCTCAATTTGCGGATAGTATACTAAATACCATCTCAGATGTTTCTGCTCGTATGGGTACTAACATGTTATTTTCTCGTATGGGATTTTCTCAAGGGGGTTCTGTACCGGGCTATAATAAAGGAGGAATAGTTACTGGCGGGTCAGGTTACAAAGATGACGTATTAACAATGATGAACGGTGGAGAATTTGTTATTAAGAAGTCATCTGCTCAAAAAATTGGATACGGCACATTAAATGCAATTAACTCAGGGGCAGTCCCCGGTTATAACATGGGTGGTATGTTTGCTTTGTCGGCGGGAGCTAGTGCTTTATCAGGATTAATAAATAACAGCGGCCAAAGTCAAGATGATCCCTTCCGGGGTCAGAATTATGGCCATGGTAGAGGAGAGCATGGGTATTTTGGAGGTCCTGATGTTAACGCTACCAGCGCGAGCTCTATAGCAGGCAATTCCCAGAGCGCAGCGATATCTTTAAGTAAAGGATTTAACTTCTACCGTAGAGATCCGGCGACAGGGAGATTAATAAGCGAAAGAGCGCGGCCGACTGAAGGGTCGTACGATGTTAGCGGCGCATTATCATTAGCAGGAAGACTAAGAGCAGATGATCCACAAACTGCGAGGATGTTCCAGAGGGAGCAAGCCATGGGCAGCTATCAAGATTATCTGGCTACTGAAACTGAGCGCCGAAAAGGCGTCATGAGGGCTCATGAAAGTAAGAAAAGAGGCCGTTTAATTAGCGCTTACGCTAACGCAGCAATGTTAATTGGCGGAAGCTATTTGATGGGCAGGACTTTGCCTAGTGAAGCAACTCGTGATGCTGCTTTTGCGGCTGAAGGAGTTACTAGAGATAGCGCAGGTATGGGTCCCGGGCGCAACATAGTGCCAAATATAACTGAACAAAAAGGTCCAATTGAATACGCAGCAGGAGGGGCCACGCAAGCTTCTCCAGCTTTATTGACAGGCGGCGAATACGTAATGAGCGCAGACACCGTGAGAACTCATGGCCTAGGGTTCATGAACGAGCTTAATCGTGGTAATGTTCCCGGTTATGCCAATGGGGGATTCGTAGGTGGCGGTGGAGCTTTTGGGGCGGGAGTTAATAATAACGTAAGCATTAGCGTTAATGTAGATAAAAGAGGCAATGCTAGTGTTAACTCATCTCAAGACAGTAGTAATGCTATGTCAGAAAACGCTACTCAAGAAGCTGAAAAGAATAAGCAGCTTGGAACAGCTCTACAAACAGTGGTTCTTCAAGAAATTATTAAACAACAAAGACCCGGCGGGTTATTACAAAATACAAGTAAATTCGGAGCGGTCTAACGGCGCTGTTTTAATTTAGCTATTTCAAGATTCATTTCTTGTAGCTTTTTATCTATTGTTTCCATTGCTTTATTATAAATTGCATGAGGAGCTACGCAATAGGGAGGCATTAGAGGGATGCTATTGATCGGCGAAAAATCTGAGCTGGTTTGGCACGGTACATTAAATACTGTCTTACCTGAGTATTCTCTTTCTAATACTATAATTTTTTTAGATAAAATTAGTTCCCCTTCAGTTATAGGCTTAGGGAAATTGTAAGACATATCTAGTCGTGTTTCGCCGTCTTTAAAATCTACTAGTCTAAAGTCTCTTTCAAATAAGGAGCTTTCGGCGGCGTTATCAAACTCAAGATTTAATTGAATCCGTTGTCCTGATTCGTTGACTGCTGTTACGGGGTTTTCGGGGGGATTTAAATAGCCTCCTCCTTCATATATTAAGGTTTCTTGTATTTCTTTTTCTTTATTGACCGCGGTGACTTTTATTTTAGCGGCCGAACCTGTTAGGTTATTTTGGGAGCTGGATAAATTCCCTCCCTCTAATGTGAAAATCTCGCCGAAAACACTATCTTTTTTGTTTTTTACTATTTCGCTAACGTAAACTAATTCTTTTTCGGAGAAATATAATTTAGCTGAATCTCCTTCAGATATTTGAGCGGAATAGTCTCCTTTTAAAATTATATGATCGCCATAACATTTAAATTTCTTTTTTAATTGTAAGGTTCGCGATGATTCTACTTGGTAAAAGACCTCGTTTCTTCCAATTTTTACGTAACACCCGTTTGGTGTTGTTACCATAAAATTAGTAGAAGAATAGAGTTCCTTACTTCCGTTCTTTATGCTCCCTGAAAAAGATGTAGAATGCATTTATTAATTATATCTCTATCTAGGGACAACGTCAAAAGTATCAGTTTGTAGGATTCCGCCTTTTATTTTGATGATGTTGCCTGCAAAGTTTGTACGCTTATCGTTTATACTTCCTTTAGCCTCTCCCACGTCTTTCTCTAACCCAACTGGGTCAAGGGGGCTGTTAGGGCTTCCGTAGGTTATATTTAGCGTTCCGTACCTGCTTGTTATGCTGTTTGCTATATAAAATTCTGTACTAGTGGCATCTACGAATTTATGCACGGAGATGTTAAAAGATCCATTTATCGGCCAAGCCTTTTTTACTAAACTGTTGTTGCTAGAACTATAGAAACCGGAATTTAATTTAAAAGTTAATTTGCAAGGACGTCTATATCCGCCAAGGTCTCCTGCATCTACTACGAGTGTCACATTCACAAACTCGTTATTCGCCAATTCGCGGAAGGGTATATATTGTTTGATTTTGTGGGGGTTGGACCAACAGTGATCATTTTCACGTTCATTAAACCATATTCTTTTCCCGGTTCCGGCTTTTGTTGTGGCGGCTAGTGCTGCATTATAAGCAGTACTACCTGTCCCTGTGTTTATTTTCGTGACGTTATCAAGAAGCTGCCAGTTAACTTGCCAGAAAAGCTCTCCATTGTCCATTCTATTTGCAAGTTTATTATCTGTTCCTTTTATAAAGAAGGGAGACAGGTAAAATTTAACGTATTCGCTGGATTTTTCTACTAACTTGCATTGTTCAAGTGGATAATCATTAGTCACGAAATCTCTTTCGTTAGGATTCGTGTTGGTTTCATTTTGGCCATCAGTTAATTTAACTATTTCTCCTTTAGAAGTAACGCTATTAGCTTGTTTAAACTCAACATCAACAGTATATTTTTCCTGTTCTTGCTTTTGCGCGAAATAAATCTTTAAAAACCCTGAGACAAGTTGGCGGAACTTTCCACTGTTTCCGTATTTCCACGAATCCGTGACTTCGAAATCTATTTTAGCTATTCCTTTGAATTTATTTTTATTAACGTATTGCACTACTAAATCGCCATCAGAATTAGGTGCTGCTAACTTCTTATGAGGCCCTCTATATACAGGTGTACCATTTGATGTAGCGCTGAAATCCATAAAAAGACCAGCCTCTCCGGGGTCGAGAGTAACATCCCACCAAGCTCTAAAAGCTAAAGCTGACTGGCCTTTAGTTTGAAGACTGCTCTCTTTGAGGAAAATTGGGGTTCCCTTTGCGGCAGCAAAATTAGAGTTAGGATAAGTCCACTCAACAGGTTTGTCGTTATCATTTTCATCCCAGATTTTTGTAGGATAAGTAGAAAAATTAATCTTTTGCTCTAATAGTATAGTAGGAACAACTTGACTCACCTCTTGTCGACTGCCATCAAAAGCTATTGTGACTCCCGGTATATCCATAGTTGTAGTAGTTTTAGCCGTATTGCCCGGAGTTACTGTTTTTGTTTTTGGCGTATTATCTGAATTAAAATGCTCTAAATAAGAAAGCGTATCAAATAATCCAACTGCAAGATAAATGTTTTGTACATTGCTTGCTGCTATTTTAGGAAACGGAATAACAATATTAGCAGGATTAGTAGAGGAATCAAAAAGATGATAGTATCTATAGACTGTTACATTATCCGGTGCATTGCCATCTGTTAGCGCAGGCGATGAAGCGTCTGGATATTTACCATTAGAGCTGTCTGTAGTAAATTTAACATTACCTTGTAATCCGAAATTTTTTGATCCTGCTATTTCATCCGGCTGCATTGTGAAGGATGGAGCTTTATTATTGGGTTCAAAAATAACAAGCCCGTTCTTAGCCTCAGAGTCTTTAGTCGAATTGTCGCCGGTAGAATAATAATAGACCAAGCCTCTGACATCTGGAAATGCATTTCTTAATTCTTCTTCAGTTAATATTGTATTTCCGGCCGCATCTTGAGAAGTAGTCATCTTTAAATGCAGTTCGCCGTTAGTATAAACATCAGCGGTTGCAAGATATGGGTATTTCCTTAAGTGAGCTTGGCCTTGCGTTATAAAACTATAATCATCTACTCTATTTTGATCGGGGAATCTGTCGTACTGGGCAAAAACAACTCCACTTGGTATTCCTATACTACAACTTAAAAAGTCGTATCCGTCTTTGCCTTTATCGTCTTCAGAATAGTTGTTGCTAGTATCTTCACCTCTAATTGTATTATTCCATATTTGGTTTCCGGCGCTGGTCCTGCCTAGCCCATCATGCGCTTCCACAACAAGATCAAATTCTCTTAATGGAAAATTATTGGGAGTATTTCTAAATATTATACCACTCTTATCTACTCTTAACCATGTAGCCTTGTTGCCGTCAGTCGTCGTAGTGCCGTCTAATTTATAACCCACTACATCGTTATTGGTTAGTAAGGTGTCAGCTAAATTAGAAATAACATGAGGACTGTTGTATTCATGTATAAACGCAAACCCTGCAGCGGTATCTGGTTGGTCATACCCCGTTATTTCCACAAATATGTTAGAAGCTGGATTGTGGTCCGATGGGGCGACCCCTCCATTATTTCTTATAGTAATACGGTATTGTTGCCCAACAGGCATAGGAAGCGGCTTATTAAAGTCATCTCTAAAATCTAATTCGTTACTAGTATTCCAATTGAAGACTGGCTCTGTCCCATTTAAGTCATTAATTTTGCTACTGTCGGCTGCTGAAAGTAAATCAGGAGAGGTCAAACTCTCTATATCAATACCTTGAATAAGATTAAAATTTTCTTCTTTGGGTATTTTATTTTTTTCTAACAGGCTCGGATTACTTGCAAAATAATTATTAGTGTCTACGTAGTCAGAGCCTAAAATTAAGCCAACAATAGCATGGCGAGAACGGGTGAAGTTGTTAAATGCAAAAACTGCAAACCAATAGTTAGTATCTTTAGTCAAAAGCCTTTCAAGGAAAAATCTGGCTCCTATATCTGATCCAACTTGATCATTTGCAAAGCCGTCGCTAGAAGCTTTTTTACTTGGGTCTCCATCCATCGTATAGAGGGCGTATGGCCTATAAAGTTCTTTATAATTGGCATCAGAAACCTCGTGGAAAATAGTATTGACTTTAGCTCCTCCTACTGTAAATAAAGTATTGCTTAAAGCTAGATTTGAATCGCCAAATCCGTTCCCTAAAGTTTCTTGTTCAAAAACACAAACCTGATAACTCATCCTTTTAGGGAGAGTATATTTTTCATTAGTGTTGATATAATGAGAGGTAACTCCAGCTTTTTGTTCGGTTCCAATTTTTAATTGAGTAGAGACTTGAGGCACCCTAACTTCAAAAGTTGAATATTGTCCAAACAGTTTTTCTTGTTCCTTATTGTTATCGTTAGGGCTAGCAAGTATAATAGAGGCAAATTCATTAACTCCAGTTTTGGGAGCGCTAGTATGCACTTGATGCGGCCATAATGGGACGTCATCTATACTTATATTTTCAAAAGCGAGTCTATTTTCTACTTCATCGTATTTGCCTGTTGAATACGCTAAAGCTGAAATAGCATAACTTGCGGAATCATCATTTTCAGTTACGTTAATAATTCTAAAATTAGAAAAGTGACCGCTAACGTATTCGCCGCTTGCTGGATCATTAACTTCCGCACTCCAGACTAGATTAGCGCCTGAAAAACAGCCCCCTGAATAATCTTGAACTGTTGATCCATTGACGTATTCATTTGTATATCCGGTGATGACATAATTATCAAAATCAAGTTGGTTACCCGTTCCAATTGCATTCCCGTCAGAGAGCCTTAGCCCTGTGTGAAAATAAATTTGCGTAACTATGCCGCTACCGCCTTCTTGGTAATCTGAGTTATAGTATCCAGAAATAGTTCTAGTATGGTTACCTAAGAAATATAAATTCTGAACACTGCTTCTTCTTATTTCATCATCAGAATTTAAGTTTGTAATACCAGTAGACTCATAATTGTAAGTTGGAGTTAGCAATGAGAATTTATAGACTTGTTCTTTTGTAAAAGAAACTGGGCCATCAATAATAACGCTATTACCTGTAACGGGATGTGCGGTTCCTGCAGCCGTTGGGTAAGGATAAGTAATATTAGAAGGAGCCGTAGCTAGAGGAGTTACAGCGTTAGTCCTACCTCTAAAATTTAAAGGAGTTCTAAATTGGTCATAAATTTGAACAATGTCTCCGGGCCGTAAGTAAGCGCCGTCCTGACCTACATTAAAGGTAACGCTTTCGGTTTCTTGGGCCTCGCTAGCCAATAGCCATTCACCAAAGCGTCTAGCTTGACCTCGACTAGTGCACCCCAGCGCAGTAGTTTCTATTTGTCTAATTCCATATCTTTTTACGGATTCCTCGTTTTCTACGTACTCTACGCTTGGGTTATAAAGATTAAATTTATCAATATAACGAATAACAGCGACGCTATGGCGAGCTTTTTTAGCAGAAGAAGAATAGTTAAAATCGCCGTTTACTACATTAGCATTATTGAATTGGTAAAGAGCGGTCTTGAATGCATCTTGGACAGCATATACTAGCCCGTTAGCATAATAGACAATGCCTCTAAATATAGAAGACAAATCATTTATAACTTTATAAGCTTCCTCGCGAGAAGTAATTATGTGATTCATTGTGAACCTCGGTTCAACTCCTCCTGCTCCATCTGGAACTAACCCGTCGCAATATTGAGCTATTTCATATAAAGCCCATTTATCTACAAAACTAGAATCTACAAAATCCCCCAACCCATAACGAGGGTTTGTGATTAAATCGTAAAAACACCAAGCTGGGTTGTCTGTCCATCTTTTTTCAATTATAGAGCCCGCCCCGGGTATTGGGGCATCTGCTCCGGCTTGCCAACTCTCAATTTCCTTAAAACCTCCATCCCAGTAATTATCCGGAGCAGTTCCCATATGATTCTGCCCATTGATTACTCCAAGCCATCCTTCTGTTGTAGCTCCTACTTCCCCTGTAACGTCAGGGTATCGTCTTTGGCCTTTATTTTGACTCGTTAGAATTGCTGAGCCTCCCCATGCAGTTTGCCAACCATCTCTAATCCATGTACTGGCATTAGTAATTGTTCCAGTTCCTACTGGGTAGTCAACGCCTATTTCTAAAATTTGCCCTCCTCGAAAATATACTAACTGACCTTTTTTTAATTGGGTATTTATAGTTACGGTAGGCCAATTACCAACAACAATAGCATCACTTCTGCCGTATGTTTTTAAAATTGGGTTATAGTTATTGGGAATTTTAACTTTTATCAGTTTTGTGTCGTATGATCTTTCCGGAACTCGACTAAAAAATTCAGCATCAAACTTGGAATAAACCATAACGCTATAAGGATAACGGAGTTTCGTGCCATAAATTTCTACTATAGAATCAATAAAAGAAACATTTTTTAAATAAGCCGTTAAAGACTCAGGAGTAGTCCTTATAACTTTTATTTTCCAACCTGCGAATCCGGGTTGATCTACGTAGTCGGCCGAGAAATCAATAGTAGTTGATCTAACATAAATTTGATCTATATGTCCTTGTATTGTTTCAGTTTTGAAAAAAGTCCAAGAATTGTTTTTCGGATGCTCTCCATTTATTTCATCAGAATAAAAATCAAAAATAGGTTGATAATATATATTGTAAGTTATCTCACGAGCTTTGATATCTCCATACCCCACAGCTGGAGGATTTTTGCCTTTTTTGAAGTCTTTGGGAGCATCCTCGCTTCTAATTTGTTCAAATAATTGACTAACTCTTACTCTTAACTGAGCTTTAGTGCACTCGTTATTTAATATGCTATAAGTTTTAGCTACAGTGTCTATTCTTGAGTCGTCAGCCAAATCCCCTGCGGTTTGAGTGGCAGATGGAACTGTTCCACCTTGTATTGATACCCCGTAAAGCCTCTCACCGATTTGCCTCTCTACCGTTAAGTCTAGAGTCTCGCTTGCTGGTAGCCTACTATTTAATTGAGCTAAATTTCCTTCAGGTAGGCCTTTAGAGTATTCTAGATTTATGTTAGTAAAATTATAATATCCATTTTGATCCACAATGGGAGTATTATTCCAATATATAGACCTTAAAAATCCAAGCGTAGTTTGGGGGGAGCTGCTTGGAGACCCATTTCCATCCAGTCCAGTGGCTGTATAAGCAGTAAAGGTTTCGCCCGTAAAATATCCAGTATATCCAGCTATCCCGCTAAAACTATAGACACCGCTTACTATGCCTTCTATAGGCCCTTCTCCTAGCAGATCTATAATCTCCGCGTCGGAATCTAATACAACTAATTCATTAGGCGCGTCGCCAGATTGTACGCCTCTTTGGTCGGTTACTACTTGCCGAGCCTGTCTTTCGTCACCTCCGCCAAATCCTCCCATTTTATTCTATCTCCTTTTGCATGTCTTTTATTCTATTATTAACTTTAGTATTAATATTATTAATGTTATATCTTAATCCATATTGGTTATCGCCCCATGCGTCATTCTTCGGAACTCCAGCGTCCTCATTAAAATGATCAGTAGCGGCCTGAATGACTTGACTGCCGACAAGCAACCTTCCGTACCCTACAAAAACCGGGCCTCCTTCATTGGTTACGTTTTGAGGCCCCGAAAACGTATAAGGCGGCCTTCCTCCTCCTTCTATTTCTCTAAAGTCGTCAAATTCTGGATCAGGAGTTAGTAGATTAGTTATTCCTGCTGCCACAAGGCCGATACCTGCAACGACAGCCATACCGTACATACTTCCCCATCCGGCCGTAGCTATCATGGGTGCGCCAACCCAAATTAGAGCAACTCCTAATATCACTGTAAACCAATCAAACCAGTCGTCCGAACCTTCCACTACTGGAATTATATCTATAGTTTTTAAGTTAGAGATTCGGTCAAGGCATAATTGAGAAGACTGTAGTCCTTCTTTAGTGTTAGGGCTTTTTCCTTCTTCTATAAGAAAATCGTCGCCGTTAATTAAAACTCTATATTTTATTTTTTCTTTATCGTTAGCTATCAGGTAAGAATAAAGTTTTTTACAGTTCGCTTGGACCCCGTTAATAGCTTCTTTTACATTAGAGGCTACAAGGCTCCATTGGCTGCGTCCTATTTGGTCGGCCAGAACTCCGTGTAGTGTGACTTGAACTCTATTCATTTATTTGGGTGTGTCTATATACTTTATAAATTTTTCTTTGTATTACTGGAGTTAGCATTTCAGTAGTAGGGAATCTATTTCGAGGATGGTGGTACATTATTCCATCTCCTAAATACACTCCAACATGACAAGGGCCGTCTCCTTTTATCATTTCAAATACTATGACGTCATGCCTTTTTAACATTTCTATTCCAGACCATTCCATCTCTATTATGTCTAAAGAAGTCTGATTTAATTTAAAAAGATCTTGAATTAAATTAGGGTTTTCATTCAGCCAATTTGCTCCGAGGTCATTGTTTCCTCCGATTTTTATTCCTAGCTTTTTATAATGGTCTTTAACAAGCGTATAACAGTCTCTTTTGCCTAGTTCAAATTTTTTATCAATATCAACTACTCTTTCTTTTTTAGGGTCAAAACATAAAAAACTTCTAGTCCCTAGATGATATAAAACAAAAGGCAAATTATGCCCCCTGCTCATTTTTTTATCTTCTTCTGAAAAATAATTATTTTCCGAAACGTGCGTATGGTATACGGCTTTTATCTTTTCTTTGCGCGAAGCTTTTAAGTAATCAAAAGGCGATATAGTGAAATGACTTGCAGGATTTTCTGAAGCGTTAGCGCATCTCACAATACTCTCTGAAAGAATTAACCCGCAAGATTCTTCTTTTTGGTTTTCTTCTGCGTGAGCTTTTATCTCTTTTTTTATGAAGTCTGATATCATATTATCTGCCTCCTGCTACTTTTCTAGCGGCCGGAAATCCTCCAAAAGGCAGGCCTCCTTTTCCATTAGTTACTGGGCCTCCGATTTGGCATGCCCCCGGAGCAGCCCCGGGGTTGTCTGCTCCCCATCTTAACCTACACCCGCCTAAAGTTTTAGAGCAAACATCAGCGACCCAATAATTAGTGTTAGGTGGGGGATTGTTCCTGTTTTGTTCTTCGTCGGTTATGTTAACTTTTGCCACAAAATAATATTTAATTTTATCTTTTAAAATGTAAACATAGTCGCCTTTGTTATAAGTAGTGTCTGCTTTCCATTCTGTTCTATTAGATGTTAGGATTGCTTCGTTATGATCAATGATGCCAACTATAGATTCGTCTTTGTCATTAGCGACAGGTGGGGCGTCTTTAGGAAGAGTGAATTCTTTTGTAGTTAACTCGGCTTTTTGTAGAACAGGGACTTGCTCGATAGCGTTCCCTGACGAGTTAATTTCACTTTCATCAATGTGTTGGTACCAACAGCCCGGACCGCGGTATTGCCAATTGCACTTGTCGGCTACTATTACCCTACGAGGAATCTTTACTCCTTCTAAATCTAAAATAGAAGATAATTGATATTGTATAGTGTTTTTATTTTCGCCCGTTTTTCTCTCTATAAAATAAACATCTTTTGGTAGTTCCGCATTAGGGTCGGGTTCGTATCCTGCAGGTAGTTCTTGAATACGAGGGGAGAAGGCTCTTTTAGCTGGAGACTGCGTGGCGAATTCAAAGTTCACCCAGTCTAAATATTTAGCAAAAGTTCTTCTGCGGGTAACCTTGCTTCCAATTATATCTCCATACTTTAAAATGTGGTGTTTTAAGAGAGACAACATTGTGACACCTTCTTCGGTTTGACTTGCAATAGTTAGGACAGGGGTGGGAAGCGTCCCTTTGCTAGAAGTCTCAAAGCCCGTAGCTTGAATAGGAACAGGGTAATAGTCATTGCCATTCCAAGTAATTTTAGAATTAAATACTTTAATATTGTTGTGAAATCTTAATACTCTATCAACCGCATCAGGAAAGCCTATAGCGGAAGCTTCGTCGGCTAAAGTTGGAATAGAGTTGGCATCTAAGACATCAGATAAATCTATTTCAAATAAAGTGACCATCGCTGATGGAGTTAAGTTTGATAACTCAAAAGCTAAAGATTTAATTGATGATTGAGCTTGATCTTTATTCATCTATTTTAATTGTTTTCCTGCGATAAGGTAGCAGTTACGGTATAGTTGTTGTAAAATATAAAAGTGCTATTAAAGTTAGGGCAAACAAACCTTTTACGAAATCCACCTGTTGTGTTATCTGCATATAAATTAGGCAGCTCTTTAATGGCAAAGCTCTCTACCGCTTTGCGAGCTTTAAGAAAATGTAAAATAGCTCGAGCTTCTCGTTCGGTTCTTTTCTCAAAAGATATTTCTATATCAATAAGCTGCGAAAATACCCCGTCAGGATTTCTTTGCTCGTAGCCGTTGCCAAATTTAACAACATTAACTTTTGGGTTATGGCGAGTAGAAACATTATAAGAGGGCTTCCACAGGAATAAGGGAATCTTTTGATTATTAACTGTTACATAGCCTCCCCAATTTGTTGAGTCGGATTCAGGTGCCGTGCCTGTATTTGCACCTGTTAGGTTGTAGTAGTATTTCACGTCTTTGGGGACTTTGTTCGTAGCAGCCGCTCCTCCTACGTATTCAATACGAGCCACTATGTCATTTTTAACGTAAGTCTTATTTGCGACCCATGTTTCTACATTATAAATACTGTTATCAAACGCCATTTTTCCCTTAATCCTTTATTTATTATATTACACACAAAAAAGAGTGTAAAATAAAGATAAGGTAATGTTAGGAAGAATTAGGAGAGACGCGGAAAGTATCGTAATTAACGGTACGGGAATACAAGGAGTCACGTCAGCTACGCTGGGGTATGACTCTGCAGCATCTTCACCGTTGTCTAATTTAGGGATAAACCGCATTCAGTATGCCCCTCAAGGCCCTCAGACGGCGAGTTTGCAGTTAAATACGCTGCTTACGCATTATTTTCCTGAAAATTACGCAGATATTACAGCGTCGGATCATATGTTGAATTTTACTGGGGATTTACCCTTTAGTGGAATAGTTAGTTATGGAGATGAGAAAATTGAGTTCACTGAAGCGTATTTGGAGACATATAGCGTTTCCTGCGGAATAGGTGAAATACCTAGCACATCTACTACTTCAGTAATTTATGGACAAATGGGGACAGGTAATAATATCCCGAGTTGGGAGCAATCTTCTGCTTCCGCTCCTAATTTATCTATTCCTAGTTATAGTTCAATGGAAGTTAATTTAGATGAGTTCAATACTAATAGGATGTTATCATTTAGCGTCGAGATAGCAACACCTAGGGTCCCTCTCTATGCTGTTGGCCTAGACTCTCCAACTGGAGTTATAGCAGGTACCCCTATTGAGGTTAATGTTAATTTTGTATTAGACATAGACGACTATGAAATTAAAAATATGAGGTTTGTTCCCGAGCAAACAGTTTTTCAAAATACTACAATAACTTTGAACAAAAACAACTCTCAGGATAAAATAATAGAATATTCGTTTCAAGATATGCTATTAACTTCTGAGTCTTTTCAAGCTAGCGCAGACGGTAATGCTGGGGCTAATTTTAATCTAAGATCTTTCATATTAAGGTGAAAAATGTGTAATAATTAAAAACTAAAGGATATGGCACAGGTATTTTACGATAAGGCAGCGGTAGAAGTAAGCGTAGGCGGAGTAACCGAAACGCTTTTGGCTTCTGATTGTAATATAAATTACAGCAACTCCCTTCAGCCGTTGTATGTTATCGGCAATAAAGGTAGCTTGGGTCATGTTCCCGGCGGCCCAAGAGTCGGCGATATTTCTTTTAATTTTTTAACTAGCATCACAGGTAAAGTTCACTCTCACCCCGGTAATATTATTAATTATCTAGCTAGCGGCCTGAAGCATTCGATAGGCTCGACTGGCTCCGGGGTTTTAATAAAATGCGCAGGAATGAGCGGTATGGGATTTTTAAATTCTTATGCTTTTAACACTGCTAGCAATTCCGTTTCCACATCAAGTGCGTCTTTTAGCTTATTTGGCGGTTTTAGTACCCCCACTAATGTTGATAGTGTTATTAGCGGTAGAATCACAGGTACTGACCCGGCTATATCAAATCCCGGAGGAACCGCTGTCGCAACAGGAGTAGCTCATGGGCGATTTACGGATTTAACTAATTTAAAAACAACTATTAGCGCCCCAAATGCAGGTACGGAAGTGGGCACTGTATATTCAGCGGATTATTCTATTTCATTTAATCATAATCCTATATACAAAGTTGGCCAAGAATTTCCCACTACAACACTATATACCAACGCTTCCGAATCGATAAATGTAGCGGAAGATGTTTTCAATTCAGGGTTAACGTACACAGGGGACGCTAATGATTATTTAATAAACTTAAAAGGGGTAGACGCCACGGAGCAAATAATGGAGGTAAAAATGATTAGCGGCCATCAGGTAAATACTTCTGCTACCGTTGGGCTAGATGATATTATCAGAACGCAAAAGACCTTAACTGCGGCCTATTAATGTGTTTTATTCAGCTAACAACGCACTTCTTAAGATCAACGGAAACGAAATTTTAGCTTCCAATGCTGAAATGTCTCTTAACGCGAGTTTGGAGGCTAACTATGTAATAGGGGATAGAAATACAAATTCTTATATAGCATCTAATGGTATTGGGGGCTCATTAACATTTGCATATTTTTTAACCGGTAATGATTATTTCAAAACCTTTATTACTGGTCAAGGAGAAGTACCTCAAGAAGAGAGTCAAATAATATCGGGTAATTTTGGAGGATTGAATTTTGACAGTGGGTATTTAACTTCTTATAGCGTAAATTTTTCTCCAAATCAGCCTATAGCCGCTAGTGTTAGTATAGCATTTTTTGATGATCTTCAAGGAGTTTTTGAGAGAACTGAAGAGCAGGTGTCGCCTGCTACTGTTTTAAATTCATCTAGAATAAATATAATTTCAGCCTTTGAGACAGATGAAGTTGACAGTTTTGTAGCCGGTTCTTACAATTATAATTCAGAAGTAGCTCCAGTTTATTTAGCGGAAGAAACAAAACCTAGCAGTATTAGCTTCGGTAAAAAAACTGTTAGCATGAACTTTGAAATAGATAACCCTACAGGTAATTTACCTGTAGATGGGAGCAACGTAAAACTAGAGGCTAACTTGAGGGGATATAGTAGCGACGCGGTTTTAGATACTTTTTCCTGCTCCGGAGTAATGCAATCTAGGAATCTAGCTTCGGCCGCTGGAGATTATATAAAACAAACAATTAATGTGATACAAAACGATAGTCAAATTAAAATAGTAGTACCAGAAGGATTTTTTAGCTATGGCTCCGTGGGGGCGGGTAACGTGGGGATGGGGAGCACAGAATTTCAAGGATAAAAAATGGCATATTTAACTCCAAATACGAAGTTTGAAATATCAGGTCAAAACATGAACTTGATCGACGACCTTAGATTTGGAGATATATTTGTTGAGGATTTGCAATATGTAGGCACTACGGGAGTTTCAGGAACAGTTCCTATAAACGCTTTTACGAGTGATGTAATAGCGTCTACTTCTCATGGGCAATTTTCTTTAGGTGAAAAATATATCATCTTAACTTCGAATGACCAAGTAACAGTAGGAAAACTTCCTAATATTAGTGGTAAGGCGGGAAGCCTATATTCAGTCACTGGCGAAAACTTTTACCAAATAACGAATGTTAAATTCGGGGAAGTGGAAGCTAGCTTTAATTTGGTAGACTCGGAAACAGTTGAGGCTATAATTCCTCAAGATGCTGATTACGATGGAGTCACAGTTTTTTCTGCCCTGCGAACGGGCCTAAACAATAACCAGTCTCTAGCAAGTGGGCTTAGCGTGGATGAGTTTGTTCCTATACCCGAAGTGTCAGGATTAAGTTCTTTTCAATTATCTTCCGGTGAAGATTTGTCTATAACAGGGTTTTCTTTAAGCGGCGTTACAGGAGTAAGGTTTGCTAGTAATGACGATTTGATATCAGGCGTAACATTGACTGCTAACACAGCGACCGTGAAAATTCCATCTGGAAATATAAGGGGTCAAGCTGATTTGTTGTTAAGGAGCGGGCAATTCACTCAGATGGATCAAAAATTTGCGCTCTCTCCTTTAGCTACGATTACTGGAGTAGGGTTCTCTCAGGTTGGAGTTTCTTCTGCTAAACCCGCGGGATCAACAGGAACTTTCTTATTAGTCTCGGGGGACAATTTTGTTGGGGATATTTTATATGAAACCGGCTCTAATTATCTTGGAACGGTAATGGGAGAAACGGGTGAGTTTAAATTATTAAGTGATAAAGTCGCTTCAGGATTAATTCCTACAGGTATAAATATACAGGTGTCTGGGGGTAACGTTTCAAGTGACCCAACTATATCTTCTGGAGTCGTTAGCTTCTTTTCAGATAATTATCCAGAGTCTTATCCTTCTAATGTCCATTTTACGCCTACTATAGGTTTGCCTATTATAGATGGAATATCGCCATCATCTGGGGTAGTTGGAGATTTTGTTACTATTAGTGGTAAGAATTTATACAGCATCACTGGGGTAAATATGTTGTTAAATGCTTCTTCTAATGTTGGGGCAGGGACATATAGCGCAGGAAATATAGCTGAGATTACACCGGGATTTGAGCTTAGTTTTCAAATAGGGAATGCCGCTACTCTTGGAACTTTAGGAGAGTCTTATGACGTTGTGTTATCTGGGCATTTTGGCTCAGTAACTGGAACCAATGGATTCTTTTCTTTTGGTATTCCCACTGTAACATCTATAGATCCCGATACTGAGGTAGTACCCGGAAGAACGGGTTTGATGTTGGGGACCTGTTTGTATACCGGAGCAGGAGCCGAGCTGTGGACAGGGGGTGCTGGACTCGGAAGCTATGCGCTTTTTCAAAAGCTCCCCTCTAGCGGATATAATAACACTAACCATAGTCAAATTAAATTTCAATACCCCGACTCTTTTCCTAGTGGCGTTAACTTCAAGGTTTTGGCTAGGAATAGGAGAGGCAGAAGCAATCTTACCGATAGCGATGCAGACATTACAGCGTTAACTCCTCCATTCCTAAGTGGATTTGAGCCAGAGTCCGTTGAGTTTGGTGATACCGTCACTATGTCTGGACATTTTGAGAACATTGTTTCTAATGGGTTAAAAATAGGAGATACTATAGTCTCGCAAATAAACCAAAACTCTACAACAGGTTTTAATTTTGTTGTACCTGAGAACACTCAAACAAACACAATTAGTGTTAATACTAGTGGCGGCATACTAGAAACGACAGGTTTTCTGGCTGTAGCCCCAAGTAAGCCGAGTATTAGTGGATATTATAGCGGGGAAGTAAAACCGGCTATAATTGATTATTCTCAAGTTTTTAAATCTAACGATCAGATAACTATATCCGGAGCTGGAATGGATTTAGTCACGGGAGTTAGATTCTCGGGAGAATCGGATTATTTTGATTTTAATTCTTTTACTTCTCAAAGGTATAACTCTTTAAGGTTTAATGTCCCCGGGTCGATAAACGGTGAGAGCGGAAAATTTCAGCTTTTAGATTCTTTTGGGCGCCTCACTGAAAGTAATTCAACAGGTATAAATTTAATATCAGTTTCTGGATTTAATAATTTTGCGATACCAAATGAAAGCATTGATGTTACTGGATTTAATATAACTGGCATGGACGTGCTTTTTCCTTATCCTACTGGAGGACATGTTACTGTGCAACCGCACGTTGAGAGCTTGATAGCTAATGGGGTAGAAAAAATTTCAGTTCGAGTCCCTACTGGTATTTACCATGGGGATATTAAACTGTCAGGGAGGCAAAACCAAATAGAAGCTAGTGGATTTTATCCAATAGGAGTAGTGACAGGAATAGACGGGGGTTTGGCTAAGTCTGACGATAATACTTTCTTTGTTGAAAAGGGAACAAAAATTACTGTTACAGGAATAAATACTTTTGACGAGCAGTTGATCGATTCTGAAATGTCGGGGTCGGGGTTAGGCCTCGTGGCATTCTCTGGCGTTTCTATATTAAATGTTCCAGATTCAGGCATGGATAATACTGAAAACAGTTTCATTCAATCAACTATTCCTATAGATAAATATTCTACAGGTCTTGCTACAATAGGAGGGGTAGCTAATACTTTTTATTCTGAAATAGAGTTAACATCTCCTCTTGATTTATTAGGGTCGGGAAGGATATATATATTAGACCCTTGGTTTAAGGATACGGAATTGAATTTTAGTTTAATAAACACAGGTTCATATTTAGAGCCAGTTAATTCTTTTAATGTGTTAGGTTATGATGACTTTAAATTCCCTGAATCTGGAATAGATGAATTTGCAAATAAAATAACTAATAAAAAAGTAACGTCTTATGCTAGAGATTTCGTAAATACTGGTGATTGTTTTTATGTGACAGGATACGGCCCTCTAAGAGGGGCGCCGGGAACTAGTATTCGTCTAAGTGGACATAAATTAGACGAAATAACAGACATAACATTTTCTAATGGAGAACAGGGCGCTTCAGTTAATTTTACAGGGACTTCTTCGGAGTTGGAGGTAGGGGCTCCAGACGTTTTAGGAATGAATTCTATAACTTTAAATGGTTCAGGAGCTTCGGTTTCAGTTTACCACACTGGACTTAGTCCTACGGGTGCTCCTAGATTGACTCAGAGTGGAGTCCCGTACAAATCTTTTGAAGTATTGTTATCTCCAGAAGCTATAGATTATCAAGTTATACCAGAAGGCATCCCTGAGCCTAGGGCCACCGCTGATGCAACTGTTAACTATACCATAGAAGAGACAGTGAATGGAACTGTGTTCCTAGTTACTAGAACTAAATTCCCAGACGGAAGCACAATGGTAATAAATAGCGTACCTAAGCCCTAAAGGTCTGCTTCTCCAATATCAATAAAATAAAGGAGCCTGTAAATGCGCTCCGCTCCTTCATTATTAAATATATCCATGGGCGTATCCATGTTTAAATCTGGATTGGGTTTATTTATCCACTCACCTACATAGTCATGATCCATGACAGCGCAGCACTCGTTAACTAAGTTAACAAACTCTATTAAATTATGTTTAGGGATTTTCATTTGTCTCGGCGCCGCTCGTCATACTGCCTGCGTCTCTCGTTAGAGTCAATTTTTCTGTCCAGTTTGTCTTGGCCGCTCTGAAGCCTTTCTAATCTTTGAAGGATATATTCTCTTTTTTCTTTATCATCTATTCTGTCTATGTACTCCAACCCTTTTTGAATAATCCTTGGGTCTATTTTTGGCCGTCTAGAGGGGACAGTAACTATGTTTGCCTTAGGTTTTGGCGGTGCTACTTTGGTGGATTTACCTTTATCGTCCTTCTTCTTCACAACTGTCGGTTTAGTATTGAGGGCGGGTAATGTAATTGTAGAGGGCAGCTTATGAGTCTCAAAAGAGAGAAGCTCCGTTACGCCGTTATTATTTACCTCCACTAAACCTCTCTCTACGCTTAAAAGAGTTACTCCGCTATCCGTCCTTTTTTTGGTAGAAAGAGTTAAGAATCTTTTAGGAATATCTTTTGAAAACAAATAAACGTTAGTCACGCCTCTTCTTGTCATAATACCTGTAAGATTTAATGTAACAGGCGGTTTCTCTAGAAGCTTCGGCAGTTCAACTTTGGCGGGAGGCTTATCTAGGAGAGAGAAAGCGTTTCTTTCAACTATTTTATCGTATCGAGTTGTCTGTGCGTAGAGCGCTGGGGCGAGTAGGATAAATATTAATATTTTCATTCTGCGTAATAATAAGGGATTCTTGCTGTTGTGTGGCATTGGTAACATTGATCGTAAGTCTTCACTAAAGCTTTAATGTCGGAGTCCGATATGGTTGGTAAGCGATATTCTGGCATTTCGTGAAAAGTTTCTATTTGTTTTCTATATACTTTACACGCAGCAATTCTGGCTTGGCGCTTCGCATTTGCATAACTTTGTAAAGATAAAGAAACTAGTAACAACATAACAGTAATGGCTAATAAAAACTCCAATACTGTAAACCCTTTTTTCATTCATCTTCTAATTCTTTTATACACTTGTTTAAATCGCAGCACTCTTGAAGTAAGTTAATAGCCGTAGCTCTCCAGTATTTACCAATGTCTCGAAGCGCTTCATTTTGGTCTCTTAAGCCTTCTAGGTATTTTTGAGCTTTATCTATGTGAGGGCAAGTGTTGCCGGGAATAGGCGGGCAATCTTCTTTTAGTTCCTTATACCCTTTTTGAGGTATGCTCATGAATGCTTCCAGAAGCTAAGTTTCTCTTTTTCTCTTTTTTCTGCTGGCATCGAGATATAGTTTACATAAGTCTTTTGTTCTGACCAGTTTAAAAGTTTTCTTAACAATTTAGTAAGCTTAGAAAAGAATTTATATCTAAAAGTTCGTTGGAATAATCTCTTTTTAGCGTTAGCTGCCTCCCAGTCTTTTTCTCGCTCCTCTGCTTCTTCAGCAGTTTCCTGTATTTCGAATTTAATTAATTCTTTTTTATCTATGACTCCATTCGTAAAAATAAATTTAAACTCAGCCCACCAAACATTTTCATCTTCATCATAAAATGATGTATAGAAATTTACGCCCCCGTTATGACCTACCTTATTCCAGCGGCCTTTTTCGTAAGGATATTTTTTGGGGGTATCTTCAGTTATTTGTTCTGTGCTTGAGGGTTCGCAATTCCATGAAGACTTGTCATTTATAAAAAGGTTCTGTTTATAAATTTTGTATTGATCGAGTGCATTTTCCAAACACTTAGTTTGAAACTGGATACCCCTGACCGACCCGCCATAGCGACTAGAGCCCTTCAAGAGTTTCTCTTGGTCTTTTGTTAACAAGCCTTTTAGGTAAGACTTCGGTACAATTATATCATCAAACATTCCCATTTTTTTGTCTTTCTTGCCATCTATTGTGAGCGTCCAAAACTACCGTTGTAGCCTTTTTACCGTTTTTCCATTCGCCAACTTTAACAGTGCTGGCTCTGTCTATTTTGTAAATGCGAAAAAATTGCTTAAATATTTTAAGATGTTCTGGCTCTATTGAATTTAGCCTTGGGTAGCGGCTTTTTGGAGCCCAATGAGGCACAGCTATAACTTTGTAATCTATTTCATCATTATCTACAAAGTCTAGAACCCCCAAAACCCTACATCTGACCAAACTTCCCCTGTCTATGGGGTCGTGATTAAATATTAAAACGTCTAACGGATCTTTATCCAAGGCAAATGTTTGAGTTATGAGTCCGTAGTTAATCGGGTATTGTAAGGACGAAACTAAGCACCTCTCTAATTCAAAAATATCATAATTTTCATTATATTCGTATTTAGTATTAGTCCCTTTTGGGATTTCTACGATGCAGCTTACATGAGCAAATCCATCTTTTGTGATCGGAATGTCATTTACTAGATTTCTTTGCGTCATAAGTGTAATACTTTATATGAACTTATTAGTTCATGCTCCTTTGTGCGAGCCTCCTACGGAATCTCTTCCGTTTAGGTACGTACTTTCTTGCGCTAAATTAGACTGCGGTATGAGCGTACTTCTTGAATGCGAGACAGAAATGAAAGATATATATTGGGAATTTATGCGAAAAAGAGGTATGTTTGATTTCATTTCTGATATAGTTATCCCATTGGAGGAAAGCGGGTTAGGTCTTGATATTAAAGTACGGAGTCAAAGGTCAACAATAATTACTAAATTTATAAGATTTGAAAACCAAGAAGACTTAATCGAAAAAATAGAAAATAAGATTATTCTATTGTAGAAGCAGTTAATTTAGCCTCAAGCTTCTTGACCCTTTCGTTAGCCTCGACAGCCCTATTTGCTGCTTCTTGAGCCATTTCTTCAAAATCCTTAGCCTCTTGAGCCGAAGCATCGGCCGCTGTTCTAGCATCATTTGCTGCATCTTGAATGGCAGAGGCGCATCTCCTTTGGGATTCCAGCATAATCTTGATATGATTATTCATATGAATATTATAATCCAGCTATGAAATTTTTATAAATTTCTTTGAGGTCTTTGAGAATACAGTTTGCCATTTCAACGCGTACCGCGTCAGTGTCTTCCATGACCACGGTGGATTTTACTAATTTTTCGTATTTTTCCTTGGCCTCCATAATAGATTTATGAGTTTTTATCGGTTTATTTCTTTCAAATTCAGATATATTAGGCATCATCTTTGTCCTTTTTTAGCATTATCTCTTTAACTCTATTAACTCTATTTATTATTTTGTCTAATTCAACTAATTCGCCGTTAAGCTTTTGTCCGTGATTTTCATTTAGATGTTGAGACAGGGCAATCATTTCACAAGAAATTTGGCCCAACATGAAAGACTCGTTGGAGAATTTGAATCTTGACATTGTTGTATATAGGATGTTACATTAAAAGTCATCCTCAAGGGAACCAGATTGTTGATATTCTCTTACTCGGCGCTCAAAAAAGTTACCCATAGCTTGAACGTCAACTACTTCTCCGAGCCAAGGGAATGGATTTTTATCCGATTCAAACCTATATTCAAGGCCAACGCCTTCTAACCTACGATTGCCAATGTAGTGCATGTAATCTACAAACATTTCAGCATTAAGACCAAGAATCCCCCTAGGTAATACATCTTTAGCGTATGCTATTTCAAGCTGTACAGCCTTTTGTATATGTTCAGTTATTTCTTGCTGGAACGATTTAGTCCAGATTTTAGGATTCTGCTCTATAATCTGATTAATAACATAAGTGCCGAACTGAATATGAGAGCTTTCGTCGCGGAGGGTATATTTAATTTGGTCAGCGACGCCCTGCATTTTATTTTGGCGACCAAGGGCTAGCAGCATTGCAAATCCACTAAAGAAAAAGATACCTTCGCAGACAATCCAATAGGTAATGAAATTTCTTAAAATCTCTTTTTTGCCTTCTTGAGTATAAGGATTAAAGTCTGGCCTACTTAGGTCAGTAGTAATGCTCATTAGAAAGTCATCTTTGGCCTTGATAGATGGAATATTTAAATAAGCTTGATATACTTCATCTATTTTAAGATCCAAAGAATCGCAAACGTAAACAATAGTAAGATTATGAAGGCTTTCCTCAAACGCTTGTCGTAAAATATACTGGCGACATTCAGCATCAGTAATATACCTAAAGCCGCTAAGCAAAAGGTTGTTACCAACGAGAGATTCACTGCCAGCAAAAAAGCCAAGCGAACGTTTAACCAAAAGTTTTTCATCATCTGTTATGTCTCCATTTTTCCATTGTTTGATGTCGTCTGCCATTGATATCTCCGTTGGCATCCAGTTATTAGCGCAGCCTTTTAAAAACAAGTCCCACGCGGTTTTATGTTTGTGGGGTAAAATGCAATTAACCCCAGCTACGTCTTTTCCTAATATATTTCCAGTTTTTGAGTCGTTCATTTAGTATAATATTGAGATTGAGCTTTTAAGTTTCCTAAATAAGTATTAAATCCTCGGTGCCCAAGATTTATGTCAGTAATTACATTTATTTTGCCGCCAAGTGACTTCCAAAGTTTGCAAAAACCATAATCTTCACTTTCGTACTTTTTTGTCTCCGGGTTTACTTCACACCTAAATATATCGTAAAAATTATCGCCAGCTTCCATGTATCCGTCAATATCGTTAGTGTATTTTATTTCCGGTTTAGCCGCAATTATTTTTTCTATACATTCACGTTTTATCAACATGAATCCGGTGGCTGCATATTTCGCCTCTATTTTATCCTGAGACTTTGCTTTTTTAAATTCTTCAAAGTCGATTTCGCTGGAAAAATCAGTTGCAAGATGCCTCCAGTATTCAGGCAGCTTCCCAGTAGAGGCCATCAACTCTATCTTTTGCCCATTAAAATATTTTTTAGGGTAGACTCCAACAGTCACGTCCTCATCCGCGTCTAGAAGTTTTAAAACGTCATGCGGGTCAAATTGGGTATCAGTATCAACAAAAAATAAATGAGTATAATCTTTGTTAAGCATGAAAGCAACCGAAGCGTTCCGCGCTCTACTAATTAAGCTCTCAAACCATATAGATCTTAGGCCAATTTTTATATTTTTTTGCCGACACACTGACATGAGGTTTATCGTACTCATCATGTAGTCAGAATGAACCATGCCCGTATAACCTATAACGGGATAAAAAATATTTATTTTAGAATAATCCATTACTGGCAGGCCTCGCATGCTTCAGGGTTTGCGATGGAACAGGCTATCTGCTCTTCCTTGGTGTATTCTTTTTTTGTAGATTTCTCTACCTTAGATGCACCGCGATTACGTAAATAATAAGTTGTTTTTAGTCCAGCTTCCCATGCCGCCATATAAATATCATTTAAATATTTTAGACTAGTGCCTTTGTTATAAAGATTAAACGAAACGCCTTGGTCAATCCATTTTTGTCTAGCGGCGTTACATTCAATTAATTTGAACATATCGCGGTCAAAAGCAGTTTTATACTTTTCTTTATATTTTTCTGGGATATCAAGAAGGGTCACGTCTCCATCTACTTCTTTAACGGCTTCAGCGAATTGAGGACTCCAAATGCCCTCTTTTTTCATGTCGTTGACGAATTGTTCGTTCGTGATGTAGAAGTTTCCGCTTTTGTTTTCATAGACGAAGAGGACCGAGAAGTTCGGCTCGACGCTTTGCTCCACGCCGTTGATATAACCAATAGTGGCAGTAGGAGCAATTGCCATAGTGTTACTATTTCTGATTCCATATTTCGAAATACTTTCCCTTACTTCCGACCAATCAATTTTACCCCCCCGGGGGGTCTTCGAAGATTTTTTTCTAAAATCTAGTAGGTCGTTATAGGTATCGATTGGCAGTTTGCCTTTATCCCATAAAGAACCGGCGTAGGTTTTATAGCTTCCTCTTTCCTGCGCTAACTTGCTAGACGAAAGAATGGCGTGATAAGAAAAGAACTCTGTGAGCTCGTCAATATATTTTACCGCCTTGTCCGAGTCGTACTGTATATCAACTAATTGTAGTACGTCATGCGTTGCCATCATTCCTAGGCCGATAGGGCGGTGTTGCATATTAGCATTTCTAGCTTCTTTAGTTGGATAAAAATTTAAGTCTATAACATTGTCAAGAAGGCGGATAGCTGTTTTAATAGTGTTAGCTAGCAACTCTTTGTTTAAAGAGTATTTACCTGTTTCGCTTTTTATTAAATGATTTTTTAAATTAACACTTCCTAAGTTACAAACAGCGGTTTCTCCAACTTTGATTTTTTCGCCATCTTTATATTCAGAAGGCTTTGTATGTAGTAAAATCTCAGTACAAAGATTACTGGAGTGAACAGTTCCTTGGTGCTGGTTGCTGTAACGAATATTAGAAGGGTCTTTAAATGTTACCCAAGGATGGGACGTTTCGAATAAAACCTTTAACATTTTTTTCCAAAGCTCCTTAGCTTTTACTTTGCGGAAATTTTTTAGTTCTCCTACTTCTGCTTTATCAACCATCTGCTCGTAGACTGCGGTAAAGCAATCCCCAAAGGCTTCATGCAGGTCTCTTGAGTCAGAAGGGCAAAACATGTACCAATCTCCATCTTCTTGAACCTTCTTCATAAAAAGGTCAGGAATCCAAGACGCAGTGTTCATATCGTGACACCGAAGTCTTTCATCGCCAGTGTTTCGGCGAAGATTTAAAAAGTCCTCAAAGTCAAGGTGCCAAGGTTCTAGATAGGCGCACCCAGCGCCGGGTCTTTTGCCCCCTTGGTTTACCGCGACAAGTGTATCGTTGAAGATTTTGAGCCATGGGACAATTCCTCCAGAAATCCCGTTTGTGCCTTTGATAAAAGCGCCAGAAGACCTAAAATTAGTAACATCAAAGCCAAGACCTCCAGCGTATTTACTCTTACGCGCTTCTTGCCAGACCCCTTCGAAGATTCCGTCAATACTATCATCGAATGTGTTTAAGTAACATGAGCTTAATTGAGAGTGAGTAGTTCCGCTATTAAATAATGTAGGAGTGGAAGGAGTGTAAAGCAGGTTGCTAAACAGGTTATAAAACTCAATTGCTCGTTCTTCTTTATTTTTTTCATTTAAAGCTAACCCCATGGCAATTCTCATCCAAAAAGCCTGAGGCGACTCGATAATTTTATTATTGCTACGAATAAAGTATCTGTCAATTAAAATTTGTAGCCCGAGGTACTTAAACTTGCGATCTCTATCAGGAACTAGAGCTTCCGATAATTTTTTAAGATCATAACTAAGTAGCTTTTCGTTTAAAATTTCTTTCTTAGTTAATTTCTTAATTCCTTGCACGAAAGATTTTTTATATTGTAAATCAAAAGTATCTGAGTCAACGCTTTCTCGAAAAACTTCTTTATAAAGCGCGTTTACGGCTAAAGCGGCGGCGACATTGCTATAATTAGGTTCTTTTTCTATCTTTGCTCGCGCTGACAAAATTAAAGCTTCATCAATTTCTTTAGTAGTGATTTTATCGTAAAGTTGTAACTGCGCATCAAGTATTACCTCGCTTGCGGATACGTTGTTACCATCAATACCAGCGCAGGCTCGATAAACGCATTTATTTATCTTCTCTACGTCAAATTCTTCTAGTTTTCCGTTTCTCTTCTTTACTTTTATTTCCATGTTAGTAGAAAAAAATACACCCCTAATAGGGTGTGTGATTAATTTTATTTAACCGGGGTCGTAAGTCAAGTTATTTTTCAATAATTTTTAACTCTTCGTCAACTTTTCTTTGCATCTTCTTTAAATACTTTTTAGCTTGTTCAAGGCCATCGTCAGTATGAGGAAAAGCTCCATAAGACCATTTTCTTTTTTCAGACTCTATTAAATAATATTTTTTATTTTTTTTGCTTTTGGGCATAGGCCGCTATTGCTTTGATTATTTTTTCTTCAAGATCTAAAATTTTGCCTTCAAGTATATCTAATTGGTCGTTTTCAAAATTTATCCTAGTCATAAGTTTATTAGATTCCCGCATTAATTTTTTATACTTTTTTGTATTGTTTTCGTCGCTTTCAAAAAGGCTATTCTCCTCAAAAGCATCCATTTTATTAAATATTTTTTCCGCTCTTTTTTCCCAAAACTCTATGCTGTTGCAACATATTTTTATGTCCGCAGTGAGGGACTCTTTTTCTTTTAACAAATTTTCTAATTTTTTATTCAGATCCATTTTCTAAAACTTCCTTTATAAGTTTAAGTTTGTTAGTAATGAATCCTTCGCCGGGATATTTCATAGGGTCTGATAGATTGTTTAACCTATCCTCGTGTTGAGAAAATTCTATCAATTGCTGCAACAATTGGCAGACGTTATCGTGATCTTTTTGAGTTAGCATGACGTCGTTGACCATTTAAAGAAAATTTTATTTGAGAGAAGAAGGTTTGTCAAATTCGTTTTGTAAATTATTGAACTTGAACGACTTAACGGCATACTAGTAATTACACAAAAAAAGCCGGGCAAAGCCCGGCTAATTGCTACTTTATTTGTATTTGTTTAGGTTTGTGCTTATTTTTCTTTTTCAATATCAACCTAAATATGCCATTTTTCAGGCTTGCATCCGCTGTAGCAGCATCAGCCTTTTCTGGAATATGGTAAGTTTGGCCGAACTTAACCTCTTTTCCTCTTCGAGTGGTTTTACCTTGTAGGTTGAGGTGCCCTGACGTGTCGACGTTGACTTTAACATCTTCTTTCGCAAAGCCGGGCATTTCTACCTCAAAAATATATTTACCATCCTCTTCCGTGAAATACGAATTATGGCTACGTTCAATTTCTTCAAATAACGGCGTTGCAAAATCGAGCAAGCCCCTACTAAATGCAGTTGGCATTAACATGCTTTTATTTTAGCAGGCAATGTGCCAACATGACTCATAGGCCTATTTCTTAGGAAATAAGCGTTTTTTAATGTGGGGCTAGTGACAGGTGGGTCAGAACGATCCGTAAGAAAGCGATCGGATGTCATACATCGACACTACTTCACTCTCTAGTGGATTTTCTAATTTTGATATTTCGAAATATTCATTATCTATGACTCTTTCTACTTTTCCTTTCCACCCTCCGTTTTTGATAACGTGGACTTCAGAGCCTAGCATCTTAGTGTTATAGGAAAGGACTTCCTTATTTGATTTTTCCATGATTATTCCCCAGAGCTGCCGAAACCGCCCTGACCTCTTTTAGAATTTTCTAGTGTTTTCATCTCATTCCATTCGACTTGGTAGCATTTTTCAATAATGAGCTGTGCTATCCTGTCGCCGGGATTAATTGTGATTTTATTCTGTGAACCAAACATAGCTTCAAAAGCATTAGGTTTAAGATTATATCCTTCGAAATTTAAATTTATCAATAAAACTTTTATTTCGCCGCGATAACCGGAATCAATTACTCCAGCCATTACGTCTATACCTTTTTTACACGCTAAACCGCTTCTTGGGGCGACTCTTCCATAAAAACCATCAGGGATTTCAATATTTATCCCTGTTGAGACTAATTTTCTCTGAAAAGGCTCAATGGTTACGTATTCAGTTGAGAAAAGATCATAACCAGCATCAGAAGGATTAGCTTGGAATGGAGCTTTTGCGCTTGGATTCAGTTTTGAATAGTTTATTTCCATGTCTAAAAAACTGTTGATTAATAGTTTACGCCCCAAAAGTCAAGTTCGACTAAAAAAAAGTTTGACACTGATCCCCGAAGCGTCTAAAACCCTTTTCAGTTTTGGCGTATTTTACACTCTCTACATTTAAAAAAATGTTTTATTAGATCTATACGTCATTACAAAAAAACGGTCCAAACCCGTTTTGTCTTTAGGGAGAAATCCTAAAGTTTTCTGCCGGGAGCCCCATCGCGGGTGCGGATTTTGTCAGTTCCGCTCTTTGGCAGCATGACAAGCCTAATGTAACTAGGTCAAAAAAACCGTTGGTTAAATTCCAACACCCTGCCCGGTGTGATGTGCATGGTAGAGGTAAGCGCAGGTTATTAGCACGGTTCCTGCCGCCATTAAAATGGTACTCTATTGTAAAATAAAATTTAAATGTGTTTTAAAGAGCTCATACTGAAAAGTATTTTAAAGCTTATACATATTATTACTTATTTTACTGGTTACGCTTTAGTCGTTTGGTCTGCGACATAAAATAATTTGGAACCCCTCAGAAAAAGTTCTGTCAAAGCTAAAGCAATGCCCCCGTTATGCGGGGGCATTGTCTTTTTAATTTTTCCTTGAAAAAAGTATCCGCCATAGCATAATCTTTCTTTTCTAAATGAAATATAAATATAAAAATATTGGATTAAGTGGAGTTGCTGGTTCCGGTAAAAACACTGTTTCTTCTATATTAATTAAATTATTGCAAAGAGTCGGGCTTCCGTACAGGGAGCTCTCTATTGCTAAAAATTTAAAAGAAGAACTACGGGAACCTAGTTTAAATTTATACAATATTGATTCGTCTAATTGTACTAGAGATGAAAAGAATATAATTAGACCCTTTTTAGTGTCTCATGGAGAAATAAAAAGAAAATTATCTAAAGGTAGACATTGGATAGATAAAATTACTAATGAATTGGCGCCCAAAAAAGTAAATATTATAACTGACGTTAGATTTGATGAATATGAAAAAGATGAAGTTTATTGGGTTAAAAACGAAATAAATGGAGTTTTAATTCATATCGCTAAATATGAAGAAATAAATGGAAAAAGAATTTTCTTACAACCGGCGAATGCCGCAGAGGCTAGAAATAATCCTAATTTAATAGATAAAGCTGATTTTGTTTTAAATTGGCCGCATGAAGAAGATAAAGAAAAACAAATTTATAATTGTAAAAATTTGATTAGATGGGTAAATAATCTTTATGAGTAGCTCTCTTGATAGCGAAACCTGCCAGCCAATTGCTGTTTTTTTAGGCAAGAAAGCTAGGCTGAGAGCTGGGGCTCTGAAGAGCAACGAGATAAAATTAAATTTTAACAACTTAAATGGCTTTTTTGATTATCAAATTAAAATTTCAAAATTTGCTTCCGATATTTTTTCACTTCAAGAACGAGATAGCTATTTCGCTTATTTAATTGAGGTTTTTGTTGAATCCGACAACTATTTTGATACGCCTTTTACTGATACAAATATTTTTTTTGAAAAAGATTTTGAAGACTTCGTTGAATATTCTATAATTTTACCACGTTTGTTTAAGAGGCATCATCGCTATGTCATTGATTTTGAAAGAGATAGCGTTTGCACCTTTAGGCAGTTCGGGGAAAAAGTAAATTTATGGAAAAGATTCAATGGACTTTTGTAAGCGATAATTATTTAGTAGAAAGAATAAAAAATACAAGTTGCGAGAAAAGCTTATTGGAGTTAGCCAACAGGCACGGCGGCTTATTTTTTAAAATTGTAAAGAAATATGCTAAGTTTTTTGAATCTAGAAATATCAATATTCGGGAAGTCTCCAACGATAAGAATCTAATTATTTGGAAAGCGGCCAACACATTCAATAATGATAAAAATGTTAAATTTTCTACTTGGTTAGCTAATCAAGTCAAATATTTTTGTCTTAACACTTTAAATAAAAAAAATAAAGACAGGCTCAGCACCGTAGGAGATGAAATTCTAGACTACATTGAACAAGTTGAGCCTTCTTGTGCTACTAATCCTAGTAAAAACGAATCTGGCAATTTTATAGAGTTTGTAGACAATATATTAAATCAACTAAAAGATAAAAGAATTAAGAAAATTTTCTCCATGCGTTATTCTAAAATCGAGAAAAAACCTTCTTGGTGCAGCGTGGCCTCTAAATTAAACATTAGCACTCAAACAGCGATAAATCTTCATAACCGAGGCATAACCATTCTTAAGAAAAAAATGGGTAGCGAAAAATTTTTAGATAACGTTTAAAAATAGCTTGACAATAAATCCCATAAACGTATTTTAAAGACTCTTATGTCAACGACTGACAAAACTAACGACTGGCAAGAGCGCGAATTAGGCGCTCTTTGGGCAAAGAAGAGCAACAACGGCTCTCAATACATGACTGGACACATTGAAGTCAAAGGTGAATCTGGAAAGGTTCAACTTGTAGTCTTCAAGAATAAATCCAAATACAACGAAGACGGAACCGTCAAAAATGAAAAGGCTCCAGATCTTCGTATCTACCTAAGCGAACCCAAAGAGGAGAGACAAAATCGTACTGAGAAGGCAACCGAAGCCACACCTCAGAACGACGGCGCATTGTTTTAATGAACTTCGCGCTGCATCTCCCTATTAACGGAGTTAGCTTCGGACAGGTTAGCACAGCCCTTCTGCGTGAGTTTCACCAGAGGGGCGTGCAACCCTTTTTATTTACAATCGGCCAAGTTGACCTCAATTCCCAAGAAGCCGACCCTAAATTTAATTCTTGGATTCAAGACTGTATTAAACACTCTTATGAAAACTATAAAAGAGATATGCCAATCTTCAAACTTTGGCATCTTAATCAAGACAGTCTTAGTTCTTTTTCCAAAGAGCAAACCCTTTTTACTTTCTACGAGTTAGACCACCCTACTTCTTTTGAAGTTAACATAGCCTCTAACCAGAAGAATCTTATATTTAGCTCTAACTACGCTAAAGAAACTTTTGAGAGCTTTGGCTCAACAAATTGCCATTACGTTCCGCTTGGATTTGATAAAAATAACTTTAATGTAAAAGAAGGTCCTTATTTAGAAGGAAAAATTGTATTTAACTTATGTGGAAAGCTAGAGAAAAGAAAACACCACAAAAAAATAATACAAACTTGGCTTAAAAAATATGGCAACAACAAGGACTATGTCCTTCAGTGCGCTATCGCCAACCCCTTTATTAAAGAAGAAGATTTCAAAGCTCAAATAAATCAAATATTAGGCGGCAAAAATTATTTTAATATAAATTTCTTAGGCATGATGCAAAAGAATCTTCTTTATAATGATTTTCTAAATTCTGGGAACATCGTTATAGGCATGTCTGGAGCCGAAGGATGGGGACTTCCCGAATTCCAATCAGTAGCGCTAGGCAAACATGGAGTTATATTAAACGCTACCTCATATAAAGATTGGGCTAATGATAACAATGTTACTTTAGTCGAGCCCAACGGAAAAGAAGATTCCGCCGACGGTATGTTCTTTAAAAAGGGATCTCCATTTAATCAAGGTAGTATTTATACCTTTGACGAGGATGCCTTTATAGAAGGATGCGAAAAAGCTATTGAAAAATATAAGTCCTCACCTGTCAACACGGAAGGCTTAAAGCTTCAGGACGATTTTTCTTACTCAAACACGGTAGATAAAATACAGGAGATTATGGATGCCTGAGTACATTTACGAACACCCTGACACAGGAGAACAGGTCACTGTTTTTCAAAGTGTGCATGAAGAACATGTTTATATTATAGATGGTGTTCAGTACGATAGAGTATACACAATCCCCAATGCCTCGATTGACACTAAGATTGACCCTCATTCAGCTAAAGATTTTAGAGAAAAAGCTAAAGGAACCGTTGGGGATTTATGGGATCAATCCGCAGAGGCCTCTGAAAAAAGAGCGGCCAGACACGGGGAAGACCCAGTGAAGAAAAAATATTATCAGGAATATTCCGATAAAAGAAACGGCGCCAAACACAAAGACGACCCTTCTCGCGTAAAACAATCCAAGCATTTTTCCATTGAGTGATTCCGTTGTAATAATTAGTGATTTTTTTATTGATGACTTCGTTGGCGGAGCGGCTTTAAACGACGAAGAAATTTACAAATCACTAAGTAAAAATTATGACGTAAAAAAAATAAAAAGTAGATATCTCTATCAAGGTTTTGTTCAAGAACATGTAAATTCTACTTTTATTATTTCTAATTTTTTTGGAATAAGTCAAGAGATTAGAGATTTTATCCAATCAAATTGCAAGTACATACTCTATTGCCACGACTATAAATTTGTTGGGCATACGAATCCCGCGGTTTATCCTAATTTTATTGTTCCTCCTCAGAACTTAATCAACGTCAATTTTCACTGGGATGCGCATAAAATAGTATGCCAAACTAAATTTCAAAAAGATATATACGATAAAAACTTACACCGTCCCCTAAAGACGGTAAATTTTTCTGGCAATCTATGGTCAGAGGACCATTTGAATTTATTAGAGGAGCTTCTTGATAACGGTAGAGCTTTAGATAAATGCGCCGTAATAGATTCGCCTTACCCCCAAAAAGGAACACAACAGTCCCAAGAATATTGCAGGCAAAATGATATACCCTTTGATACTATAAAAGACCCCGATTATAAGTCTTTTCTAAAATTTTTATCCATGTATTCTTCATTAGCTTTTCATCCTTCCACCCCTGAAACTTTTTGCAGGCTAGTGTTAGAGGCGAAAATGATGGGGTTAAAAGTTTTTACTAATGAGTTAATTGGCGCATCCTATGAGCCATGGTACAACTTAACCGCAAAAGAACTTATAAATTATATGAGAAGAAAAAGAGAAGACTTCTCAGCTTTTTTTAGAACTTTAATAAAAGATGAATCCTAAAATCTCCATAATTACATCCCTGTATAAAGGCGGCGAATATATAAAAGGCTTCCTTGAGGATATAGTTAATCAGACTATTTTTAAAGATAAGTGTGAGCTTATTATAATAGACGCTAACTCTCCCGATAATGAAAAAGATATTATATTGGAATATCAAAAAGACCACCCCAATATAGTTTATGCAAGACTTGACGAAGACCCCGGAATTTACGAGTGCTGGAACATCGCAATAGAAATGTCGCGAGGAGAATTTATAACTAACGCTAATGTAGACGACAGGAAACATGAAAAGTCACTAGAAATACATCTACATGCTCTAGAAAACAATAAAGGAGCAGATGTTGTATACGCCGATATTTTATTAACAGAAAAACCCAATGAGACTTTTGCAAATAATACCGCTTTAGGAGTTTACCCTTCCCCGGAACAAGCATCACTAGAAGCCATACTCCACAGAGGAGCGCCTCATAATAATCCACTCTGGAGAAAATCACTGCACAATAAAAGCGGCTATTTTAGTAGAAAATACAAATCAGCAGGAGACCTTGACATGTGGCTTAGGTTTTTAGAAAATGGAGCTAAGTTTGGCAAAATTAATACCCCTTTAGGCTTGTACTATTTAAACCCTAATGGCATGTCAACCAGCCCAGAAACGAACGACAAAAAAGTAAAAGAAGAACTTGAGATAAGGGAGTCTTTTATCAAACGAAATGACCTCTCCTCGTAAAATAATTTCTTTTTCTTTATGGGGAGATGATAAAAAATACACAATTGGGGCTTTAAGGAACGCGGAGCTCGCCTTGTCTATCTACCCCGGATGGATTTGTAGATTTTATCTGGGGGAAAGTGTCCCTTTAGATATATCTGAAGAACTCCAAGAATTTTCTAATTCTGAAATAATAAACATGAATGAAAAAGGAGATTGGACTGGCATGTTTTGGAGGTTTCTAGCCGCCGACCATCTTAGTGACATCGTATTATCTCGAGATACCGATAGTAGGCTAAACAAAAGAGAAAAAGCTGCTGTAGATGAATGGCTAAATAGTGATAAAGATTTTCACATAATGCGCGACCATCCGTATCACGCTACGGAAATATTAGGAGGCATGTGGGGATGCAGAAATGGAATTTTACATGGAATTGCAGGCCTTATAAATGATTACCAAAAAGGCGATTTTTGGCAGGTAGACCAAAACTTTTTAAAAGAAAAAATTTATCCTTTAATTAGAGACAGGTCGTTTGCCCATGATGAATTTTTCGAAAAAAAACCTTTTCCCACGGTTAGATTAAATAAAGAATATGTTGGAGAATCTTTTGATGAAAAAGAGGCTTTTAATTATAATCTAAGAAGCTTAATAGTATGAAAATTGTTATCCCAATGGCGGGGTATGGTGATAGATTTATCAACGCTGGTTACGAATCTCCTAAACCCCTTATCAAAGTTAACGGCAAGATGATTATAGAGTATATTTTAGATATGTTCGATAATCAGGACGACATAATTTTTATTTGCAATAATAAACACTTGCAGGAGACTGACATAAAAGATATTTTAAAAGGTTTAGCGCCAAATTCAAAAGTGCTCGGTATGCCTAATCATAAATTAGGGCCGGTACACACAACAAAAGAAGCTTACGAATTCATAGAGGACGAAGAAGAAGTAATTGTTTCTTACTGCGACAATCCCTACATATGGGACAGAGAAGATTTCAATAAACACGTAAAAACCAATAATCTGGATGGATGTATTCTTTCTCATATAGGTTTTCATCCGCATACCCTAAATAACACAAAAATGGCTTTCATTAAAGAAAGAGGCGGGCTAGTCGACGAAATCAAAGAAAAAGAATGTTACACAGACAGCCCCATGGAAGAACACGCCTCAACCGGAACCTATTATTTTAGCAAAGGCAAATACGTAAAAAAATATTTTGACTTAGCTGTAGAAAAAAATATTAATTATGCAGGAGAATTTTATGTGACCTTAGTATATAATCTTTTGATTAAAGACGGCTTAAAAGTTGGCTACTACGACACTCCATTTGCCACAGTCATGGGAACACCTGAAGAAGTTAAAAATTTTGAAGCATGGGCTAACATTTTAACCAAAGGGCAAATCGCCAACGAAGAAGATTTGATAAATTGTTACCGTTACTGGAAGTCTTACCATAAATTATAATATCATGATTTTATATTCACACCGAGGAAACTTAAATGGCCCGCAGCCTGAGCTAGAAAATAAACCAGACTACATAGATAAAGCTATAAATGCAGGATTCTCTGTAGAAGTTGATGTTTGGGCGCAAGATAAAAAATATTTCTTAGGGCATGACGGCCCAGATTTAGAAATAGAGTTTAATTGGCTACAAGAAAGAAGAGATAAAATAGTAATTCACGCTAAAAATTTCAAAGCGTTCTCTAACTTCACCTATCAACATTTAAATCGCGACTCAGAGCTGGCTGTATTTTTTCACGAACAAGAAAGATACACTTTAGTTTATAATTGCAGAAACTCTCATGGTATTATTATTGATGGGATTATTTGGGCTCACGACTTAAAAGAACTCAACTCTAAAAGCATTATACCTCTATTATCCAAAGAAGACATTAAAGAAAACCTACCTAAAAGATCTATATGGGGGATATGCTCAGACTATGTAAATATTTTAAAAAATGAAAGTAGATAAAGTTCTATGGGCATCCTCCCCCGAGTACAGTGATTTTTGGAATGTAAACTCCATGGTTCACAATCAATTACTTGGGGTTGAGTGCGTTTTGCTTTTTTATGGCAAAAAGTCAGATTATAACTTAAGCGAAAAATATGGCACTGTAATAGAGTGCGAATTTGAAAGTCCAGAAAACCAAATACCTCAATTAGTCTGGAACAAGTGGCAATATACATCAAGGGAACCAGAAACCACTTGGCTTATAGGAGATATCGATCAAATACCACTTCAAAAATTTCATTTTATAGATCAAGTAAAAGATGTTCCCGACGACTATTACGTTCACTTAGCTGAAGACGCATTTACTTTAGATTGGAGATTCTCAAGGGAAAGATTAGTTGGCCACTATCACGTAGCTAAAGGTAAAGTTTTTTCTGAAGCTTTAAACCTAAGCGAAAAAACCTTAACCGAACATGTTGATACGATGGTAGAAACGGCTAAATCAGAAAATAAACCTATATGGGCTTACGAAGAATGGTACACCGCAGACTTAATCAAAAAAAATAACTATATAGAGCAGTTCCAAGGCTTTAACAGGCCTTTCGAGAGAAAAATATGCAGGTCGACTGAATGCAGCTACGACCCTGACTTAGTCGGAAATAATCATTACGTGGATATTCATTGCCCTAGGCCATACAGCGCCCATAGCGGCCTTATAAACTATATAATAGATCAGTTTTGGCAAATAAGCACCAACCATAAACATCTTTTAAGCAAGTAAGGCATGCTTATACATGAAATTATTAATCATTCAAGAAGCCAGCCGAAACGAAAAAAATAAAAGTTTCAGAGAGTGTCTTTGTATTCAACGAGGCTTAGCTTCTTTAGGAATACAATCAGACGTATGGGGCAAAGGGCATGTAGAGAACAATGAAAGCATGCATTTCAGTTCCTACGATTGCATTATTAATATAGAAAACTATAATACAGGGTGGGTTCCCGACTTATCACCCTCTAAAGCTAAGAAAATATTATGGGTAATAGACGCTCATTGCGCTGGAGAACAGGGATATTTAAATGAATTTAACAGAGGTGATTATGATTTAATGTTTCACGCCACGGAAGATTTTTGTAATGAAGATTTTAAAGTATGGGTTCCTAATTCTTTTGACGATGAATTAATAAAAAAAATAGACTCCCCCAAAAAACATTTAATTGGATTTTGCGGGAACTACGTAAATAGAAAACCCCTATTGGACGCCCTCCAAAAAGAAATAAACCTTCATACGGATATATTTGTCATAGGAGATGATATGGTAGAAGCTATTAATAGTTACCATATACATTTCAACGCCAACATCGCTAACGATATAAATTATAGAAGCTTTGAAACTATAGGGTGCGGCACAATGCTGATGACCAATTACAATAAGCAGTACGAAAAACTAGGCTTTAAAGATTTTGAGAATTGTGTTTTTTATCACTCTATGGATGATATTATTAATAAGTATAATTACTTAAAAGATAATCCAGAAGAAATAAAAAAGATCGCTGATGCTGGCTATGAGTTATCTAAAAAACACACCTACAAAAAAAGACTTGAGCAAGTTTTAGATTTATTTAAATGAAATATGTAGTCACAGGAGGAAGCGGATTTATAGGTTCTCACTTAGTTGAATTATTAAAAAACAAAGGAGACGTAGTTATACTTGACAGAGAGAGTCCGTCTTTCATTGATATAGCTGATTGTAAAAATAATAACAAAATACTAGATTTAATTCAAGGAGCAGATTACGTTTTTCACTTAGCGGCGGAAACTTCAGTACCTAGGTCCATAGAGAATCCTTTGTGCTATAACTACAATAATGTTAATGGCATTGTTAACATGTTGACGCTTAGCAGGGACGCAGGGGTAAAACGTTTTATATTCAGTTCAACTTCTGCGGTATATGGAAATCCTTATTTTACCCCCACTTCAGAAGACAGTGACCCTAACCCCATGAGTCCCTATGGACTGCAAAAGCTTATGGGAGAACAGTATTGTAAGCTGTATGCGGATATATATGATATTGAAACGGTTAGTTTAAGATATTTTAATGTTTTTGGAGAAAGGATGCCCACTAAAGGTTCTTATTGCAGTGTCATAGGATCTTTTAAGGAGAAGCTGAAAAACAAAAAACCTTTAACTATTTATGGAAACGGGAACCAATCTAGAGATTTTGTATACGTTAAAGATGTAGCCAAAGCAAATCTGGCCGCCGCCGAAAGCATTGACGTTGGAGGAGGGGAATGCATCAATATCGGAACTGGCGCTAGCACCACAGTAAAAGAAATAGCAAACATATTTAAATCCCCGATAGACTTTCTGCCAAAAAGATTAGAGCCTTCTCAAAGTTTGAGCGATAATAAAAAAGCGAAAGATCTTTTAGACTGGACCCCTTCAGTTAAAGTACTAGATTGGTTAAATGAAAATATTTATAGCAGGACATAACGGACTTGTTGGCTCAGCCATCAGGAGAAGATTAGAAAAAGAGGATGTTTCTCTTCTTTGCGTGGGCAGAGACCGCTTGGATCTTTTGGATCAAATGGCTACTGATTTGTTTTTCGAAGCAAATAAACCTGACGTAGTTATTGATGCGGCTGCAAAAGTTGGCGGTATCCACGCAAATAATGTATATCCTGCTGATTTTATTTATCAAAATTTACAAATCCAAGCTAATTTAATTAATAGCTGCTTCAAGCATGGCGTAAAAAAATTAATTTTCCTAGGCAGTATATGTATTTATCCTAAATTTGCTGAGCAACCAATCAAGGAAGAATACTTGTTAACTTCTCCGCTTGAGCCCACTAACGAGCCTTATGCTATAGCCAAAATAGCTGGGATTAAGATGTGTCAAAGCTACTATCGTCAATATGGATGCGATTTCTTTTCCTTAATGCCGACGAACCAATATGGGCCTAACGACAATTTTCATCCAGAAAATTCTCATGTCTTACCAGCCCTTCTTCGTAGATTTCACGAAGCCAAGCGGGATAACGCCCCTTCTGTTGAAGTATGGGGAACCGGTAAAGCTAAAAGAGAATTTCAATATGTCGACGACTTAGCAGACGCTTGCGCTTTTGCTATTGAGAATGTCACAGCGGACGATGTTTATGGAGATGGGGCTACACACCTAAACGTAGGCACTGGTGAAGAATGGTCTATAGAAAATCTAGCTAAAAAAATTGCGGAAGTCGTTGATTATCAAGGAGATATAACTTTTCAGACGGATAAGCCTGACGGTGTCTTAAGGCGAGTAGGAGATAATTCGCGTATAAATAAACTAGGCTGGAGCCATAAATATTCTTTAGAAGAGGGCCTTGATTTAACCTATAATTGGTACAAAGAAAATGTCTAGAGTTTTAATTACGGGTATTACGGGTCAGGATGGTTCCAATATGGTGGACTATCTTTTAGAGAAAACTGATTATCTAATTTTTGGTATGGCTCGCCGTTCTTCTAACATCAACTTAGAAAACTGTAAGGATTTTGTTAATAACGAAAGATTTCAATTAGTATATGGAGATTTAACAGACAGTTTCTCAATAGCTAAATTAGTTCAAGAAATACAACCCGATTATTTTATAAATTTTGCAGCTAATTCTTTTGTGGGTTGTAGTTGGGATATGCCAGAGCATGTAATGGACACTAACGCCGTAGGCACAATTCGTTGCCTTGAGGCTATTAGGAGATATCAGCCTAAGTGTAGATTTTACAGCGCCGGAAGTTCCGAAGAAATGGGAGATGTAGACTACAGCCCCCAAGACAAAGCTCACCCACCCAAGCCTCGGAGCCCCTATGGCGTTTCAAAAGTAGCTTCTAGATACCTAGTAAAAGTCTATCGGGAATCTTATGGACTCTTTGCCATTCATGGCATCTTATACAACCATGAAGGTATTCGCAGAGGCGAGGAGTTTGTTACTAGAAAAATTACCAAGGGAGTTGCTCGGATTTCTCGGGCGATGGACCAAGGGAAGGAGTTTGATCCGATCCCGCTTGGAAATATCAACTCTAAGCGGGATTGGTCTGACTCTGAAGATTTTGTAGATGGAGTTTGGAAGATGTTGAATCAAGAAACCCCAAAAGAATATATTTTATCCAGCAATGAGACTCATACGATAAAAGAATTTATCGAAGTAGCCTTTAACGCAGCAGGCATTGAAGGGCAATGGGTAGGAGAAGATTTAGAGGAGAAATACGTATGCTCGCTCGATAAAGATCCGCTCGTTGTTATAAACGAAGATTTTTATCGCCCTTGTGAAGTAGATATTTTGTACGGAGACTCTAACCCAATCAGAGAAGAGTTGGGCTGGAAGCCTGAATATTCTTTTAAAGATTTAGTCACTCGCATGGTGGAGAATGATATCAGATCAATTTAATTTTAGTATTTTAAAAGTCCTACGCTTAAAAGCGTTTTATAAACCCTATACTAGATTTTAAGGTTGATTATTCTCCCCGCGAGCGGCATAATTATTTCATGGCGGCGAAAAGGAAGCGCAAGCAAACCTTAAACCAATTCATAATTAATAAATTTTTAGGAAAAGAGATTTGGAAAAACAAAGTTTTTATCTCGAGGGAGATGAAATTTACCAAAGATCTTATCAAAAAATATCCATTAAAAGCGTTTTGGAAAGCATTACCGCTTAAATTTGATATGGACAGCTTGGCTTGGTTTATCGGCCCTCAGGGCAAAACATACCTTGAGATAGAGTTCGCTAAGTTTTCTCTTGACTTGAAGCCCCCTAAACAATACGATATAGGGGATGTTTCGCACGGCGAAGATAAAAAAATTACTAGAAAAATAAGAACCCTTAAAGATTTTATTAAATATGGCGGCAAAAAAGAAGAAGGAAACTGAAGGATTTAATCCTCAAGATCAAATAAAAAGCTACCTAGATGCCCACAAGGATGAGCATTTTAACTTCGAAAACGAACCTCATTACATTGTTTCTAGCGGTAGTTTATTGTTAGATACTGAAATGTCCGGAGGGATTAGACCCGGAATTCTTAGAGCTTCCGGCGTTTCAGAAGGAGGTAAAACTTCATGCGCTTTATCATTCGCTAGAAATTTTCAAAATACTGTCGAAAACAGTATGGTAGTTTACATCAAATCAGAAGGCAGATTGTCTCCGGAGATGATAGAAAGATCCGGGATTAACACTTCTGAGGATAAATGGTTTGTTTATAAAAGTAATATTTTTGAGAGCGTGCTACAATTAATGCGTGAACTGATAACGAACAACCCAACGGATTGTCGTTATTTCTTTATTATTGATTCAATGGACGCAATGGTTCCTAAAAAAGATTTAGATCGGTCTTTTGAAGAGTCAGATAAAGTCGCTGGCGGCTCGGTTTTAAGCTCAAACTTCTTAAAGAAGATGGCCCTAGGCCTTTCAACAAAAGGTCATATTTGTTTTATGATTTCTCAAGTAAGGAGTAAGGTCAGCGTTAACCAATACGAAAAAACTGACCCTAAACTAACAAATGCTTCTGGTGGTAATGCTTTATTGCATTATTCTGATTGGATTCTTGAGTTTCAGCCTCGCTTCGGTGGCGATTTAATCCCCGCAAAAGCAGACAAACCGGAAGGACATATGTGTAAAATTACTTTTCGTAAAACCGCAAATGAAAGAACCGGTGAAACAGTACGCTATCCTGTCAAATACGGCAGAGTAGGCGGCAAAAGCATTTGGGTAGAATATGAAGTATATGGTTTTATGGCTCAATGGGAAATGCTTGAATCAAAAGGAGCATGGATAATTGTAGCTGATTCCATAATAAAAGAATTGTCAGAGCAGGGGATAGAAATGGAGCAGAAGCATCAAGGCAAAGATAACTTTGTAAAATATCTTGAGAAAAACCCTGATATAACTAAATTCCTTTTCAATAAATTTAGAGATAACCTTACTATTAACTAGTGAAGCTTTACGATATAAAAGGCAGATTAGTAAATAAAAGCGTTACCAAATATAGAATTAATTGGGAAGCAGACTGTAGATCTAAATTTCAATATGAAGTTAAACAGTTTTTTAAAACTTTTTGGTATGGCCAAATATGTTATGAAGAATTTCCTGTTTATGGGACACGGATGAAAGTAGATTTAATCAACATGACAAAACGTATTGCAGTTGAAAGCCACGGGGCACAACACGAATCATTTAATAAATTTTTTCATAATAACTCAAGAGCTAACTATTTAAGATCAATTACTAGAGATTACGATAAAGTAGTCTGGCTAGAAAATAATGACTTTAAAGTTTTAGAGATTTTCGAGGAAGATTTAGCGTCTTTATCAAAAAAGTATATTATGGAGAAATTCGAGGTTTCAATATAAAATAGTGTAATAAATAGTATGATAACTAAAGGTAGAAGAATTCCTGACAGCATTTTAGACCAGTTGAGTGAATGGTCTTGTGGAGGGTTCATGCTTTTTAATTTTGACGAGTACGGTAACCCGCAAGTCTATTCTAAAGCTGAAGACGAAAGAAATGCCATGTCATTGCAGTATTTAGTTAGTCATTGGTCAGACGCCATGGAAAACATGAACTCTGACACTTTTACTCAAAATTTAAACCAAGCTTTTAAAGAAGACGAAGAAGGATACGAAGAAGATGAGTGATACAAGTATAAATGATTATTATCCGCAACAGGATACTCCCCCTCCCAGTTTAGTAGCTGGAGAAGCCCCCGAAGTCCCTGTCGCGCCAGCCGAAGAACGCCACTCAAATAATGAGGCAGGACCTGTACAGGAAGCTGTACATAGTGAGGTGGAAGATTTAGGTATTGATTTGCCCGACATACCATTACCAGATGATGACCCGATTGAAGATGGCGTAACTGATGAATTTAGCGATGCAGCTTTTAATTTTGCCGTTGTAGGGGTCGGCCAAGGAGGCTCCCGCTTAGCCGAGTCTTTTTGGAACCTAGGGTATCGTCGCGTAGGAGTTATAAATACAGCTCAACAAGACCTATCTCTTATCAAAATGCCAGAATCAAATAAGCTTTTGATTGGCGACGGTGGAGCGGGAAAAAATCCAGACGCTGCCGACGAAGTGTTCCGCACTCGTTACGAAGACATTTTAGATTTTCTTAAGAAAACTTTTGGCACTGGGTATGAAAGAGTTTTGGTTTGCGCTGGCGCAGGAGGTGGGACTGGAGCAGGAGGAGTAGCTAGAGTTTTAGAGATATGTCATGATCTTAATCAGTCTCTCGGTAAAGAGACAAAAGATACTGATGCCAAAGTAGGATGCATACTTGCCCTACCAACTAGAGGAGAAGGCATAAAAGTTCAAGAGAACTCAAAGAAAACTGTCAGCAAAGTCGTTGACTTACAAAAGGCAGGAGTAATTTCACCGCTTATAATCTTAGACAATGAAAAAATCAAACAACTTTATCCAAAGTTAACTGTCAATCAGTTTTGGGGCACGGCCAATAATAGTATTTGTTCTGTGTTTCATTTATTTAATAAGATTTCTGCGAAGGAGTCTGCCTATACAACCTTCGATAAAGCTGACCTAGATACTATATTTTCTTCGGGAATTATAATGTTTGGAGCTACTCCCATTAAAGATACTTCTGAAACAGGAATTTCTTACGCTGTAAGAGATAATCTTCGTAAAAATATTCTAGCTGGCGTTGACGCAGCGACAGGCAACGTCGCTGCCTGCGTAATCATAGGAGACAAGCAGTCTCTCGATAGTATTCCTCAGTCTAGTTTGGAACACGGCTTTGAGCAGCTAAGTCGGATGATGGGATCTAATTCTACGGTGCATAGAGGTATTTACGCTGGAGCTAAAAAGGGCCTAGCCGTATATACAGCTATCGGCGGACTCCAAGCCCCTGATAATCTATTTGATTATTTCTTTAAAGTCGACCGCGTTTACAAATAAATAAATGCCCATCTTTTCTAAAGAGGTGGAGAGGCATTGCCTTTCCGGCCTCATACGCCACCCTGACGTAGTTGCAGAAGTCGACTCTTTTGTTTCGGCTGGAGACTTCTATAACGATGTACACAAGACTATATTTTGCGTTGTCAGAGATTCATTTTTAGCTGGAGATAAAATAGATCAAGTTTTAATTGCTACTAAAATTTTAAACTTAGGAATCGCCACTAAAGACGATATAGACATTCATGATTATATAAAATCAATCTCGTATACTCCTATAACTAAAGCCGCAGCTATAGATGCTTTCAAAGAATTAGTTAAAGTTAGGATTAGGCGTGAAATTTTTGAGACAGCAGATAGGATAAAAGACCATACTCGTAGTTGTGCGAATGAAGATTTAGGAGAGATAATATCTAAATGTGATTCAATATACGGAGAAAAGATATCCAGCTTTGACTTTGAGGACGACCCTGCAAATGTATTCGATGATCTAGAATTAAAAATAGAAGATAGAGGAGACAATCCTGTCGATGATACCGGCCTATCTACTACCTATAATGAATTCAATAGACTCTATGGAGGATTAAGAGACGGAAACGTCTATGCGATTGTTTCTCGCCCAGCCCAAGGTAAAACTACTTTTATAAACGATTTATGCCTAGGAGCAGCTATTAAAAACAATGTCCCAGTACTTGTTTTAGATACAGAAATGACTACTGAAGAAATTCAATTTAGAATGGGAGCGGCCAATACTGGTGTTCCACTTTGGTATTTAGAAACAGGTAAATGGAGGAAAAATAAAGAGATGACCGAAAAGGTCAGGGAGTGGTTTGGTAACTTAAAGAAATATCAATACTTCCATTATCATGTCCGCAACAAAACTGTTGATGAAGTATGTTCCATGATTAGGCGGTGGCATATGCAGCATGTCGGGCGCGGAAATAGATGCGTTATAGCTTATGACTATGTTAAATTAACAGGAGAGAGAGTTGATAAAAACTGGGCAGAGCATCAAGCAATCGGTGAAAAAATAGATAAACTCAAAAGAGTAGCCGAAGAAATAAAAGCTCCACTAATAACAGCTATGCAAATGAACCGATCCGGTGAGATGCATAATAGAAATTCTTCTAGCTTGGTAGATGATAGTTCCGCTATATCACTCTCAGACAGGTTACAATGGTTTGCTACTTTTGTGGCTATCTTTCGCCGCAAGACGCTTGATGAAATAGCTTTAGACGGAGATAGGTTTGGTACTCATAAGTTAATCCCTCTTAAAACTCGGTTCCAAGGTCGCGATGCCGCTGGCCATCAAGACCTAATGAGACGCACTGTTAGAGAAACTATAAATGGCAGGGAAGTAACAAGCGAAAAATTTATAAATAACTTTTTAAACTTCTCGGTACAAAATTTCAAAGTCTCAGAACAAGGTTCTTTAGCTGATATAATTAGACATGAAGAACAAAATTTTGATATTCAAGGAGACAATATAGACGACGATTTTGCTTTATGAGTGACGAAGTAAGAGACATTTTAAGCGAGATAGGATACAATCTCCGAGACTGCGGTAAAGAATATAGAACTAAGCCACTTTACAGGGACTCCGATAATCCCAATGTACTATGCATCCAAAAAGAAACTGGAGTATGGTTTGATTTCAAAACAAGCAAACATGGGAGCCTAGAAGATTTAGTTCAAATAACTCTAAAGCTAAAAGATATATCTGACGCTAAAGACTTTATCAGTAAAAATTTTACTTTTGAACATAAGCAAATAGTAAAAGAAAAAATTAGAGATAGGAAGTTATTTAACAAAAAGAACTTAGATAGTATAAATAAAGATGACACCTATTGGAACAATAGAGGTATATCCTCTAAAACTCTTAGTAATTTTCAATGTGGGGTAATGACTTCAGGTAAAATGCCTAACCGTTACGTTTTCCCTATATTTGACAAAATGGATAACCTAGTCGGAGTAGCTGGTAGAGACATAACTGGTAAACATCAAATGAAATGGAAGTTACTAGGTGATAAAAAATATTGGGTTTATCCATTTAAATATAACAAGCACCACATAAAAGAAAAGGGCTCCGTATTTTTAATAGAGAGTATAGGAGATATGCTTTCCCTATGGGAGGCGGGCATAAAAAATACTTTAGTTTTATTTGGCTTAACTGCCTCCTCCAAGATAAAATCAATTTTAATATCTCTGGGAGTAAAAAAAATTCATATTTGCTTAAACAACGACTCTAACAACTCGGACGCTGGTAACCAAGCGGCAGAGAAAATACAATCACAACTTCTTAACTTCTTTGACGATCATCAAGTGTCTATAAACTTGCCCCCAAAAAATGACTTTGGATGCATGACAACATCAGAAATTTTAACATGGCAGAAACAAATAAAAGCGTAAAAGAAAAAGTTCTTTCCGCTTCACGAATTAAAACTTTAGAGACTTGCTCTTGGTCTTATTGGTGCAATTATCATTTAAAACTTCCCCAAAAACAAAATGAGGGGGCTTTAAGAGGGACTGTATGCCATTTAGTATTTGAAATGCTAGTTAAGAAAAAGCATAAGAAGCATTTTGATAAAATATTTAAAGGGGGATCAATTAAAAAAAGCCCAGCGGTTCATCGAATGGTAATGAAGCACTTGACCCAAATGGAGAACAGCTTTGACCTACCTATGACTAATGAAGAAAATACTGAGTTAGTTGATGATATGATTGTAGTAGGTTTAAATTGTGATTTTTTTGGTTGGGGCGGAAAGGTTGACAAACCTGAGTTAGAATTCCTATTAGAAAATAAAGATCCTGAGTATAAAATTAGAGGCTTCATCGATAAACCAATTGTTTACAAGCGCGGTAAAAAAATTAAGATTGTAGATTATAAAAGCAGCAAATATAAATTTAGAGGAGAAGAACTCCACTCAAATGTTCAAGCCATGGTTTATACTTTAGCCGCTCAAAAAGAATGGCCCGATTACAAACCTACTGTAGAGTTTCAGTTCTTAAGACACCCTCGCAAGCCACTGCAGCAATTACAATTTAACCAAGAGCAACTAAGAGGGTTAGAGTATTATTTAGCTCACACTTTTCAAATAATTAATAATTTTACTGAAGAGACAGCTAAAACAAATTATGCGGCTGATACTAAAAAGAATTCTTGGCTTTGTAAGATTGGGAAATGGAGATGCCCTTATATTGATAGTTATGATTATTTCGTAACAACCAACGAAGAAGGGGAAGAAATTAATAAATCTTTAAAAAAAGAAATATTACAAAATAAGCTAGAAGCTGGGCAAAAAATAGAAATAAGAAATTACGCAGGATGCCCAAGACATGCTTCATCTAGCGAAAATATTCTTGACTTGTTTTCCTGAAGTAATATACAATAACTTCCATGTCGGACATAGTACCGCTATTTAAAAGTCATTATAGCTTAGGTAGGTCTATTTTAACCTTAGATCTACCCAAAGAAGATGACCCTTCTAGTTCTGATTCAGTTTTTGACATCGCTCAAGAAGCAGAACTTGAAGAAGTTTATTTAGTTGAAGACAGTATAGCTGGGTTTCTGGAAGCTTACACAAACGCTAAAGAACTAAAAAAGAAGCTTATATTTGGATTACGTTTAACTTTTTGCCCTGATCTTAGCGTTAAGTCAGACGAGGGTAGAAAAAATTCTTTCAAAAACATAATTTTTATTAAGAACTCTAAAGGTTATCAAGATTTAATTAAGATTTATACTCGCGCAGCTCAAGACGGGTTTTATTATGAGCCGCGTATGGATTTTAAAACTTTAAAAAATATGTGGAGCAATGATTTGCTTTTAGCTATTCCCTTTTACGATTCTTTTCTTTATAATAATAAATATAATAACTCTCAATGCATTCCTGATTTTTCTTTTGCGAGCCCGTTTTTCTTCAAAGAAGATAACGACACTCTGCTCGACGAAGATATGGGGAAGGCAGTAGACAAGTTTTGCGAAGGTAAATATGAAATAGTTAAAACTAAAAGCATTTACTATAAAGATAGAGAGGATTTTTCAGCTTACTTAACTCATAGATGTATTAACAAAAGAACATCGCTAGAAAAACCTAACTTTGACGGGATGTGTTCAAATAACTTTTGCTACGAAAGCTACAAGGAGGCTGTAAATGGATAGCCATTTAATAAGATTTCAAGATAAGAAATTTTTGTTTTTAGATTTTGAGACTTTTAATTTAGCTCTCCACGAATCATTGAACCTTCCATGGCAGGCGGCATTGATTTATACCGATTCAAATGGAAATGCCTCCGAAAAACATGACCTATATCTCAAGTGGGATACCGATTTAAAAATAGGCAAAGAAGCTAAACGTATAACTGGCTATTCTGAAACGGCATTCAGGCAAAAATGCGTCCCCGAAGAAGAAGCTTTTGAAACAGTTTATCGTCTTGTTGAGGATTGTGATTATATTGTTGGGCATAATGTTTTAGGGTTTGACATTTATCTACTTAGGAATTGGTATAAGAAACACAATAAAAAGTATAATCATTTACCCTATAAAGTTTTAGATACTTTAGCAATAGCCCGATCTATCGCTACTGAATATCCTTTTAAGGAGAATGAATTCTCCCTATTAGATTTCCAAATAAAAATGCTTAACGTAAGGAAAAGAGGTATGAGAACTAGCTTAGGTGCGTTAGGCAAATCTAATAATATTAAACATAATTATGAAAAGCTTCATGACGCTTTAGTGGACCTAGAGTTAAACATTAAAGTTTGGAATAAGTTGAAATATCAAATAGATTTTTAATTTATCTAACGAGGCATATAATTTAGATATGCCTAGTTTAGATTTTGTATACGATTTAGTAGAGAAGTTTGATGAAGAAAAGCTTGATTATTTGGTTATTACAATGCGCGAAGGACGCGAAGAAGATAAGGTCGACGCGTTTTTTAGCATAAAGCCAGATTCAGAAAACGCTTTTTACGCTTCTATAGAAGAAATAAAAAATATATTAAAAGAGAGGACGGGGAACAATGTCAAAAAGAAGCCCAAGAAAAAACGACGTAAAAAAGGCGAATAGTTTCGCTTCCAGTTTTAAAAATATAAATTTAGATTTACACGGAGTTAGACTTCCTAAATTTGAGATTGAGCCTAAATATATCCAACAATTCGGTCTAAAAGAGGATATAAGTACTTATGATTTTTTAAGAGAGCTTTGCTTAATAAGGTTCTCTGAACTAGGTTTAGATAAATCCGGAAAGAAAAAACTATATATAGATAGAGTTAGGTACGAACTTTCAATATTAAAAGAATTAGATTTCACCGAATATATTTTATTAGTCTGGAAAGTAGTAACTTATTGTCGAGAAAACAATATCCCGCTAGGCCTAGGCAGGGGTTCTGCCGCAGGAAGTATGGTTCTCTACCTTCTTCGGATAACGCAAATAGATCCAGTTAAATATGATTTATTTTTTGAGAGGTTTGTCTCCAAAGCTAGAGCCAAGAAAAAAGTAGTAGATGGAGTTACCTATTTAGATGGGTCTTTAATGTGCGATGTAGATGTTGATGTTTGTTATTATCGGCGCCAAGATGTGCTATCCTACCTTAAAAAAGAATTTAGCGGGAATACGTCCAAGATTCTAACCCTTAACACTTTAAGCGGGAAGCTCGTAATGAAAGAATGCGGCAAGGTAGCTGGAGGCAAGGAGGAGTCGGAGATGACGGGCGTTACAGCATTAATACCTAAAGTTTTTGGACAGGTCAAAGATATAACTGAAGCTTACGATGAAGTCCCTAAATTTAAGGAATGGTGTGACGATAACCCTAAAGTATACAAGATAGCGCAAAAAATAAGAGGGCTTGTAAAAAATAAAGGAGTTCATCCGTCAGCTATGTTATTGTCCCATAGTAATTTAGTTGATAGCTGCCCTTGCGAATTAGATTCAAGTAAAGAGCCCGTTTCTTCTTACGATATGGATTGGTCATCCATGTTTAATGTAAAGCTCGATGTCTTAGGATTAAGAACCGCCTCGGTTGTTGATTCATGCTGCAAAATACTCAAAAAGACAAAAGGGATGGATATTACTCCTGAAGACATCGATTTAGATGACCCTTTTATATATCAAAAACTTTTCGATTTAAAATACCGCCACGGCATTTTCCAAGTAGAGGCAAACGCTAACTACGAGGTATGCCGCAAAGTTAAACCTAAAAGCTTAGAAGAACTTAGCGCTGTCCTAGCGTTAGCAAGGCCGGGCGCATTAGCTTTTGTTGACCAGTATGCCAATTATACTAATAATGATGTATATGAGGCCATCCACCCATTTTTTGACGACATATTAGGAACTACGGGCGGAGTCTGTTTGTACCAAGAACAGATGATGAAGATGGCTCACAAAATTGGATTTACTTTAGATGAAGCGGAAATACTACGCCGCATCGTTGGCAAGAAAAAGGTTAATGAAGTCAAGAAGTGGAAGAAGAAAATTAAAGATAAAGTAAAAGAAAATAATCTAGAAAAAGAAATAGGAGACATCTTGTGGCAAGTACTAGAAGACTCAGCTAATTATTCTTTTAACAAGTCTCATTCAATTTCTTACGCATCACTAGCCGCTCTTACTGTTTATTTAAAATTTAAATATCCACAGGAATTCTTTTTAGCATTACTACAAATGACTAGATATGAGCCAGATCCTATGGTTGAAATATCAAAAATTGCTAGAGAGCTTCCTAAGTTTAATATTAAACTTCTCGCGCCTCACTTAATGAAGTCTGATATGGAGTTCAGCATTGAGGGAAATGATATTCGCTTTGGCTTAACGTCTATTAAAGGAATCGCTGAAAAATCCATCGAGGCCCTACAATCTTTTAAAGACCAATACTCTAACAAATTTGAAGTTTTCCAAGGAGCTAACGAAGCTGGTATCGGAATAGGAATTTTGTCGTCTTTGATTCAAGCTGGAGCATTAGAAGGTACATTTAATAAACCACGCAGTTACATGGTAGCCGAAGCTCAACTTTGGAACATTTTAACCGACAGAGAAAAACGATACGCTTTTGAAGTAGGTTCTTCTAAAGAATATGATTTAAGGGAAATAGTTGGGATGATGAATAAAGAGCTAAAAGATGATAAAGGCAAACAAATCATCAAAGACTCAAGGTTGGCTACTATTCGTAAGCATTTCGCGCCCTATAGAGAAATTTACAATAAGAATAAAGCTAATGAAGATTTTGCTAATTGGTACTACGAGAACGCCTTATTAGGATATACTCATGGACGAAAGCTAAAAGAAGTTCATCAAGATTATTCTCATTTAGATAGCGTAGAAGACTGCCTTGAACGGAGAGCTAACTCTAGAGTCAATTTTATCGGCACGGTCGAAGAGGTGCTAGGCACCGGTAAAAGTAAAAAGGGTAACGGTTGGTTCAAAATACAGGTTAAGGACGAATCCTCTACCTGCACCGTTATGATTTTTTCAAATAGTCAAAAAGATAACATTGAGGAATGCCGTGAAATGAACGGAGGCCAACTCCCCGAAAAAAAGAGCATTGTTATTGTTAGAGGCTCCCTAAAAGATGGAGATACTATCTTTGCCGACTTAATTAAAGTTCAAGACCAGAAAATTTACATGAAATTAAGTGAAATAAAAAAGCTTGACTCAGTACCCCAGTCCTAGTAAAATTTTCCCACTGACATGATTCAGTTCTATAAACCTAACGCGAAAAACACAGGCTCCGCCTGCTCTTTTTCTTACAGTAAAAAAGACAAAGCCCTATGGGTTAACTTTGTCCGTCAATCCTCTTGGAATTCCGATACTAAAACTGGAACCTTCAAAGGAGCATCGCCTGAAAAAAAGGCTTACTCGAAGTTCAGCGTGACTGAACTTGCTGGGTTGGTTCATGCAATTGAAACCAACGGAGAATATGGAAACTTCCATGGAAATAAGGAGAGAAATACTACTTTTAAGTTTTCTCCCTACCTGCGAGAAGGGAACCAAGTAGGCTATAGTTTTTCTTTGAATCAAAGCAATTCTCAGGAAAACGTCAAGAAGTCTTTCATTATTGGCTTCAATTTTGCTGAAGGACGTATGTTGAAAGAGTACGCCCTAACGGTTCTTAAAAATTATTTTACTGACAGCATCGAGTCTAATCAGTACAATAATTCCTCACAGGGAACTGCTCAAACTGAGGAAAAAGTTGAAAATACTGCTCCTGTCCAAGATAATACCACAGAAGAAGATGATGGTATTCCTTGGTAATGAAGAAGCTTTTATTTCAAACTGATTCTAGTTTAGCTAAGACGGGCTTTGGCAGAAATGCTAAAGCCCTCTTATCTTATTTATATAAGACTAAAAAATATGATATAGTTCATTATTGCTGCGGGACAGCCTATTCCGACCCGTCCATGAAAAGGACTCCATGGAAATCCGTGGGAACCCTTCCTGACGACCCAGTTGAGAGGCAGCGCATCAGTCAAGACCCCGGTCAAGCAAGGGTAGCGAGCTATGGCGGCTATCTAATAGATAAAGTAATAGAAGAAGAAAAGCCTGATTTTTATTTCGGAGTGCAGGACATTTGGGGGACTGAATTTGCAATAGACAAACCTTGGTTTAAAAAAATAAACTCAGTTATTTGGACTACGTTAGACTCCTTACCCATCTTGCCTAGCGCCGCTACTAATGCCCCAAAAATAGATAATTATTGGATTTGGAGTAATTTTGCGACTAAAGCCCTAAACGAAATGGGCCACTCTCATGTTAAAACAATGCATGGATGCATTGATACTTCTAATTTTTACAAGTTAAACGAAGACGACAGGGCTCAACTGCGTAAAAATAACAATATTGACCCAGAGGCTTTTATCATAGGATTCGTTTTTAGGAATCAGCTTCGCAAGTCTGTTCCCAACCTACTGGAAGGATATACTAAGTGGAAAAAAGAAAATAATCCTAAAAATAAAACTTATCTACTACTCCATACTTATTGGAAAGAAGGATGGAATATTCATAAATTGGCCGCTGAATATGGAATAGATAAAAGTGAAATTTTAACTACTTATATTTGCAAAAAATGTAATAGCTACGAAGTCAAACCCTACGGAGGGGAAGACCAAGACTGTAAAAAATGCGGCAATAAATCTTGTCAGGTCACGACCAGCGTAGGATTCGGAGTGACAGAAGAGCAGTTGAATGAAGTTTATAACTTTATGGATATGTATTGTCACCCTTTTACAAGCGGAGGGCAAGAAATCCCCATTCAAGAAGCTAAACTCACAGAATTAGTCACTGCTGTTACTAATTATAGCTGCGGGGAAGAGAGTTGTGAGGAAGGCTCTGGCTCCCTGCCGTTGGAGTGGTCAGAATATAGAGAACATCAGACGGAGTTTAAGAAGGCCTCTACATGCCCTGTTTCCATAGCTTCTAGCATAGATTTGGTTTACAATATGTCACCAGAGGAAAGGGAAGAGCAGGGCAAGGTCTCTCGCCAATGGGCTATTGATAATTTTTCAGTTGAAGTAATTGGTAAAAAATTTGAAGAGTTTATTGATTCCACTGATGCTACTGATTATGATTTTTCAGACTTAAAGTCAGAGAGTCAAAAGAAGAATTTCCCCGACGCAATTGTCCCTAATATAGAAAACGATTCAGAATGGATTCTTGCCCTATACAAACATATCCTTAATTTAGACAATCATGTAAATGACGATGGTTATAAAAATTGGATGAATGCACTGTCCAATAAAGTTCCCCGCTCACAGGTAGAACAGTATTTCAGAAAAGTAGCCAAAGACCATAACGATAAGCATTTCCCAGTTCAAATAAATGACTTTTTAGATGACGACGATGGTAAAAGAATAATTTACGTCATACCAGAGTCTTCAGTTGACGTATTATTGTCTACTTCTTTATTTAAATCTATAAAGGAAAAATATCCGAAATACAATTTATACGTAGCGACCAAGCCTCAATATTTTCATATATTAGATGGCAACGAATACATTCACAAGGTAATACCTTATGATAACAAGTTTGATAACGCTTTATATTTAGAGGGAGCAGGGAGCCAGAAAGGCTTCTTTGAGATCGCCTTCTTGCCCTATCTTACTACCCAAAGAGCAAATAACTATATTCATAACGCAAAAGATTTAATAGATAAGGATTATTTATGCACGTTTTAGAGTCTTACGCATTACAAAATAATTTAAAAATAGATAAAGCGGAGGTCTATGAAAGATTTTTCCCTCTCGCCGTTGATAAATATATCACTATTGATACCTCTAGTTTAAAAACGCCAGCGATGTCTTACAGTCATTGGCAAATAGTAATAGACTTGATAAAAGACAAGTTAAAAAAATTAAATATATCAATTATCCAACTAGGAGAAAAAGAATGTAAACCACTGACTGACTGTTACTTAGCTATCGGACAATGCAACTTTAATCAAAAAGCTTACGTTATAAAGAATAGTATAGCTCACATTAGCACTAATAATGAGACTTGCCACCTTGCTTCAGTTTACAATAAGAAGTCTGTAGTTCTATTCCCTAATAATTGTTATCCAGAGCAGTTTTTGCCTTACTGGACTTCTGAAGAGAGTTTAGATGTCTTAGTCCCGGAAAGCGACGACAAACCTTCGTTTAACCCCGCTGAAAACCCAAAATCTATAGACAAAATTCGCCCGGAAGATGTAGCTTCTAAAATTTTAAAATTTGCAGGAGTCCATACGTTTGTCCCCGAATATAAAACTTTAAAAATAGGATCTTCTTTTTATAGACCCCGCATTGAATCAGCGTTGTCTAGTCTCGTGGACGTTACAAAATTAGGAGTGAACTCCCTTATAGTCCGCATGGATTTAAATTTTAATGAAAGTAACTTGATAAAACAGTTAGAGGCCACTCCCTGTTCAATCATCACAAATAAAGCTATTGACGAAAAGATAATTGAAAAATATCATAGTAAAATCGTGGAAATGGTTTACTACTTAACGGATGACCATGACTTAAATTTTGTTAAAAAAATAAAATCTAAATCAATAAATTATATTTTAAGAACTAGGGCAAAAGGCGAGGCTTATAATGATCTTAAATTAAGTTATTTTGATTATGGAATAATAAATCAAATAAAAGAAAAATCTAAAGACGATTTTGAAGAACTTAAAAATAAGAATAAGCTTTACTACAAATCAAAACAATTTATCATTCATAACAACAGCTTTTATCCTTGCTCGGCAGCATTAGTTAGAGGTAAACAAGGTAGCCGCAGCATGGAACACGATATTGCAGAAGCCATAGACGACCCTTTATTTTGGGAAGAGGAAGAACATTTTCACTTCTTTGAAAAAAAATAGTTGACCGTTCACCCCGAACGATTTAGTCTTATACCCGATATGGGAACTACTGTTATAAATAAGCCACCCTCGGTTTTCAAGCGTAATCAATACGGACTGCTTGAAGATGAAAGCGTAAATTACGAATTTAACTTAGACGGCACCGTTAATTGGCGCAAGATGGTTAAACCAGAATTTTTAGTAGCTAACCGAGACAGAACTGACGAAACTGACATTTCAAAGCTGGAAGATAACGAGTTAATCATTCTGCTTGGAGGTCTAAAAGATTTAGCTAACATAAGAGGTTATCATTCAGTGACTTACAAGATTCATGAGGCTTCTCCTGAGTACGTTTGCGCTTCTTGTAGTATATCTTGGATAGGCAACTACGAAACTGAGAACGGAGAATCAGTTTTATTTGAAGGAGTAGCGGACGCAGGCGTTAAAAATACTGAGAGCTTTGGCCAGATGTATTTAGCTGCTATTGCCGAAAACCGAGCTTTTTGTCGAGCCGTGCGAAACTTCTTAAGAATCAATATTGTAGCTAAAGAAGAAATAAAAAACGTGAAAATATCAACTCCAAGCCCGAGCACTAATGCAGCGGCTCCAGATCTTTTCCTAAAGAATCTCATGAAAGAAAAGAAGATCAACTTCACTGACATCAAAGCTAAAATGGTCAATGAAAAAGTTGACGGAGCAGATGACTGGTCTTCAATTAAAGACATACCGCGTCTTAAAATGTTCGAAATCATCGAACGGATGCAAAAGAAAAGTGTTTCTAAATGAAAAATTTAGACAGATACACCGCGAAAGGACAAGAGTTTATCAATAAGGAGAGGCAGACCGCCTCCCTTGTTGAGAACCATTTCGGAGTAAAACTTGATTTCTCTTCTTTCGACGCTGAAAAATTTGATGCTTATATTTATGCAGATGAAAATATAATAGCTGGAATTTGCGAAATAAAGACCCGCATTTATTGGAATCGGAAGCAGGGTACTAAATTTAGCTTTGATAAGTTAAAACAAAACGGCTACATGATTACTGCTGAAAAGCTTGATATTTTACAAGAGCAGAGCCGTACATACAATGTATATTCTTACATTTTTGTTAACTCACCTAATGATAAAAAAATATTTTGTTTTAAAGTTTGCGACAAGCAGGGCAATTCTTTAGTTAAATATGATACCAGAGAAACTTGGAGTAGGTACAGTTGCAACGACTACAAAGGAGACGTTAAGCGGCCGAATGCCTACATACCTGTAACTAACAATCCACATTTTAAATTTTTTAATTATTAGATTTTTAAATGTATTTTAGGGCTACTATCCTAAAAAAGGGTTTTATTTAGCTTATACATTAAAAAAATTATCCTGTTTTAAGTAACTTACCTATTTAATAGGTTTTAACTTTCCTACAGGATATACCCAAAAACCGCCGTATTTATTAGGTATTTTAACTTGAGTATACTGAAAAAGTATTTTAGTACAACTATACCAAAGATATGGTGGTTTATTTTTTTAGAAAAAGTTGGAGGTGTTTGGATATAATATTGGCCGCAACCTCAATAAGAGGTTTTAAATTATGAATAATCATAATACAACCACGGCGAACGAGAGTCTACAGCCGACTCAATTAGATATGGGATTCGACTTTGATCAATTCCTCGCTCCTCCAAAACCCACCACCAATAACGCTACTCCAAAGCCAGAGCCTGTCACAGAGCCTGTCGTTCCCAAGCAAAGCTTCGAGCATTTAGAGCTAAAAGCTACAAAGGAGCTGGATAAAATTGAGGTGAAAGACCTCATGATATTCAAGGACGTTGAGTATTTGGCTTCAAGCGATAATGATTTTATTTTAAGTCTTTTCGAGCAGTCGGAGTTTTTGCGTACGCCTGAAAAATGGCAGGTTAGAGACGACGTAGAGCTTTTAAAGCGATTAGCGAATGGCAAATTAATAACCGGAGATATGGGCAACGGTAGCGTTACCATATTTGACGGAGGGCTTACCCCACGCGAAATAGCAGAGCTGGATTACCTTCGGACTGAAGAATTCGAATGTTTAGACAAGCCAGAAAAGTCTAAAGCAAAAAAAGATTTATTTATAAAAATAGGTATTAAAGATAGCAAAGACCCTGAGACGGGCGAAAAAATACCAGCTCGGAAAAAATATAAACTAACCAAGGCGGAGTTGCTCGAGCTTCCAAGCAAATACCCCGATCACGCTATTATTTTTGAATACGCGCACTTAGGAGTACCTGAAACCGATGACTCCTCATCATTATCTCAATCTTTTGTAGAAGAACAACTTGACTCTTTTTATAAAAAATGTTATGAAAACTCCTGCCCCTTGAGGTTCATCTCTCAGGAAATTACTCCAAGAGTTATAGCTTCTCAAGGCCTGATTAAGGATGATTTACTTGATCCTATTAGTATATGGTTATATGTAATGAAAAACCCCGATAAATTAAATTTAATGAAGCCTCCGACATCTTTTGAAACTTCTCCAATTAGACAGGAGTCCCATAGATGGATTGATGAAAGCAACGACATATTAAATCTTTATAGGTTATTAAAAAATAAACAGGAGGAAGCTCGATCAGATAAAAACCAAGAAAAAATGAGACAATTAATGTCTCAAAATGGCATATTGTCTTTTTTGTTAGAGCTTATTCCTAAAATGATAGACGAAGACGGCAATCCCTTGGTTAGATTTATTGACCATACGGGAGACGGCAAGGACTATACTATGGAAGTTTTAGAAGCGGCCGGATTAATAGAGCTTTGTCCAATATGGATGAAAAAGCCTAAGAGCGACGAGATTATAAAAAACCCGAAGTACGAAGAAGGTGAGTTTTCTACAAGTGTTTATCATAAAGGAAAAAGCTCTACGTTTTTTGCCCAAGCTGGTGATATTCATATTAAAAATGCCATGGGTAATCCTATGATAGCAACAATAATAGCTTGTTTTCTAGGAGAAAAAGAAGGCCGGAACTTAAATTTAAAAACAAGACTAAGAGGCTCTCAAGACGATAAGCGCGCGGCTTCTTGGAAATGGGCGAAAAATTATTATTTTAGACTCTCCGCTTTTCACCGTAAGGCAGGAGTGGCGGCGAGTAATGTAAAACATTGGGGAGCAAGGGCTTACGTTAAAAAGAAGATATTAGAAGTTCACGGCATTAAATTACCGGGGCTACATGAATTTTCCGCTGAAGAAAATGAGCTTTTTCAGAAGTACAGGCGGCTTTATTTTCATAAATATTTAAAGTTAATGTTTAACTTTATTAAAGATGAAGTGGCCAAAAAGTATCCTATTTAAATCATATTTTATTTCGGCTGCCTTTTAAAAAGGTTTTACAACGGCTATATGATTAAAACTAAAGTGTTTTAAAGCTACTACGCTTATTAAAGCGTTTTAGAAAGCCTACACTTTTTACTTGACAATATGTTTTTGAAAGGCTACACTACTAAAGTGTTTTACAGCTAATACATATGCAAGACAAAAAAGTAATCAAAGACTGGGGGTACGAGGTATGGCTTGCCAACAATGAAAAAGAAAACTACTGCGGAAAAATTCTTTTTATCAATGAGGGCAAGTCTACCTCTATGCATTTTCATGTAAATAAGCATGAATCTTTTTATATATTAGAAGGCGAGCTTTGCATTCATATCTTAAATACTGAGACGACTGAATCAAAACCTCACTACGTTAAAGCTGGACAAAAATTTATTATGGATCGTTATATTCCTCACAAACTTGAAGCGAACGGGGGGCCAGTTAAATTTATTGAAATAAGCACCTTTCACGAGGACAGCGATAGTTATAGAGTTTGGAAATGAAATTAGCAATAGTTAGCGGCGGGTTCGACCCAGTGCACGTAGGCCACATTGAGCTTTTCGAAAAAGCTAAGTCATTAGCTGATGATTTAATTGTCATAGTTAACACCGACGAATTTTTAACGAACAAAAAGGGCGAGCCATTTATGCCCTTAAAAGAAAGAATGACTATTATACAAGCTTTAAAGCCCGTTAAGCTTACCATAAAAAGTATAGATAAAGACCAGACGGTTTGCGATAGTGTTAAGTTTGTAAATGAGATGTATAAGAAAAAATACGATGAAATAATATTTTGTAATGGAGGAGACAGAACAAGCGGAGAAAATACTCCAGAGCATAAAATTTGCGAAGAAATAGGCGTAAAAACTGTTTACGGTTTAGGAGATAAAATACAAAGTAGTAGTTGGCTTTTTGGCCGTTGTTATAACAAACAAAAATGAGGATACTTATCTTATTATTAATGTCGGTCGCTTTAGTTCAAGGCGAAGAGTTGAAGTTTTTAGGTAAAACTGTTATCTACGAAAATGGCAGTTGGGTAAATCCAGACGAGCCTAAATTTAAATTAACCAAACCTAAGACTTGGTTGAAGCGTAATTATGTTCGCCACTACATGCAGGGGTCTCAGGAACTTACAGATTCAATTATAAAAATTAATTTTAAAGAATTTGTAGAAGCGGGCAAAACCGGCGATAAAATTAAAATGAATGAGTTCATTGAGCTCTTCCAGTTTGATAAGACTAGAGCCGCGATTAAAAATCATCCCGAAGCTGTCGTTGTCCCTGCTGGCATGGCGTTAGGTTCCGCCGCTGAAGGAGGCAAGGGGACAGTTATGGCCACAGTAGGGCTTCTTAAAAACGTTGGCACTTTAACATTAAAAACAATTAAATTTTTAGCTAAACCTGTCACTCAAGTAGTGCAAGTAGAAAAATGAAATACTTAATATTATCAATACTGATTTCTGTTTCTGTTTTTGCGCAGACAGAAGAAAATAAATCATTTGTCTCATTCACGACTCAGTATATTCCTGAGCTAGACGAAAGAGTGCTAACTCGCGAAGAAATTTGGGAGGAAAAAGAGCCAAAAGAATATTATCCTGTAAATGATATTATAACTAAAAAGACTCTGTTTGTTCCCACGACAGGCGCAAATAAAGCATTCTATCAGTCTTTAAACTACTATAACAGAAACCTTTTCATGGCGTTGAAGCAAGCGGCGAAAAAAGCCAGAGAGGATAATAAAACTTTCTATGTCAATATAGTTGCTGGCGAGGGCACACCTGCCCACGCTTTCAAAGGAAGGAATAATGTATATAAAGCCTCTGAGTACACAGAAGGTCAGTGGACTATACTAGGTATCAATCCAAAAGGAGAACTCGTACAAGACCATTACCAACATGGCGAGTACGGCAAGGTGGGAAGAGACGGTATTTCGTACCAACATGCTGTTAAAACCTTTAAGGCTATTAAATTAAGAGAAGCTGCAAAAAGGGCAGAAGAAAGCGATAAGAAGCACGACTGGGAAGTAATACTTTCTTTTGACGATGCCCAAAATCAAGTATTTAAGTTTGATACTTTTGCAGAATATGAAGAGTTTTACAATATTAATAAGGTTTATAACTTCAAGCCTGAGAATGTTAAAACAAGGAAAATCGACGTTAAAACGCAACATCAAACCAAAACTCCTTTAGTTAAGAAGTGA